AAAATTTAAATTAATTTATAAAAATATTTAATGGCGGCAACCTTACGGACAGAAGCTATACCAACGGAATTTTCCTTTCAGGCATTCATACCATCTGAAGGACCGGGACCTATTATCAAATTTCCTGCGTTTATAAACAGTATTTCTGATAATCATAGTCCATCATGGTCATCGAATATGGATATAGGTAGAGCAGATCCGAAAATGAAATATGACTCATACCAACGTACAATTTCAGTTAATTTCATTACTGCAGCATTATATAATGGAGAGCATACATTTTATTTGGAAGCATTAAATAATGTAGTCCGTCAAACTAGACCAATTTATAAACCTGGGCGAGGATTTAACGGAATTTTTACTAAAATGAAAATTGGAAAGCTGCTCGATGAATACGGTATATTAACATCATTTACCATTGATATTAATAATGATACACCGTGGATAGATAAGTTGCCAATATATATTAACTGCTCGGCTACATTACAAGTCGTTGGAGCAAAAAAACCAGATTATAAAAATAAAGGTGATTATTATACCGGCAAATATCAATCAGACGGTAAAATGACCCCAGGTAAATAAATTCATGCCGAAGATTGATTATTAAATGAGAAGATACATTAATTCAGAAATATTAAAAACAGAAGAAGGTGAACGGATTTATTCGAGTCAATATCTACCTGAATTTCCAATAAGTGATAAAGACATTTATATTATGTCCAAATCATCGGATCGTTTTGATAATTTAGCATTTAAATATTATGGCGACCAAACTCTATGGTGGGTCATTGCAGTGGTTAATAATTTAATTAATGGTCATCTTATTCCAGGTCCCGGGGTGTATTTAAGGATACCAGATCCAGGCAATCCAATGTTTGACAGAATAGAAAATGAAATGGTAGAAGCAAATTTCAAAACATGATATGATAAAATTTAAAAATATATTGTTCGAAGATCACGCCAGTTTTTTAAAATGGAAACGAAAGAATGTTACTCTTCGTGGTATCTCACATTCAACTGACGGTGAAAATGGTGGAATGGCAAAATATGGACAAGGTTTATATACAGCATTTTTAAGCAATAATGAAATGGCCAGGCAGTATGGAGATGTACATTATGTGGTCAACGCTATTCCAACACGACCTAAAATAACATATAGTGTTAACGATGCCGAAATGTTTTTACAAAAAATAGTCACAGATTACTGTAAAAAACACAATGTGCCTAGAAGTAATTACTATTTTTCAGATAACACGACCATTGCAAATGAAATGAAAGATTTGGGTTATGATGGACTTGTTATCAAGGGGAGGGAAATGGTAAATTATTCACCGCCAACCAATGTAAAATATTTTAAAACTGATCATGAACTTGAACACTATTATAATACATTATAATGGAAAACGTTTATAGAAATAATCCAACTCATGGTGCGTTAGGAGTCTTACAAAAACGCCGAGACCTTTATAAAAACGGTCCACACTATAAAGCCGCAACAAGAAACCCAGCTTACTTTAAATTAACTGGAAAGGGTGAAGGTGGAAGTGCAACGGTTCCAGGAGTAAGATTATCTGATTCATTCCCAGAATCTCAATACAATAAATTTAAACCTTATCCATCACTTGAAGAAGCAACAATTACATATTCTCCCACTGAATATGGGTTTAAAGAAGGATTGTCGTGGTCAATTAAATGTTTTGATCGGGAAACATTCAAGGAAATAGAGAAAGTCTTTTGTCGATATGGAACTGAGATTTCAGCTGAGTTTGGTTATCCTAAGCATTGGATAGTAGATCAACAATACATTAAGGTTGAAAAATTCTTGTTGGTTACATTTGAATTTAACACAGATGACCAAGGATGTTACATTGTTAAGGGTTCTGCAGTTAGAGCAACAGAAGCTTTAAAGAAATTAGAGACATTGGTTGGTGGTAAATTTAATGGATTGTCATATTTGTCAGGCGGAGAAACCCTAAATGTTCAAGGGTTATTAGAATTAATGACCTTCGACGCCCAACAAAATGGGCAAAAAGCAATCGACGATATAAATTTGTCTGGTAATGATGGAGTGTCTTTCATTCCCGATAGAAATCATACATATACATTGTCAGAAAAGGGATTTAGTTCTAAACCGGGTGCTGTTATAGTTTACAAGGCATCACACAAAATACATTTCGGCGGTAGAGTCGGTAAAGCTTGGCAATCTATACAAGAAGGTTATTTAGGTGCATCGTCAACTACTTCATCGGTAAATATTGTCTATTACACATTAGAATACATTGTCAACCGATTAATTATGGGCCATACTCATATGAAATATAAAGATGATGTTATATTGGCAGCACAATTTTCACCAACAGCCATTGTCTTTGATCCAGTTCTTTCTAAATCTTATATCAGTAAAGCAATTATTTCTGGATTACCTACGCAATGCGTATTCGCAGGAAATAACAAAGGAAATTATGCTGGAACATATTCAGTAGGAGATGAACTCGGAATCAATTTTGAAAAAGTAGGCGGAGCCGGTCTGGAGCCAATAAAGGCTGTCGAAGGATCATCTGGTCCGTCAAATATTATTGATTTTAAAAAAATTATATTAGAACGCTCTGTTATATTAGATGCTTTAGATGAAGCAGCCAAAAAAGAAGAATCCAACTCAGACAAAATCAATGATAAAACAAAAACTGGCGAATCAATAAATGTTATGGTTTTTCTTTCAAAAATTTTCACAACGATTAAAGAAGCATCCGGTGGATCTATAAATTTAACATTAACACAACATCCTGAAAAAACAGATTATTTGGTCATTGTTGATCAACGAAATGGGTATGCTAAGAAATTAGATTGCATTGTATTTAACGGAATAGATGGAGATGGATCATCTAGATCAATTAATCTTAGATCTAATGCCGGGTCGCCTGAAATGGCATCGGCAATGATGGCAGGTCAAACTTCACAAGGCGACCCGGTCCACAATATCACACCTGATAAACTAGCTAAGATAGACGTGAAAAGAACAATTGCATTTAATAAGGCGCAATCGGATGTCTTAAAACTTATTAAAGTTCCAGGGGAATTAATTGAAACCAGATTCAACCCAGAAAAAGAAGCATCATTGCAGTCTGCGGTTAACGCCTTAACAATTTCAAAACCATCATCACATTCAAAGCAACATGATCTACCAACCTATCCAGGTTTAGAATTAGATGTTACATTAGATGGCTGTTATGGATTTAGGATAGGCAATGCCATTTCCACAAATCAATTGACTGAAAACTATTTTGACACAAAGTCATATTTTATGGTCAGATCGGTTACACATACATTCACCGCTGATTCGGATTGGGTAACTCAATTATCTGGCATATTAACATTTTTTGATAACATTCAATACAAACGTTTATAGATGTCAAACCCAATTTATTATAATGATAACCAAATTTTAACTGGGTTATATACAGCAGGCAACGAACTGACCGATAATGCCGGCAAAGATTATATTGGTCCATATCACCGATATCCAAATGATACCTTTTGGTCTGAGTTTAATCCTGGAATAACATCTAGGCAACTGTTTAGAAAAAATAAAATAGTTCCTGATAATAAATTAACGCAGTTATTCAAGAAGTCATTGGTTAAAAAAATATCAAATTATATCGAACCAATTCCATATTATCCAATCATCAGCAAATATGATATTGAGGCTGGTTTTATTGAACGTTATTTCTTAAAGTCAACTAATCCTAATGATCTTAGGATCATCGAAATTGATTTAGGTCAATATTTATCATTAAATTATACAAACGTAGAAGGTATTGATGCAACTAGATATGCAGGAGGATTTCTTATATGGTATTTAAATAAAACAGTTGCATCAATCAAAAACCAAAAAGAAATTGATAAACTGAATAAAAAGATTCCAGGATTGAATTTATATCTGCAAAATATTTTTGAATTTACTTCATAAAAAGTTTGGAAATGTGAAATAAATTTTGTATATTGTTGAAAAATAACAAAGAAGAATATGAATACACCAAATTTTGAAATGTCTAATGGTACAGCCAACAAGGAAATTGATACGCTATATCGTAAAATAACAACAGGTGAAAGATTTTACACTGTTTTAATTGACAGGGAAAACCCTGACCCTGAAACATTTGATATAGATTTTAAATTCTTAGCAGAAGTTGACATAGATCGATTTAAACATGAATATACCTATATTAATAACGAACTTAAATTATGGAAGAAAAATGATATATAATTTTGTCTGCAATTTAATTAAAGACTATCAATTTCAGAGAAATCTTACAAACCTATTAGATGATTTTAGTTCTGGGTGTGACATAGAAATATGGGCAGCATCGCACCCGGAAATAATAAGCAACATAGTAAAAACTCATACGGGATGTAGAACCATATTCGAAATTCATCTTATCTAACATGCTTCAAATTTTAGATCTAACGGACTTAAATGAAACAGGTAACATAATTTACCTTTTATCAATAAAAGTACGACAGAGTCTACCAAAATAAGCCTAGTAGCATATTATTCGTATAATTTATATCTGCAAAATATTTTTGAATTTACCAGATAAAAATTTGGAAATGTGAAATATTTTTTGTATATTGTTGAACAACATAAATAAATATGAATACACCAAATTTTGAGCTTCCATCAACCACCATCACACCATCCCCGACTTTATACGGGTCCGTCTGTAGAGACACAAAATATTTAGTGGCAATATGTAGATCTGAGATCAATGGTGATTTCGACGTCATTATGAAGTATGTAGCCGAATATGAACTTGACAGATTTAAAGCTGAATATTTTTACAGTCATCCTGAATTAAGATTTTGGTCTAAAAAACACTAATGCAAATTTTAGATCTAACAGACTTTAATCCTATAGGCAATGTAATTATACCCTTCATTAATGAAAGTTCAACAGATCGTACGAAAACAAGCCTAGTAGCATATTATTCGTATAATTTATTAACTGAAAAAGAACATATAATTAATTTCAAGCATAATGACTTTCCAAAAACCGAAATAACACCAGAAATAAGTGATTGTTATGTGTATCGTCAGGATTTAATGAAATTGTCTAATAATTACGATTTAGAATTATGTTATTGGTGGCTGACCGAAGAACAACTTCCAAATTTTGATGCCATTAAATTTAATTTCTATAAAAAAATTCTAGGAAAACTAGATTATCGGTTTATTCCATTTACAATATTATTGGATTATGCCAGAGAAATAAAACTTAAATTTATCGGTAAATTCAAAGATTTAAATTTTGATAAGGATTTGTTTGTTCAATATAACAATAATGTATTTAATGTATTTAAGGCCATAGAAATGCCAGGTTGTAATATTGATCGAACTCACATTAAAGTTAAAACACATATTAAAACCAATCGATTATGGTCAAATTATAAATTATATACAACAACTGGGCGACCATCTAATACAGATCATGGATTTAATCTTGCTGCATTAAATAAAAGTGATGGAACCAGGAATATTATTATTCCAGACGACGACTCAATATTAATGGAATGGGACTATTCAGCTTTCCATATTAGGTTGATCTCTAAATTAATTAATTATGAGTTGCCAGAAGGAAATTTACATGAATATTTTGGATCACAGTATTTTGGAACTGCATTTTTAAACCAAGCACAATATGATGAAGCCAAAGCGATATCATTTAGGGCAGTTTATGGAACAATTGACGAAGCGCACTTAAAAATTCCATTTTATAAAGAAGTGTCAAAATACAGGGAAAAACTGTATAATGAATATAAATTCAACGGATTTATTAGATCTGTAATTTTCCAAAGACCCATCGGATTGGGTAAAAACTTGCCTGAACACAAATTGTTCAATTATTTATTACAAAATTTCGAAACTGAGTTCAATTCATTAACAATTAAACAACTTTTAAACTATTTATTAAATAAGAAAAGTAAGATAATCTTATATACTTATGATTCCTTTTTACTGAACATTAATAAAGATGATGGTCCAGAAACAATTAAAGGAATTTCAAATATTATTTATCGAGACAAATTTGTTGGTACTATCAATTACGGCAAATCATATGGACAGATGATTCCATATTACACAACTTAAAAATTATGAAATTAATAGATAAAATAGCAGAGAATATACATTTATTATATCCAGGACAATCTCCAGATTATAATAAAATAATTGCAACAATTAATCATACATTAAAAACTGAAAATGTAAATGATTATATAGTTGAAGCCAGAGATAATACTTATGCTTCATATGAAGTTAAAAAGGATAAAGTTATTGCAACAGTTTCTGCCCAAAAGGCAGCTGCCTTTACATCATTGGCCAAGTCTTGGCAAGCATTGGATAAATCAGTATCACTATTTGAAGAAAAGAAACGCGAATTAAACGAGCTGAAAAATCAAGTCGCTGCCCAAGAAGAAGAATTACATAATAAAATTCGTGAAAAAGTAGTTGATATATTTGATGATGGTGAAAAGGCAATGACTTTAACTGTCGAATGTCTTAATAGTTCCTTTACATTAAGTAAATTAACTGAGACAAACCAAGACAAAGTAATTACAAAAGCTGGAGATATAATTTCTACTGATTATCAGAAGGTCGTGGAATTATTATTGGCACAAAATGCTGATTTAAAAACTACAATTGATGGATTAATTAAAGAAGCATCGGTAATTGCATCAGCTGACGTAGTAAAGGCTGGGGCTAAAAGGCGACTCTCCGTTAATGTTGGAGAATCATTGACGTTAAACGAAGGAATTTTCGATAGAATATTTACTACTTTGCAAAATTTTGGAAATAAAATCAAATCATATTTAAACAGAGCTGACAAGAGGCAAGATCAAATAAATAATTTAATATTTAATTTAAAATAATTGACAAATAATTTGGATAATTGAATAATTTTTTGTATATTACATAACAATTACACACATAAACATTTTTATTACTTAAAACACATTTTAACACTTATGAATTTAAAACTAATTCAAGAGAAGTTAGATTCTCTTAAAGGTGGTAGTCAGGGCTCAAACAGCATCTGGAGACCAAAAAAGAACACACAAGTCATTCGTTTTTTACCGTACGCATACGATCCAGAATGGCCAATCACAGAATTACAATTCCATTATGACATTACTAATGGTTCTGTATTATCTCCAAATAGTTTTGGAAAGCCTGACCCAATTAACGAATTTGCAGACAAACTTAAATCGACTGGCGACAGAGAAGACTTCTTAGCAAGCCGAAAGATTCATTCAACTACAAGATGGTTCGCGCCAATCCTAGTTAGAGGCGAAGAAACCGAAGGCGTTAAATTCTGGGGATTTTCAAAGACTATTTATGAAGCATTGTTAAAATTTGCTAACGAAGAAGATTTCGGAGACTTCACAGATTTAAAATCAGGTAGAGACTTCAGTGTAGATTATACTCCAGCCGCTGGTGCAGATGCTTATCCAACAATTACGTTGCGGCCAAAAATGGCGACATCTAAAGTCACTGACTCTAAAGAAGTGCTGGAAATGATCAAAGAAATGCCAGATGTCAAAACGTTATTTAAGACTATGACTTACGAAGAACTCGACAGGAAATTACAGATATTCTTAGAAGGTCCAAAAGAAAGTTCAACTGATACAGTCTTAGAAGAAGATGATACCGACCAAACTACAACAACATCTACAGCTTCGCAGGTTACTAAAACAGCAACATCAGCTCCTAAATCAACAAATTTAACTGATTTAGACGATGAATTTGCAAACATGTTTAAATAAAAATTAAATTAAATGGCTAAGGGAAAAACGATTACAAAAATCGAAAGCCCTGACGTGCATAACATTATCGGTTCCTTAATAACTGACTTGAACAAGTCTTTTGCTAAAGAACTCGGTGGCGAAAGCGCATCCTACTTTTTGGATGACCCAACGTTATTTGCTAAGGTAACCGATTATGTTTCGTCAGGACTTGATATATTAGATATTGCGATGGCCAATAAAAAAGGCGGTGGATATCCGGTTGGTAGAATCGTAGAAATCACCGGTCTTGAAGGATGTGTCCATCCGAATACTTTAATTAAGGTTAGGATATACGATTAAATGTAGCCCGTAACTATTTATTAAAAAATAGACGGGAAAAGCATGCTTACTGATTGTGAAATATCAATTGTTAAACAATTAGCAATTGAAGGGAAATGGACATCTTATATAGAAAACGTTCTAAAATTAAGAAAAGGTTCATTAAAACATAAAATTGAAGATTCAAATTTAAGAGATTTGATTATAGCTAACACCATAGCTCATACAAACAAAAATCTTAAACTTTTGAATCTTCAATTTTTAAAAACTCGAAGAAAAGATATACTTAATTATGGCACTAATGTAACATTGTTACTTAATAATAAGGCATGTGGTTCTTTACGAATATCTAAGATTTTGGACATAACTAGACGTCAGGTTAATAAAATAGTTGATGGTTTGGGGTTAACACGAAAATTGAAAGCTGCTAATCAAGAATTTAAAAAACAAAACATACGCAATGCATTCTATCTTAAGCGAATCCAATATTTAAATGATTTTGAATACACTTATAAAGATGAATTGTGTTTAGATGTTAAATCTGGAATGATATACGGTGAATTATGTTCTAAATATGGAATAACATTGTATAATTTGCATGACATCATAAAAAGATTAGATTTAACAGCAATTGTAGATGCCAATTCAAAGGAAAAACAACGAATAAATCGAATTAACGCATCAATTGCAGGCGCGAATAAAGTTCGCGGTACAACAATTATTAGACATCCGTTAACTCGCAAGATGAAAAATGCATATTATAAATACGTCAGAACGGACATTGTAGATTCAGAAGCAAGGTCAGATTTTTTCAAAAAATTTGGCACTGTCGGACCCAATACTTGGGCTGCATTACAAGGCAGCTACGGTGTACTTAGAAAAAATCCATCAAGATTTTTACCTGGAGAATTTAATAAAATGTTTGGTAAAGAACCGTCAAAAAACGCAGGTATTGGAATAAAGGGGCATTTACATGCATTTGGTGAAATGGTACATTTTCGAAGTTCATTGGAGTTAAGAGTTTATTTGTATTTGGTTAAAAATAACATCATTTTTTGTTTATCAAAACATAAAATTCAATATTTTAAGGATGAAAAACTGAAAAATTATCATCCGGACATTGTAATTGGTGAATGTATTTATGAAATTAAACCAAGTGCTTTAATTAAACAACCTATAAACCAACTTAAATTTAATGCTCTAACAGATTACGCTAAAAAAATTAATCTTAATGCTGCATATATTACATATGAAACATACGATTTATCGGAGATTAAGTTAGAATACATTTTAAATGAAATAAAAAACGGTAATATCATTATGAACGATACACAAATTAACAGATTATCAAAAAACATTAAATGAAATACATAGAAAAGGAAATACCAATTTCGGAAGTTGAACGTTTACTTTCCGAAGGTAAAAGGGTAGAAGTTAAAACGTTAGATGAAAACTATGCACAAATCACCGACTATGTCAAAAAGGGAAATTTAAAGAGTTATGAAGTTGAAACTGAGAATGGATTTAAAATCATAGTATCAGCAGAACATAAATTTTTGTCTAATTCAGGCTGGGTGATGACACAAGATTTAATTATATCTAAACATCTACTTTTAACTGAATTGGGATATTCAAAAATTAAATCTATAAATTATATTGGATTCGGAGAAATTGTAGATGTAACTGTCGATCATCCCGAACATTGTTATTATGGAAATGGTTTCATGAATCACAACACGGGCAAATCTTTGCTAGCAGCATATGCTCTAAAGGATACACAAAAACAAGGTGGAATTGCTGTCTTTATAGACACTGAGAATGCAGTATCGGTTGAGTATATGCAGGCAATTGGGATTGACAATTCTAAATTAATGTACGTGCCATTAAATCATATCGAAGATGTGTTTGAGGCAATTGAAAAGATAATAGTTCAAGTGAGGACCGCGGATAAAACAATCCCGGTTACAATTGTAGTCGATTCCGTAATGGCAACCACCACAAAAATAGAAGCGGCAGCCGGATATGATAAAGACGGATATGCTACACAGAAAGCCTTGATACTGAGTAAAGGCATGAGAAAAATTACTAGGATGTTAGGTTCTAGAAATATTCTCTTAATATTTACTAATCAGTTACGAGCAAATGTTGGAGCAATGGGATTTGGGGCCGAAAAATGGGTAACGTCAGGTGGTAAAGCCATAGGATTTCACGCCACCATTAGAATTAGATTAACCAGCGAAGGAAAGATCAAAAAGAAAGTTAATGGGGTAGATAATGTGGTGGGAATAAAGACATCAGCAAAGGTCTTTAAGAACCGTTTAGGTCCACCGTTGAAACAAGTTAAGTTTGATATATTCTATGAATCTGGTGTAGATAATTATGGGTCTTGGTTAACGACCCTTAAAGAATTTTCATTAATTAGACAGGCAGGCGCATATTACACACTTAATTTTCCAGAAATGGACATTGTGGATTCTGAAGGAGCTATAGCTAAACTTAATGAATTAAAATTTCAATCTAGGGAATTTAAAGGCATCATGATGCGTAATCCAGAACTGAAAGATCATATATATAATCAAGTCTGCGATCAGTATATAATGACATACAAAAATGGTGATGATTATGGCATTGACGATATTGAAATAGACGAAGATGACCAAGACTAATCTTAAGGATCTTTATAACACCATAGTCAACGACAGAGTATCAGATCAGGGGGGTGAAAAAACTCTCCTGATCGATGGTACCAATATGTTTATACGGGTGTTCACAGCCGTTCCAGCGTTAAATGATAACGGTGAACATGTGGGTGGATTGCTAGGGTTTCTTAGATCACTTCGGTTTCTTATAAGTCAATTCCAGCCAACACGAGCAATTATTATATTTGACGAAAAAGGCGGTTCGGCTCGTAGAAAGAAATTATTTCCGGGATATAAAGCAGGCCGTTCTACAAAAATTAAAACGTTTAACCGATTCGACGAATTTAAAAATTTAGAAGATGAACAACAATCGATGATTAAACAGTTTCGACGAATAATTGAATATCTAAATATTCTGCCGATTTATGTTCTTTCGATTTCGGGTGTTGAGGCCGATGATACCATTGCTTGGATAATTAAAAATAAGTGCGCCAGTCACAAATCGGTGATCGTATCATCTGATAAGGATTTCTTTCAATTAATTACAGAGCATGTAAATGTATATAATCCAGTTCAAAAAAAACTATATGATGTCAATGGAATAAAAGAACGGTTTGGAATAATTCCTGAAAACATGATAACCTATAGGACACTAGATGGAGATACATCAGACGATATACCTGGAGTTAAAGGAGTAGGTCTAGCAACACTTATTAAGACTTTCCCGGAATTGGTTAATACTGAATTTACTGTCGATGATTTATTACTAAAATCTAAAATTGAAGTTGACAACAAATCAAAAAAGAAAATTTTCAAAACAATCGTAGATTCAGAAGATAAAATTAATTTGAATTTTAGATTAATGCAATTAGACGATGTTGATATAAGCGGTGAAGCCAAATTAAAAATACACGATTCATTAGAAGGCGGTGTGACCCGATTAAATCGATTAAAATTTAGAAAAATGTTGGTAGAAGACAGACTCCACCTACAAATTAAGGATCCGGATCAATGGCTAAATACAGCCTTCACAAAAATCGAAATCCATGCAGCAAACAGACTTAATCAGTAATTATGGATACGATTTTCAATGTAAATTAATCGCATCATTATTAGTTAGCAATAATTTTATTGCAACTTCATACGATATTATAAAATCAGACTATTTTGAATCAGAAGGGTTTAAATGGACGATACAAAATATTCTAGAATATTACAAGCAATATCATTCGCCACCTAACTTAGATGTATTTAAGGTTAAGCTATCTGAATTTACTACTAAGGATGATACACTTAAATCTGAGATTAAATCAATACTAAGAGATTCTGCTAGATCTTCAGATTCTACAGATTTAGAGTTTATTCAAAATACCACAATTCAATTTTGTGCAAACCAAGCTTTAAAACAAGCAATACTAGATTCTGTTGATTATATAAAGGCAGGAAAAACACATCTGATTAAGAAGTGTATAGACGACGCATTGATGGTTGGGCAATCATCCGATTTAGGAGAAGATTATACATCGGAAGACGCCATTAATAGAAGGTATTCTGAAAATATTAGAAATACAATTCCTACAGGCTGGACAGTGGTTAATGAATTGATGAAAGGCGGCTTGGGTGCTGGTGAATTGGGCGTTGTGGTTGGGGCTACTGGATCTGGAAAGTCTTGGTTATTGATGCACATCGGTGCTTCTGCTGTTAAACAAGGATTTAAGGTTTTACATGTTACCTTAGAATTAGATGAATTGTACACTGGATTGCGGTATGATTCAATTTTTACAAGCACTGCATCTATAAATTTAACTGCTGATGTTGTTAAGAAAAAAATGGATAATTTGCCGGGTAAACTAAAAATTAAATGGTTTCCCACTAAGTCACTTTCGATGGCAGGGTTGAAAGGTTATATCAATAAAGTGAGATTATCAGAATTTGGAAATCCAGACCTGGTTATAATTGATTATTTAGATATCATGAAGTTGCCAGTAAATTCTGAAAACCACCTGGCATTAACTGCACATTATGAAGACGCTAGGGGATTAGCAGGAGAAGAAAAACTTCCTATTTGGTCGGCATCACAAGGTTCACGGGAATCATACAATTCAGATATACTTGAGGCCGATAAAGTAGCCGGAGCATTCGGAAAAATATTTACAGCAGACTTTGCAATGTCAATATCTAGAAAAGTTCAGGATAAAGCATCCAATACAGCTAGATCACATATTATTAAAAACCGGTTTGGACCAGATGGGTTAACCTTGCCAGTTTCAATCGATACATATAGAGGAATTATAGAAATGTATAATGAATCAACCAAGGAAGGAAAGGAAGTACAGAATACCATGACCACCAGTAAAGATTACGAACGACTAAAATTAGCAAATAAGTATAAATCGTTGTCAGGTAAAGTGGATTTTTAAAAGCATTAAACTAATTATTTTAAAAGAAGAATATATGAAAGTCATAAAATGTACAAATTTTAAAACCGGCGAATTTTATTTTGCCGCCGTAGAAGATAGTGATTACCGAACTGATCCAAGTGAGTTATTTTCGGATACCTATTTATCAAAAAGTCATAATCATATTACTATGAATGTGAACGTAGAAATTTTAAGATCTGGAGTACCAGATATCACAGCGAAAACTGAAGTAGCAATATTGCAGAAACGATTCCCAACATTTAAACGTTTGCCAGAAATTGCTAAAACTAAAACAGCAAAATCTATTCCAGTTATTGAACCGGTAAAGGAAGAAACACAAATTGACGTGGAAATAACTCCATCCCAACCAACGACAACTATTAATAAAACAACAAAAAAGTAATAATTTATGTTCAACATCTTACAGACGACAGACATAGTATCTGATCAAGAATATTTTACTAAGCATATTGGTCCTGATTTCTCAACAGATCCGGCAAATAAATTTACACAATTACAATTAGAAGATGGAACTAAGAGTGTGACAACCAAAATATTTAAAAGTTTTGGTACTAAAGCATCTTGGAATGATTTCTGGAACACTTTACCTGATGAATCAAAGGCAGACAAAGTTATGGTCGAGCCACCAAAGGAAAAAATTGTTCGTCCTGAAGTTGAAATGTTAAAGGAAGAAGTTGAAGTTCCAGAAGACGAATTAATCTCTGAACCAGCTCCAGCAATAGCAGATACCAAAAAAGCATCGAAATCTAAAAAATAAATATGATCTTTGATAAACGAGTAGAGCTTAAGCCCTATGAGTATCCAGAGCTTCTTGATTTCGTTGATGCAATAAATAGTACAATGTGGTTCCACACTAAGTGGGACTTCAAAACCGACGTGCAGGATTTCCAAAATAAACTTTCTGACTCAGAGAGAGAAATCGTTAAACGTTCCCTACTCGCAATCGCTCAAATCGAAGTTGCTGTGAAAACTTTTTGGGGTAATTTACACCAACATTTTCCGAAACCTGAAATTAATTCAGTAGGTGCTACCTTTGCTGAATCTGAAGTTAGGCATGAACGTGCATATTCCATGATCATCGATTTATTAAAAATGAATGATGAATATAAGAATATATTGGATGTTCCTGAGATTAGAGGTAGAGTTGATTATTTACAAAAATATTTATCCAACGCCGGATCGAATATTAAGGAAAAGTATATATTGACGTTGACACTATTTTCGTTATTTATTGAGAACGTGTCCCTATTTAGTCAATTTTTTATAGTGAAATCTTTTAACAAGCATAAAAAAGTGCTAAAGGACATTGACAACGTGATTATGGAAACCGCCAAGGAAGAAAATATACATGCTGCTTTGGGTGCATATTTATTCCAGATAATACGCAATGAATATCCTGAATTAATAGATGATGAATTTAAAGAAAAAATTATACGTGCATGCAAGAAAGCGTATGTTGCCGAAATGGATATCGTTAAATGGATATTACAAGATTCCAAATTAGATTTTTTAAGTTATGACTTGGTTGATAACTTTATCAAAGATCGGTTTAACCAATCGTTAGCTTTAATTGATTTAGACGCAGAGTTTGAAGTAGATGATACAAAATTGCCTGAATGGTTTAATGTTGAAGATTTAGCTACTATCCATGTAGATTTCTTCCATAAAAAATCCCCGAATTATTCGAAAAATAAATTTTCAATTGACCCAAATGAACTGTTTGATGAGATGGCTTAATGATTTATCAAGAGAGATATTAAATAATGAAGACGGTTACTTACTTCCTGGTGAAACGGTAGAAGAACGTATTGACATTATATGCGCAGAATTAGAAAATGCCAATGGTATTAATGGATTTGCAGGGAAATTTAAAGAATATCTTGAACGTGGATATTATGCTTTAAGTTCTCCTTTTTGGAGCAACATTGGGAGAAAAAATGCACTTCCATTTTCTTGCTTTAATTCACACATATCTGATGACATGGGCTCGATATTGTTTGCTTTAGCTGAAGTAGGAATGCAAACAAAAGTTGGCGGCGGAACATCTGGATATTTTGGTGACGTTAGGGGAAAAGGATCATCAATTCAAGACAAATATAAAAGCCAAGGATCTAAAGCATTTGCTAAAGACTTTGAAAATATAACAAATTCGATAAGTCAGGGCTTTCGACGTGGATATTTTGCAGGATACTGGCCAATTGATCACTCTGATATTATGGATGTGCTGGAGATAGGCCGTGATAATGATTTGATTCAACGTATGAATTATGGCGTCTGCATTACAGATAAATGGATCGATGATTTAAAGGCAGGCAATACAAAAAATCGTAAAGTCTGGGCTAAACTTATAGAATCCAGAATTGAAACTGGTATGCCGTACATATTCTTCACTGATAATGTTAACCATATTCCATTTAACAACAAAACAAAAAAATATGCATCGGATGTATATGCAGCATATGATTTAACTGTCAATGCATCTAATTTATGCTCTGAGATAACTGAAGTGTCAAATGATACATATTCATTTATTTGTGACTTGGCTGCCATGAATTTATTATACTACGATGAATGGAAAGACACAGATGCAGTTGAAGTATTAACTTTCGCGTTAGATGCATTACACACTATATTTCAGAATCAATTGGAATCATGGCGAGACAGCAAGAATATAGAAGATAACTTGAAATTTAAATTTTTGGAAAAGTCATATCGTTCTTCGGTCGATTTTAGAGATATAGGAGTAGGAGCAACTGGATTTCATTCTTATTTACAAAGTCGTAAATTGATTTATGGAGAACTTCCGTCGCGCATAATCAATAAGCAAATGTTTTTAACTCTTGGACATCAAGTTGATAGAGCCAGTGAAAAATTAGCAGCATTATTTGGGGAACCTAAAATGCTGAAGGGATTTGGTAGAAGGAATGGTATGAAAGTTACTTTGGCGCCAAATACGACATCATCTTATATTTTAGGTCAGGTATCACAACAATGCGAACCTATATTTTCAAACTATTATCTTAAAGATATTGCTAATAGTAAACAGGTAGTTAAAAACCCATATTTAATTGAATTATTAGAATCTAAAGAAAAGAATACTCCTAAAATTTGGAAATCTATTTTGGTAAATAATGGATCTGTCCAACATTTAGATTTTTTATCTGATGATGAACGTGCACTGTTTAGAACTTTTGAAGAAATATCACAATTGGATATTATACAGATGGCAGCAGATAGACAACCATATATTGATCAAAGTCAATCATTAAATTTACGAATTCATAAAAACACTCCGCCGAAAGATATATCTAATTTATTGTTAAAGGCACATGAAATAGGTATAAAGACCTTGTATTACCAACATTCAGCTTCTGGCTCACAGGAATTTAGAAGAAATTTATTAACATGTACTTCGTGTGAAGGATAACTATTTATATAAACTATGAGAATATTTAATAAAATTTCAGACGCTACGATCCCAGCTCCACCAACCGGGAAATTAACATTATATACTGATGATTATGGTCAATTATCACTTAAAGACCATCTAAACAATATACATAAATTTCCTAAACCATCAATTAATGTGTCTTATGCTGAATTGATTAATTTAGTGGAGACGAGTCAATTAGTGGTAGGAGTGAATTACATTATTACTGATTATAGAACAACTCATATAATTCCAGGTACAGTAGATATAAATGTGGGAGATATTGAACCATTAATAGTAACTCCAGTAAACGAACATAGACTATCTCCTATAGCATCATCGACTATATGGCCGGGTGATATCATTTATTATAGTATAGATACAGATGAGACTAATTTTCCAGGTGCAACCACTGGATATATTAAACGTAGAATTGACACTATTAATAATAATAATATTGGTTCTGATTGGAGAGTATGTAAATATCGGCGTTATAAAATTTCCCAAGCCAATTGGGATGCAGCAACTCTTTATTCGAAATTTGAAGCGGTTAAACGTTCATCTGGAACTGCTACACAGCAAACGTGGATTTATGTTTCACTTAAAGATGATAACATTAATCATCCAGTAACTGATACTATGTGGTGGAAACGGTTTGAATTTAATAATAACACTTATTCAGGAATGACACCTAATGGGTGGTGGGTAATTAATGATGAAGATGAATCTTATACGGCATGTAATATTAACACAACTGCTGAGTATGAAGACAGATTGTTATGTACTGCAAACGCCATCGACATTCAAAATAATTATATTGCTGGTGATATGCTATATAATACCACTGTTACCCAACTAAATGAAACTGAAATTCATGGATATTTTAAAGATAACACATTATATTCTTTATATAAAACTGTAATACGGGGCGAGTTTCGTAAAAATAGTTGTGGACCAATATACAATTGTAATATTTCTGGAAATAGCTTTAGTTTCAATAGTATAGGCAGCAATTTTGATAGTAATTCTGTAATGTGTGGTAATTTTGTATATAATATTATTGGTACCACGTTTAGATCCAACGAAATAACTAAAAATTCTGTGTTATTCGTTGAAAATGTTATAAGCAGTGACTTTAACCAAAATACAATTACTGGAAGTTTTTTCAGCAACGCTGTTAGTTATGGATTTTTCCGAAATCGAATATTCGGACAATTCAGCGGCAACATCATACCGGGAAATTTCCAAACTAATATATTATACAGTGATTTTATAAATTGTACGTCAGTTGGACTTAATGTCAAAAATAATATTTTCCAGTATAAACAATTCGTTGGATATAGTTTACCCGATGGCCTAACCAAAACTACAAATGGCACAAGGGTATATAGAGCCTTCTTAAGTCAGACCGGAACCAGTGCGCCCCAAGCGACAGTTCTAGAAAATACATTTGGAATAAACTTAGATTTATACCGTGATTCCACAGGAATCTACATAATTAGTGCTGCTGATGCATTTCCACGTGGCCAAACGTTTGTAAATTTCGTACGAAACCCAACAACAATGTCGGAGAAAAGTACTGCTTATTATTCGTACGAAGACCAATCAATTGTAATTAACTCGTATAATAATAGTAATGTATTATCGGACAATGTGCTGTCCGATGAAAACGATTATAACAAATCGACTATAGAAATATATGTCTATTATCCATAAATAATTTAAACAGGAGTTTAAAATGAACAAAATTTATATCATGTTTTTGATCATAACCATGTGTATTTCTGGTTGTCTAAAGGATGAAGAAATGCCAACCAACGGTGCATCCGCTGCGGTTAACCCAATTAATTATGTCGACAAACAAGTTGGTACTAGGTATGGGATTACGCTAGCAAACATATTCTTTCCCAAATCTGGAACCGTTAGTAATGTAAAAGTAGCAGCGCCGCTTAAAAAAGTCTATATTGCCTACAATTATCTTTATGTTGACTCCATTAAAATAAAGAAAACTTCGCCTAGTTATGCATTAGTGTCATATACCAATGCCGATAAGGATGTGATGTGTAATAATGATATTGTATTTTATAAGAAAGATCATACAACCGACACATTATTCAATCATTTATCCGAATACAAATATGTTGATGAATATATGGTATATCCAAGTCCTTTGACTGATTTATTTCATACTGGATATACTTATAAAATTCAATATACACAATTGAAGGCATATACGCCAATAGCTTTACCAATGATCGGTGTCAACGCAGATATGCACATGTGGCAAGTATCGCAGTGGAATGGAACACATTTTACGCAAATTTATAGAAATTATTTGGCACCAACTCGTCCATTTGATTATGAATTTTGTTTAGATGATAAATTTTAAAAGATGGTTTTCTCTATAAATACACTTAATCCAAATGGCGTGATATCGCCAAAAATATATCAACTAAACACAGCAAATGAAACATTTGAAAATTTCATTTCATTCATGACTGAAATTTCTGAGACCTTAATTATTGAATCTTCATTAATTGAAACACCAATAAGTCAGGTTTTCGAATATTTAGACAGAATGAATCATATACGTTTTACGATATTGGATATCGACATTGATAAATATATCAATGAGAATTATCCAGAAACAAAAAATTATTTAACTACATTAAACTAAAAGGATGCACACGCTTGCAAAAAATCAACATCATAATGATAGGTTGATCGAATTTTTTATGGACAAAGCTTATCATGAAATGGGGCTTGAAGTTACGATTAAATCTTTGATAAAAGACAATATTATTAACGGCACTCAATTAGCTGAATTGGCTATATCAAGGAAATCCGGAATTGGTATGTGTCCAATTGGAGAGCATCGAGATTTAATTGACGACACCGACGTTAAAACTGTGACAGTCCAGGAGAAATATTTCCACCCCACTGTTAAGGGTAAACTTAACAAAAAAGTTAAAATACCTAGATTCCAGGCCGTAGTAAAAAACGCTTATAAGAAAATAGGAACATTGCGAGTCGTGTGCTATAATCCAAACACCGATAAATATCATTATTTTCTCATTCCACCTTCTGCATATTATTCTGTACAGAATGTAACCATTGCCTTTGAAAAGGACACACAGGAATTGGTTGGAAGATTTAAACAATTCGAAGTGCCAACTTTCGATGATGTTTGCAGGCATTTAAACGTCAGAGAACAAATAGATCAATTGGTTTGTAATGTATCAAAGGAAAATATTGTTGAGACCATTGACAACATAATGGATCTATTCAATAAATACACATCTGTTAAATAAATGTTAAAATATTGAAATATTATACATTATAACGAATATTCATGTATATTTGTGGTATAATTATTTAATATGAAACGAGAAGAAGTTTTAGATTATCTGAGATATCGGTTAAAATTAGCAGATGACCGCAAGTATAATCAATTCGATCAACAAGATGTTATATTTATCAGGAATTATGTTTATCATAAAACTGGTAAAACGGTCCCAATGGAACAGGTTGGTGCTTCGATGACTAAATATCCATTAGAAATTTTCATGCAAAAAATTGATTATATGATTAATCAGTTAATAGCTGAATTTAAAATAAAAATCGAATGGACTCAAATTGTCCCAGCAGTTCGTAATTTATACGGAACAGAAGTATATGACCATAAAGTTAAAGCATATGAGTAAATCTATTTTCTATTGTCGACCAATTAACTTAGAAGATTCGGCTTTTATAGCAGAAAAGGTTACAAATTTGTTAGCAGGAGCTGGATTGACACACAAAATAGTTGGATCACTTGGCAAAGTTCCCATATCTGGAGATGTTGATGTTATCGTGAATTGCACAATACCAGAATTCTTTAAGAAATTCCCTTGGCTTTATACCGATCATGTAAAAATATCTTCTGGATTTCATTTAATAACAATGCCAATGGAATTTGTTGACTATGATCATAATCCATTTCAATTAGATATATTCTGCATTCAGGATATGAGATGGGGAGAGTTTATAATGTCAGCCGGAACTAAACGTAATCAATTGATGATGGCAGCGCTTATATCTAAAACGAAAGAACAATTGTTTTCTGAGACGTCAAATGAATGGTTACAATTAAATATAAGGGTACCATCTGGAGTTTGGTTAGTCCATAAAACAGATTTAGGTACATCTGGAACCAAATTAACTAAGCCTAGAATAATTAAAGAAGATTTTGTGTCTGATTCTCCAAGTTACATTGCTTCTATATTAGGTTGTACTGTGGATGATTTAAACAGTTTCGCTCGACTATATGAGTTGTTTAAGGATGATCAGACTGTTATGGATAGATTCAATAATTATCAAATTAATAAATAATGATAATAACATTAACCAGAAAGGATTTAATTGCTGATTATTCATCCATACAAGGTCGAGATCTTAGATCTAAACATTTCAAACAGCATATTCAACTTTGTTTACACCAAGCAGACGTTGTACATTTCATTAATGCTGATGGCGCATTGTACACTATTAAGAGCCGTTACGAATAACATAGTTTATATCAATTCTGTTGAACTTTATTGGTTAAGTTAATAAAATATACAGTTTAATAAAAATAACTCATTAAAATCAAGATATGCGTGTTTCTTTAGATATAGATGGACTATTAGCTGATTTCGATGCTGCAATGCGCGTAAAATTTAATCTACCATTTGAATATTACAATCAATGGGAAGTTGAACGACTGAATTTATTGTTTCACTTCACTGAAAACGATGAAGAATTTTGGGAAACGATGCCAATGTTAAATGGTCCAGAACGGATTAAATTCGATTTTGCATGTTATATTTCAGCAGTGCCATTGGCAATGGCAAATGCTAGACGTAGATGGCTTAGTAAAAATGGTTACCCGGACCGTCCATTATATGTTGCATCTGATAAATTAGATACTTGCAAACGATTAAAGATTGATTTACATGTTGACGACCGAGACGAAACCGTCAAACAATTGAATTCAAACGGAATCAAATGTCTAAAATATATTCCGTATTATATGAAAGAAACTCCCACAGAATTTGATTTTCATGACTTTAACATCTTAAATATATTATTAAAATGAACCGATCCATATATGTCATTTATGCACCTTTAAAGAAGGGATTTTTTGTTAGTATTGATATAGTCGACGACGTAATTTCGTGCGTTTACGACCCTGATTTTACAAAGGCAAGAATTTTTGCCGATAAAACATTCGTTGATGGGTTCGTTGTAGATCTTGATGATCAATTACCAGATACCAAACATCATGTATTAACCGTAAAATGTAAACTATAAAACAAATTTTTATATGAAAAAACTACTAATTATTGGCCATGCAAGGCATGGAAAGGATACCGCTGCTGAAATTTTAAATCAGCATTTTGGATTGACATTTAAATCGTCGTCAGAATGTGCTGCAGAAAATTTCTTATTTGACATAATGAATACGAAATATGGTAAATCATACAAATCTATAGGCGAGTGCTTTGCCGACCGTATGAATAACAGGAAAGCATGGTATGATGAAATATGCTTGTATAATTCCGTTGATAAAATACGACTTGCAAAAGAAGTATTATCTAAGGCTGACATGTATGTGGGAATGAGATCACATGCTGAAATTGAAGAATGTAAAAAACAAAAATTGTTCGACTTGATAATATGGATAGACGCAAGTGAACGGCTTCCATTGGAATCATCCGATTCATTTGATATAACCAAAGAAGATGCGGACATTATCATCACAAATAATACAACTCTTACAGAGTTTACGAACAAATTAATAAAAATTTTCAAATCGTATGGTTTATAATTTTCCAGATGTTGGCACCCCTAAGTATATCGACTTATCGGTAAGAAGAGCAAAAGATAAATTTGCATTTCAAGAAAATGTTGTTATTGCTATTGTCAATGGCATTGCAAATTCCGACCCAGATTATTTTGCAGAATTTGCATCAACAAAGGCTCGGAAACTATGGGAAATAGCCGCATATCTAACTGAAGAACGAGAACACAGAATACCTAGAGTATGATTAACATAGAATTTATTAAGTCTATCGTCGAAAGCAACCAATTTGCACAAGGCGGTCTGGTGATAGCGTTACTGAGCAGCATTTTGTACACATTGAAACCAATCCCTGGCTCGATTTACCGTCAATTGAAGAAATTAATATATTACGAAATCAGTATATATTTAAATCGCGATGATGATACTTATGCAATATTTTCGGACTGGTATAATCAACGATATCCAAATAAATATCGGCGTGCTATAGGTCAAATTGTAGTAATTTCCCCAACTGAAGGCGGTCCGCGACTAGTTAAACCGATATATCGGCAAGACTCAGATGTAAACTATATATGGTATCATCGTAGATTTATCAGGATTGAAAAAATCAGGGCAAAACTAGAACATGCTTCGAACAGCCACGATGCATATACGGATGAATATCATATATCAGGATTATTTGCAGCCAATGCAATTCTTAATCTTTTCAATTCTGTAGTTGAGAGTCACCAGACATCATTGATAGGATCATCTGGAATTCCATTTAGAACCTATAATCCAGGATATGGACAGTCAGTGTTTAATACCATATATAAATTCAAAACATTTGATCAGATATATTTTCCGGGCAAAGATAAATTACTTGAATATTTGGATGGCTGGAGAAATAATAAATGGAAATCTGATCAAATGGGTATCAACCATAAAACTGGAATATCGTTATATGGTCCGCCCGGTACTGGCAAGACTTCAATCGCTAAAGCTATTGCACATCGATATAAAATGGAACTGAATCTGATATCTTTAGGATCATTTAAATCAGATTCTGAATTAATTAATTATATACAGGGATTGCAGTCATCGTCAGTGTTATTATTCGAAGACATAGATGATTATACATCAACAAAAACCAGATCCAATTTAAACAAGAAAAGCAACATATCGTTTTCGACACTGTTACAAATATTGGATGGTGTAGTATCTCCCGACAATGTGATTTTCATGTTTACAACAAATCATATTGAAGATTTCGACCCAGCGTTGTATCGAGATGGAAGGATTAATTTCCGTTTATTAGTTGATTATCCATCGAAATCTGATATTAAGGAATTCGTGGAGACTTATTACGGTATCCAAATAACACAGGATTTAAATTTTAAACCACAGACAACGATGTCGACTGTAGAACAAATGTTATTAAGGCATTTAACTATCGAATCATTTTTAACCGAACTTAATGGCGTATAATTTATTTATTAATGGTCCATATCAGTTCAAGAATTACAATAAATTCAAGACTATTATCGAAACAATTGTGCCTGAAAGTTTAATCTGTGCATCTACATTTATGTTATATAGCAATTCGATAGCTCATATTGATCATTGTTGTGAACGGTTTGTTGCCGAACATAATGCTAAATCAGCATATTATAACGGATTCGACGAATTAAAACATTCGGTAGATGGTGCCGTATTATTTCATCACCCAGGATGTATTGAAACACAATGGGTCATTGACGAATTGACCGTGTTGAAATGTAAAATAAAAATTTTAGTGTATGAAGATTCATTCGGATTCAATCCAACAAACAATTGATAAACATAAGCTCGTTGGTAAACGGGTTCGTAAAGAAATAAAAAAATGGTCCTTTACATTAGGGCACATGCAGACACTTATGGAAATTCATTCAATGAATGAATATTTAAACAACCGTAAAATTTTAACTGCCGTGAACGAATTTCTAAAAACAACTGACAGTAAAGCAAGAGATGGCTTTAACAAATTTATTGACTACCAAGAAAAACGATTAAAAAAATATCAGAAATAATTTGGTTTTCTGAAATAAAATTATTATATTTACATTTAAAATAATAAAATGGGGCATGCCAATTAAATTAACAGATATTTTATTTGAAATAATCGATTTATATGACGGAGCGTAAAACCCACCCATCAGAATGTGGGTGGGATGTAAGCGACCATTAGCCTTGTGTTAAAATATATTGACGTATAGTTTCTGGTGATGCTTCACCAATAGAACAAACAAAGAAACCATCTGACCAAAGTAACTTACGATACCAATAATATTGACGAAGTGTAGTAGGATGTAGTAACCATAACTGACGAGTGGATTCTTGTTTTAATCTACGAACTAATTGTGATATTGAAAGACGAGGTATGTAACGAATTAAAAAATGAATGTGGTTAATATCAGACTCCATTACTTCTATTTCAAAATCTGAATTATCAGCTATGGTTTGAAATATAGACTTTAAATCATCATTTAACTGACCTATTAAGATATTTCTACGATACTTAGTAACAAGAATTAAATGACATTTTAAATAATGTTTTGAACGATTTGTTGAAGTGTACTGTGATTTTTTAGACATACGTAGCGAATATTTTGTGAAACATTTTTACCCGAACACGGAATGTTTTACAAAATATTTGCGGATATTGTAAAAAAATTGTACTTTTACAAAAGTTTAGACTATTTAATAATAGATGCGAGTAATTAATAAAACATATCGGTTTAGGATTTGCCCTGATAAAGAGCAAGAAGTGTTACTAAATAAACACTTTGGTTGTTCCCGTTTTGTCTATAATTACTTTTTAAATGAACGTAAAGAACAGTATCAGAAGAATAAAAAATCAGATAACTATTACGCACAAGCAAAAACATTAACTGATTTAAAAAAGCAAGAAGATACAATTTGGTTAAAAGAGGTAAATAGCCAAACTCTGCAATTTGCTTTACGTTCTTTAGATACTGCTTATGTAAACTTTTTTAGAGGTAACGCACAATTCCCAAAGTTTAAATCAAGGAAACATAAAAATACTTTTACTGTACCACAATTCGGAAAACTTGAAGATGGTAAGATAATACTACCTAAGTTTAAAGGTGGAATTAAAGTAAAATTGCATAGAGAAGTTAAAGGTGAAATTGGTAAAATGTGTATTACCAAAACAACTACTGGAAAATATTATGTTTCCATTTTCACCGAACAACGAATTGAGGATTTACCAAAAACTAACAAACAAGTTGGAATAGACTTGGGGCTAAAAGATTTTGTGATTACGTCTGATAACAAGAAATTTAAAAATAACAGATATACAAAGAAATATGCAAAACAATTAAAGAAAGCACAACAGCACTTATCTCGTAAACAAAAGGGTAGTAATGGGTTTGAGAAACAAAAGCTCAAAGTCGCTAAAATTCACGAGAAAATTGCAAGTTGTAGGTTAGATACCTTACACAAGGTTTCGCATCAATTAGTTAATGAAAACGACCTAATTGTATGCGAAGACTTGAACGTGAAAGGTATGATTAAAAACCACAAATTATCCAAACATATTGCTGATGCAAGTTGGGGTAATTTTGTTACACTTCTTCGATATAAGTGTGATTGGTATGGAAAGGAATTGGTTAAAGTTAATCGTTTCTATCCATCATCAAAGACTTGCGGAGATTGTGGTTGGATAAATCAAGAATTAAAACTTTCAGATAGAGAATGGACTTGTAACTCTTGTGGTGTTGTACACGACAGAGATGTAAATGCAAGTGTCAATATTCTAAAAGAAGGTTTAAAAATACATCGGCAGGGACTGTCGATTACAAAGGTGGAGAGGAAATCAGACGTTAGTAATAACGCACACTCTGCGAAACCCGAAGCCCAACCCATCGCCTTTGGCGTGGGTGGGTAGTTCACTAATATTATTCACACAAAAACACAAATTAATTATGGCAAAATTTAAAATAGCTACATCGACGATGCAAGATCCAAATCAAATGCGAGCAATATTTGATAGATTTGGAAAATTGACCCCAACAAATACAGATCCTAATTCATTGTTTCGCGAATATCAAGTAGACATTCCTGGATTCGGCAACGACGAATTTGTTGAATTTGTATTTACTATGGCTCGATCGGGAATAGTTACAATCACTGACATTCGGCCTGACATTAATACCATTATGGCCCAAAAAGTAACTAACCTGCAAGAGGTTTATAAAACTTTGGCAAGCTTTTACCGAATGAATATTGGTATAATTGAAGATTTTATGCAATCGTTACGGTATGATTATTATTCATTCGAAGATATGCCAAAGGAATTTGTATTTATGGATCATGAATTTAAAGTCATGAATACCATTGAATTATATAACCGGTTCGAAATATTTGCTGGAATCAAACCATTGCCAGAAGTAATGGTTGTTCGTCCAACTCAAGGAAAACGATACAAGGTTAGATCAAAAATTTCAGATATTGTCTCAATTGTTGATAGTTATAGATTAGATCACTCTAAATTAATTGAAGTTATATGAAACGAGTCCCAGTAATATTAGTAGAAAAGGTAAATCAATATGTCACGCTGCACAAAATTGATAATCCTGGTCAAACAGATGATAAGCTAGAAAAACGGACAACCATGACCGTCATGCAGAAACTGTTAAAGAACCAAGGATATGCAGCGGCATCAAAGTATATTTCTGGAAAGATAGCCTTAGAGAAAAAGCGGTTGACTTTCACAGAGTTATTAGAAAAATTCAAGGCATACCAAACTGAAATTAAAGAGAGATTTCCAACAATGCCTAATTCATTTCCGCCAAATATTTGGTATTTATTATTAAACCAGGCACTGGTAAGAGGAGAGGCATCAAGTATAGAATTGTTATCCGCCATAAAAGCGGAAAACATCAAAACTTTAGAAGCAAAAACAACTGACGATGCAGTACCTAGTGAAGCATGAAACACATGAAATTTGGGTTATGTCTCCAATTAGCATTAATCAAATTATGGTAATCGTTAAGGAATTAATTAGGGCAAATCCAATAATTGGTACATATAATTTATATATTATGTATCCACCAGTTCCAAAAATACAAACCGTAGGTGAAGCCTAATGTTAATTAAATGTTAATAGTTTAATAAAGTTTGTTTATATTATAAAAACGTTGTATTTTTGTTGTATGAAAACATTAATAACATTATTAACCATTTTTATGTGTTTAACTGTTAAAGTTGACGCACAAACGAGATCAGGTAATTACGGACATCCAATATATTGGTTCAATCGTTATAAACACAAAATACCGGTAGTTAACCAAATACCTGCAATGCCAGCAATAACTATCGGAGCAGTGATAGATGCTGTAACAGATAGAAGACCTGAACATTGTTCAGAACCTTCTGTTGAAGAAATCTATAAGGAATATTTAACACTAGATTCATTAAAGCAAGATTCAATTAGACAGGTCTTGCATCCAACCTGGACTCAAGAGATGTTTAATCGTAGTCAATCAGCAGTTTACGCAACTTATAAATATAAACCAGAATGAATATTAACACATTTAAATCTTGGCAAGCATTTTGCCAAACCCGACACGATGTTGTATGCAATCAAAAATATAACGATGCATTGCCATACTCGTTTCATTTGGACATAGTCTCGGGACATGCAGGCAGATTATATGAATATATAGAGTGGTCAGGTAAAGACTGGGTTAGTAACCCTAGATTCGATATATGGATGGCAAAATTTGTGGCTCAAGGTCATGATTTAATTGAAGATGCTAGATTGACGTATAATGATATTATAGCCGAAGCCACTTTTTATTATCGTCGCGATTTCGCGATCATGATTGCTGAAGCAATATTTGCTTGTACTGAGTGTCGTGGTAGAAATAGAAAGGAAAGACACTCAGAAGAATATTATTCACTCTTAATGTCAAACGACCTGGCGGTATATGTTAAATTATGTGACATACTGGCAAATGTTCAATTTTCAAAGATGACACATTCGAGCATGTATAATAAATATCAAAATGAATTTCCGAGTTTCGTAGACAGAATGTCGGACATGCAAAAGGAAATGTTCTCATTTATCATATCTTTATTATGGAATGAGTTAGGACTTAATTAGTAATAATTTAAATTTAATAAAATGTCAGGAATTTTTGAAAAAATGTTATTGCGAAATAACAAAGAGCTTAGAGACGATAGAGGTAAACAAATCGTAAAATCGGCCGAAAAAATGTATCGTCGTGAAGTAGAAGATTTAAACGACAAGTTAGAACAGTTAAACAATGACAGGGCACAATTATTGGATGTCAATCCAGGTAATACCCAGACAATTATTAACCCATCGGATTTCGATTCTGCTGAATTCATTAAATCCCATATTGCATTAGGCATCTCCATCAGAGAAACAACTATTAAACTAGAAGTTGCTAGACGCGGTTACGAAGAATTATTTGGTGTATCAAAGGAAAAAATTGAAGAATAATGGGTGACGGATCATACAATTTTAGTTGCAGAACGTCAAGGGCGGATGCATCTGGATATAAAGACAGCACCGTATCCAATGATGATATTTTTAAACAGAACCGGGAGCAGCAGATTCATCCTGATATGGTAATATATGGAAAAATTCGTGAGTCTCGAGATTCTGCAGAACATCCATATTCAATTCCCATAATTATATCGCTTGATGTGACCGGATCCATGAGCACGATCCCTAGGATGTTTATCGCTGACGGGTTACCTGATATTGTTTCGAAAATAATTAATGCTGGAATTGAACATCCACAGATATGTTTCTCGGCAATTGGTGATCATGAATGTGATAGAGCTCCATTTCAAGTAGGGCAGTTTGAGTCATCCGATGAATTAATGGATAAGTGGCTGCAATCCGTCTGGTTAGAACGTGGTGGTGGCGGCAACGATGGCGAATCGTATGCTTTAGCCTGGAAATTTGCTGCCGATCATACAGCATGTGACCACATTGAAAAACGGGGCAAAAAAGGAATATTGTTTTCAATTGGTGATGAACCAAACCTAAGATCTTATCCGCGTGGCGTTTTAAACGCATTATTTGGTGGCCAAAATATTGACGAAACTGACATTACGTTGTATGAAAAGGCCAAAAAGAATTGGGATTTATTTCATATCTCAATTGAACACGGAACAAGAACTTCTCCGTCTTGGAGACAACTGTTTGGAGACAATTTAATTGTGGTCACTGATTATCATCAGATTCCTGATATTATTTCGGCAAAAATTCTTGAATTGAATAAAGATACCATCGATAACTCACAACCAGCTCAAGCAATCGTTGACCCTATTCCAGTGGATACATCAGACACTTTTAAAATCACTTTATAACGCATGAACGCACATATTATCACTGATCTTGGTTACGGCGATTCCGGAAAGGGTTCAACTGTTGACTATATAATACGAGCTGGTCTTCCAACTGCAAGGTTTTTAGTCATCCGATTGCAAGGCGGACATCAAGTTGGTCATACTGTTAAATTTAAAGAGCCTGGGAAACCTTCGATTCTACATGAATTTAGAAATTTTGGGTCGGGGGTATTTCAAGATGTTCCAACCTGGTATGGCCCGGAGACAACCATGTTCCCACTTGGATTGGCAATTGAATACGAACAGCTAAGCTTTAGAAATTTCGAACCAGTTAACTATTATCATCCTGATGTCATGGTTACAACATCATACGACATCGCTTTTAACAGATGGTCTGAAGATAGCAAAGGCGTTAATCGTCATGGATCAGTTGGTATGGGCTTCAATGCGACGATTGAACGTAATAAAAAATGCCAATTTACGGTTGGTATGATGGTTAATTCTAACCCATATATTCTGAAACTTAAATTACAATCGATTAAAGAGTATTATCGTGATTGGGGCGTACCAAGTTCAGTCCTGGATGTAATTGATTTAGATGACGAATTACAAGCCTATTTAGATGTGACTAAAATAGTTAATATCTTAGAACTTCCAGATCACGATTTATATTCGGACATTATTTTCGAACCAAACCAAGGCATTCTGTTAGATCAGAAATATGGCATGTTTCCACATGTCACTAGAAGTACGACGACATCAGCACCTGCCTATGATTATGTTAATAAATATTTAACTGCTTATAAGCGTATGTGTATATATCGGTATGCAGTAAGCCGTTGTTATCATACCAGACATGGTGCAGGGCCGTTTGAACAATTTCCTATACTGTTACGGAACACGGAAATGGAAGTGAATAGATTTAATTTGTATCAACACGATTTTAAAGTTTCTAAATTAGATTTACAATTATTAGAATATGCATTAAGAGTTAATTTTTTGGAGCATGAACTAACCAAATATACATATACAACTGACCATATAATATTTACATGTTATGACCAATTGATGACGGAAAATATCGAATGTGTATCTCGCGAAGATGGTGTGGTGCATGAACTTGGCCTTACCCCAACTCAATTTAAAGAACATTTAATCAATCAGTTAAATGTGCCTGAGATAAAAAAGGCAGCGTTTTGGGTGTCCGACAATCCAAAAATGAATCTAACAAATATATGACATTAATACAAAATATTAAAAGTGAAATTTTCAGTGTTCGATATTTTATTTTTGCGGCAATACTTCTATTAAGTTCGATTTATTGCTTTGAAACATATACGAACCCTACATCACATCCAGACCAATGTGTTGACTTTAATATTGTCGATGAATATGTTAAAATAACCGTGTATAATCCAGTTCCAGAGCAAACCCATGGAAATCACTTGGAGACTGCTGATGGCACAATTATTGACCCGAAACGATTGATGAAGTCCGTGGCTATATCAAGAGATTTGCTAGATAGATTTAAAATGGGAGATTCAATTCAAGTATTATGTAATTGTCCGTATCAAGGAGAGTATGTCATCAATGATAAATTATCAAAACGGTCACGGTTACAAATTGATGTATTATCATACGACACGGTTGGTCTGTTTTATGGTAAAATTCAAAAAATAGGTGTAGAGCTTTAGGGTTAAGCGATCCGGCATGGGCTGGATAGTGAAATGGGTTCGAATCCCATTGCACCTACTAAATAAAATAAAAATGAATTTAGAACAATTAAACGCAATTGTAGATGAAATGTTCATCAATTCGAATGTAACATTTAATAATGATACACTGACACTTAAATTAGGTGGCAAAACCCGAGATTTTGTAACGTATTTCACAGCAGGAGTCTATTCCGACTTAAACAATTTCGATGATATGGTATTGCAATGTGCCGATTTTTTAGAATCTAATCATAGCATAAAATATCATAATGCATTAACTCGAATTAGAAATAACGAAATTTGGGAAGCAACCCAAGACACTGATCCTTGGGCTTTATACCAAGTTTTATGCAAAAAAATCCGACCTACTGGTGGAAATATAAGCATGTCTGGAAGCGGTGCTAAACCTAATCGGATCACAGAATATGGGTTTAGTCATCCTGCCCATACTGGATTTAGAACCACGAATTTGAATATGCTTAAGAATTATATCAATGCTAATTTTTAATTTATGAAATATATAATTTTAGCAGGGATAGCTTATATAATTGTTACAGCCTATTTGTATAATGATTATCGTAAATCACGTTCAATTCCAAAGCAGATTGAACTTATACAACCAGTCCCACAAGTCGATACGGTATATGTCGAACGTGTCAAATATATTAATACATCGGATTGTGACATCCGAATTAAAAAATTGACGTATGATCTTGAACAAAACATTTTAAAAATACAAAAATATGATTCAACCTGGCAAAATAAAATTCGTTAAAGGCGACCTGATTAAATTAGCAATTGATGGCCATTTCGATTTGATTGTGCATGGGTGTAATTGTTTTTGCACCCAACGATCGGGACTAGCCCCACAAATGGCTAAACATTTCGACACCGCGAATCCGGTTTATTACCCAGGAGAAAATCCATCAAGTGCAGGATTCATTGGAAAACTTGGAAATATCGAATATCGGGTCTCATCTAAATGGTCAGGAGCCCCATTAATTATTGTTAATGCATATACTCAATATTGGAATTCTAGAAACATGCCGGCATCCATGTCTATACCATTAGATTATGAAGCGCTGACCCTTTGCTTGCGGAAAATAAATCGTTTATTCACGGGCAAACGTATTGGCCTTCCTAAGATAGGGGCTGACCGTGCTAGGGGAGATTGGGATAGAATTTTAAAAATAATTACCACCGAATTGACAAATTCAGAAGTAACAATTGTTGAATATGATGAGCCTTAATATTATACGAATTGAACAACAACCCAGGACTAATAAATACCATATGGTTATTAGTAATTGGGCCAACAAGTCGTTGACAATTAATATTGACGCTAATGATGCACGTGATGTAATACGCAATTTTAATTTAAAAGAGATTAAATTTACAGATAAAATAATGTTTAAACCATAATTATGCCAAGAATTTTTTGTATGGGGGATATACATGGAGCATATCACCAAATGTTAGAATGTTTTGAATTATCAAAATTTGATTTCGAACGCGATACATTGATACAGTTGGGAGATATTTGTGACGGTAACCAGCCCTACATCTATGAATGTGTAGAATTGTTGCTTAAAGTTAAAAATTTAATTCAAATTCGCGGTAACCACGATGATTGGTTTATTACTTGGTTAAATACTGGAAGCCACCCGACGAAATGGGCACAGGGTGGAATATCTACAATGGAATCCTATATCAAACATGCTGGAAAGGATGTAATTAATCCCTTTGATATTCCACAAACTCATGTTGATTTCTTTAGATCAATGCATGCAAAATATGTAGATGACCAAAATCGATTGTTCATACATGGTGGGTTTGATCGGCGCATACCAATTAGTACGCAGAACCGTGCTGAATATTGGTGGAATCGTAGTCTTTTTGAAAAAGCATTATGTGTATCAAAACATGACAGACTAAAAACTGCAGATAATTTTTCAGAAATATTTATTGGGCATACTGCGACAATATGTTGGAAAACCACAAAGCCTATGTTTGCTGGAAATTTAATATGGAACATAGATACCGGAGCTGGAGAAGATTATGGCAAACTGACGATAATGAATGTAGAAACCAAAGAATATTTTCAATCCAAAACACGCCTTAAAAAATGATAGAAGTTTACCTACCGGGTACAATTGTACACACCGCTATATCTAACATTCGAGCAAAAATCGTACAGGCATCAATTCAATCAACTGAATATGTTCAGTATCAAATTGGATATTTTTACGAAGGAAAATATGAAACTGCTTGGGTCAGTGAATTTGAATTTAGTGTTACTGGTTCAAAAACTAAAATTGGGTTTAAACAATGAAAGATAAAAAAATAAAAATTAAGTTAAAAAAACCATTGGAAGACCAAATTATAAAATATGGTCTTAAATGCGATGACTTAGTAATTCCCATATATCAACGAATGATTGATTCTATTAATTTTTTATCAGATAACATGTTTTTTAAAAAACGAGATACATCTAAATATATATACGATTTAGCTGAGCGGATACACACCCATCTGACAGCATGGAATCAAAATGTAAAAATGAAAATAGAATAAAATGTACGCCGATGTAATTAAAATATTAGACACAAGAAGTTATCCTGGATCACATGTACTAAGAACACAGGCAATTAAATTAAAGCCGTTAACCGTAATCGTAGGCGGCCAGGGAACAGGAAAATCGACTCTTCTTTCGATGTTAAGAAAAAACGATCCCGGAATATCAGTAGAACTGACTGATAGGTGCCGTAATATAGATACTTTCTATTTCAATTCTGAATTGGATAATCCAAGGATAACAGATCCACAAACATATTCTGATGTCAATGGTTATAGCATTGGTTATGGATTTGCAAATGCTGTCGCTGCTCGGTTTAAATCACATGGTGAAGTATTGGAAGAGCTGGTCATTGATATAATAGTTGACGAACCCGCCGTATTAATACTGGATGAACCCGAAGCTGGATTATCAATATCAAACCAAATCAGGTTCAACAAAAAAATAAAAACGACCACCCAAGTTCAATATATTATTGCTACCCATTCATATCCAATCATTATGAACAATGATGTATTTTCATTGGATCATTGGAAATGGATGCCTGGAAGTGCATATATTAAATGGTGTAGTGAAATTTGTAACATATAAAAATAAATATATGGATAATTTTACATATAATGGGAAGTCTTATAATAAAATTGAACAGGTTGATAAATTATTGTCGTCTGTCCGTAAGAAATCTTCACATGATTCTGTATATTTATGCTGCCAGCCAGTTTGGCCAAAGGAAATTCGGGCTAGTGATATATGGATGATTTTTGAAGAATTACTAATTTTAGATGCTGCCAATGAGATAGGGTGTGAGCACGAATTGCCTGGTAAATTGCGTAATCCATTTTATAAAAAAAGCGCCAATGAAACGATATTAAGAATAAATATTTTAAAGTTAGCACGACAAAAATTAATTGATTCTGGTTGTAACCCTCCAATTCAGAAGAAGCCAGCTGTCAAACGAATTATTGATTGGATAATGTTAAATTTTTGTTAAACTATCATTGAATTACATTTTATATTAAATAATTTTATAACTTTGTGGTAATAAAATTAAAGATATGATAGTACATTTTGAATGCAAATTAAAATATACCGATTTCGGAATAGAAATATCTGATGTTTTGAATATTTGGGCAAATTCGCCTGAAACAGCCATTGCTACAACCAAAAAGATTTGGGAAAACGAGTTTCTTGGAAGAGAAGCGCAATTAATTTCAATCACAATCTAATATAACATGCACAAATTTGCATACGATATATCCGATTTAGATGCTTGACTATAATACAGGAAAAATTTGTTATCGTAATTCCAAACAATCCAGCCGATGGATTTTTGGAAGGATAACGCCGGTAAAAATTAAAAATATTTGATTCAATTGACGAAGCACTCGACGTAGCTGGGATATATGAATTGGAATATGCTTATATTTATAAGATTGAAGTTTCATACATTGAACATTAACCTAATATGAATTATAAAATAATAGAAGATGAGCAAATGCTTATTTATTTCATGGACACTGTCTTACCAAATCTAAAACAAGACGAATGCTTCTATGTTTCGTTATTTGCGAGAAAAAAATATTGTCCTGAACTGATATGGTCTAACGACAAAACACAATTGAAACGTTTGACTTGTAACAAGAGTAATTTGATTTCAAAATTAAGACAATTAGAAATAAAAGTTGGTAATTATTCTCTTGGCGATAGAGAAGTGCCACAAGAATCATTAGTTGTTTATATTCATCCAAACCCGCGATCACAAACTAAAGCAGCCAAGGTATTACTTAAAAAGCTTGCCGACCTTATAGCTGACAATGCTCATGGATACAATGTCCAGCAAGAAGCACTAAGTGCAATTCAAAAATCTCCTGGAAGTAAGTATTATGTTGATTTTGACTTTGATTTGAAAGATAAATCCACGATCAGTAAATTGAAGAATGAGATATGCGAATTGATTAATGAAGATGCGATAGTATTCATTGAAACTCGAGGTGGACTACATGCATTAATTCAAGTTGCAAAAATTCAAGAGCCATATAAAAAGTATTGGTATCGTGGAATTGCTGCCTTAGGATCTGATGTAGCAGGTGATTGTATGTTACCTATTCCGGGATGTGTCCAAGGTGGATTTATACCTAAAATATTTTAAACTGGTTATTATGAAAATCGAAATTGTAAATGTTCCAACAAAATTCTTATTGGTTGGAGATATAAAGCAGAATTATGCAAACCATTTATATAAATTTCAAAGATGGCACATCTTTGCAACACTTTATAGATTTTTGTAGTAACCATAATATTAAGGTGACCAAAATAATTATCGACTATCCAAATTTGTTTCTGATATTTATACAAATTAAAAAGTTAAAACCAAAAATTTTAAAATTGCTTGAAGGCAAGATTCAAACAATGGTGGTTATTCCAGATGAAGAAGTAGATTTTGCTAATGAATATATAAAACACCTATATAATTTGGTTACACATGGATACAAATGAACGCAACGCACAAATAGCAATTATGCTAGGTTGGGAATATATCAGCGAACTCCATTCAGCTGATTCATATCAAAATTATGGTTGGTGGGTTAAAGGGACTTATCGAGAAGATAATGATGCATTAGATAATATAAATTGGAAAGGATTTAATTCCCATTTGAAATTTCATGAAGATTGGAACAAATTAATGGATGCTAAACTTTTCATAGAGTCGAATGGGTATCAAGTAGATTTTGGTCGTCGGCTGATGCATAAACCAGTTGATGGATTTAACAAGGATACATGGGTAACAATTTGGGACGATGCCCATAAAACAAAAGTCATAGAAGTGACACGATTAGATCAAACTGAAGCAGTGTTCTGTGCAATTTCTGATTTTGCCGCATCTTTTAATGGTAATAAAGGTAATAAACCTTTTATTAATACATGGATGGAAAATACGATTGGATTATCGACGCAAGCCGCTGCCAGATCTTATGCTTCTGCTTGGGTCAAAATAAATAACATTGATCCGGACCAGATTAGCCCACATGAATGCAGCATTTTAGATTTCGCAAATGGAGTGAGATGGTATCAAACGAAAATGCTAGCATAAAATATTTAAAAAATGAAAGACCAGTAAGCTTAACTTGAAGTTAATTTATTGTTAATACTCAACATATTCTTGGTTTATTCATATAAACATTGTATATTTGTTGTATGTTACAAAGGTAATAGGAATGGCATTAATGAAGCTTAATAATGCGGGGTACGTTCCGTTAGGTAAGGCTAATTTAATATTCGAATTACGGGCGAATCTTGTACCATTCCAACCGATACGTTGATCGAGGAGCCGAAAAAGAAGTAGGCAATAAGGATGGTGAAAATAGATACGAATGTTTCGCCGTGGAAAATGGGATTGTAACTCAAGCGTATATAGGTTATGATTGGTAGGTCAATATTTTATTATATAGTCAGGTGGCGGAATTGATAGACGCTAACGGTTGGTAGATAGAGTTGAAAAGGAAGGTTAATACCGTCAACTCATACAGGTTCGAATCCTGTCCTGACTACAAAAACGGAAGTAATTAATCCGGAAATGGCGTGTTCGAAAACGCCGATTGGTTATGGTGTACGTTGCACAGAGGCCGTTACTGGAGCTCAGGATTAGGGTTGGATTCCCTATTAACCAGCAAAGATCGGAATGATCACCCGATCCTAACAAGATGATGGATCACATAGCCTAAGGAATTTGTCGACACTAATTTCTGACTGGTCTTCTTGATTGCGGTGTTTGATGTATGATGGTCGTGCATACGGACATTGGGTCCGCTGTTAATAGGTTCGATTCCTATACACCGCGCAAATAAGAATAACGAGTATTAAGAGTAAATTATGGAAGTATCCACCAGCAAATTTTGGCAAACTGTCAAAGAACAAATGATAACAACCTATCCTATTTATCCAGGAACTCCATTCATTTGTGATAATTCAATTTTATTCAATAAAGTATGGAATGCCGAGATTCCGGGTAAATCTATAATAATTGAATTGGCTAGAGAATTTCTTACTGTAACTAAAACGATATTTGAACTTCCGGAGAAACCATATATGTTTAACTATATATTGTTCACTACATTCGTATCTACCACCAGAGATGAACGTTATTCAATAAGAATGCAATTCATTGACTGGTGCATTGCGAAATTTAAATAAATTACCATGACAAAAGATGAATTAATCAAACAACTTGAATTGTTAAATGGCGATGCTGAGATAGTAATACGATCATCGAATTTTGAACATAATGGGAAATTAGTTTCATTATCTGGAGTTACTCAGTATAATACAGGAAGACAAACTTCAGTTACAACCAGAGATGCATTTGACGGATATCCATATAAATTTAAATCTTGGGAGCTAAACGATGGTGATATTCCAATAATAATACTGTCATGACAGCACAGGAAGCAAGAAATCTAAGCGAACAGTATGATAATGCTGACAAACAATGGGGCATAATTATGGACTTAATATTAGCCGAAGCGAGCCGAGGTGGAAGGTATATTTGGTTTAATAATTTACATACAGAAGTATTACAGACGTTGCTTGAGTTTGATTACAAAGTTCAAAGTATTGATGACTCTCCATTAAATAAAATCAGTTGGTAATTATTTATAAATTGTGGTAATATGCAATATTCTCCAGGAGACAAAATCAAATGTAAAATAATTAAAATACCATGTTATGTACATGGTAGTATTAATGCACAAAGATATCTTACCGTTGGTACCTTATACACAATCAGCAACATAGAGTATGAAAGATTTTTAACACTTATAAGTCTTGAAGAAATTCCTGGCGTTGCATTTATTTCTGATTTCTTTGATTTTTCACAAAATTCTCATCTAATATCTTTTGAAAAATTTGATGAACTATCAAATGAATTGCGTGTGTTAAAAACGGAACATGGGTATTATCTACAAATATCTAATAAAGTTGAAGGAGCTAAATACCATTTATCAACTGAAGAAACCATAATATTACGTGATTGGCTAAATGTTAAATTGAATGAATGATTCATTATTAACTCAGCTTCCTATCATAATCTACAGAGATGATTCCCCATCTAAAGCATGGAGAGCTGAAATTTCAGATTCGTATGAATATTATAAACCTGCGAAGTTTGCAGAAATTAACTTCGATGATATATCGTTCCATTTTAGACATCCTATAGAACCTGCCCAATGTAACCATTTGTTATTTCAATACAAACAAGATGCAATTGTAGCTGCTAAATATGTCAATAAAACTTATTTAGGTGGCAAGGCAAAGATCTGGTTCATTTAAAGTGTTAATGATTTGTTAAAGTCGTGAATAGTTTAACTTCGTAACAAAAAATCATTTAACTTTGTGGTATAAAATTGTAAATATGTTCGACATAATTATTAAACCGCAGAAATTTATAGGGTGCACAAGTTGGCAGCCTAAACTCCACGGAATTATTCTTGTTGAAAAGGAAGAAGATATTGACCCACTTTGGAAATTATTGGCAAAACAAGATAAATATTGGGAAGTTTACAGACATGTAATACAGGTGGCACCAAAAGAAATTGATGATTACGGCGACATTGATTGCATGTGCACTTATGTTGGTAAGACTGATATTTACAATGCAATGGATCTGCAATCGAAAATTCCATTTATAATGTATCAAATTTATCCCTGATAATTATGGCGACCTTATATAAGATTAAAATTAAAACAGTCAGCCCTTTTATTAATTATAATGAAGGTCACATCACTGAAATAATAGATAAATTCCTTAAAGAATACAGAGATCCTAAGACCGGTTTAGGTTTTGAAGGAACGGAAATTGATGTCAAACGGGTTGATCCTAAAATTTCAAGGAATTCGTCAAGTGAAGGTATATTCTGTATAGGATCCGATAACAAAATATTGTATTGACATGAATAATATACACATATTACCATCAGGTAATCAATATATTGGTACTTTAAGTATTACACCTGATGGTAGATTACATGCCAACCCTTTACTGGGCGTACCCCACCATTTATATATCACTTCTACTGAAAAAATTAAGGACGGAAACTGGTGCATTCATGGTAATACGGTTCTTTATAAAGAAAGTTATCATAAACTTTGTTCGAAATTCACCGAGTCTAAAAAAATCATCTTAACTACCGACCCTGGCTTAATCAAAGATGGTGTTCAAGCTATCGATGATGAATTTTTAGAATGGTTTTGCAAGAACCCAAATTGTAAGTATATACCAACACCTTTAATAAGATTATGTGAAAATTGTGAGCAACAGTTTTGTGATAATGGAAATTGTAGAGGTTATAACGATAAACCAATTTATTTAATAGCTTATCCTGATAGCATAACTGAAGAAATTATTATTTATTGTGATGGTTATAGAATAAATCCAAAAGAGATCATTACCCCAAAAAAAGAAGAACCTGAACCACATTCATTCTGTGAAACACCAGATGAAAAATGTACAATGAATTATTGTGATGAAAATGGTTGTCAAAATAGAGTAAGACATTTAGTAGAACTTAAACAAGAAACTCTTGAAGAAGCTGCTGAAAAACATTCTGAATCGCAAGCAGGAACTTTTACTACACCACACAAGACTACATATAAGCATGGTTTTGAAGATGGTGCTAAATGGCAATCCGAAAGAATACCAAGTATTATAAAAGAATTTTTAAATCAATATGGCGATAATATATCAGCACAAATAATGCAAAATGATGTTGAAAAATGGGTTGAACAATTTAAAAAGAACTCAATAAAATAATGCTTATGAAATTAAATGAATTGCCACCACAATTTAAAACCTGGTACCAGTTTTATCAATCTATGAAAAACACCAATGGCTTTGGTGCGTATAAACAAGGAGCACCAATAAGAATATGCTATACGCCTGGACCAGAAGATGCTGATCCAAACTTCCTGGAAATTATGCATCTTGCCCATATAAAATACAAAATACATCCTGAGTTTGCCAATGCTAGAATAGTTGAAGAATTTGATGACATACTCTCTAGAGTAAATGATGACATGTTAAGTAAAATGGATTATATGGCCAGGACATTAAATATGCCAAATACCGAGGATGTATATGGTCTTATCACTAAATTAAAAACATTCGTAAATAAATGAGTAAGCCCGAAACCGTCACTATAAAATATGATGATTGGAATAAAGATCAGATTCGTCTTACTCAATTACAAGCCCGAGTGGTGGATCTTGAAGCATCGAACGCATTAATTGAGAATAATTCTAAGAGAGCCATAGAATTGAAGCAGTTGGAAATTGACGGACTCCATAAAACACAAACACACGGGATTTTAAATTTATTTAGAATTGCTTTTGCCCATACAAAAGATAAAGAAAACGTTTTTTCTTAATTTAAAATTAATCGAACGACTTTTAAATGGCAAGCATTCTTTCGATAATACTGAATCGGTGCGAATAGATAACTTACGATTAATCAAAGAAAAACCTTTAACAGAAATTCAATAAAATGAAACAATATAAATTAATTGAAACCTATCCGGGATCTCCTGATTTAGGAAAGATTGCCAGTTTTTATCGAGAAACTGGCATGTATTGCGTAGACAATAAAGCATTTTATTCCAAGGAATATGTTGAGTCTAATCCAAAATTTTGGCAGCTGATCATAGATAATAGGTATGAGATAGTATCGGTTAGAGTAGGAAAAGATGGTAAGCCATCGGATTCATATAAAGATGGCAAATATTTGTGGTCTGGTGACGGTCTGCCAAAATATCGAACTATCGATGAACTTGAACTTGAGTGGCCAGACCACAAAATTATTATACATTCCGTTAAACGCATGTCCGATGGCGAGATTTTTACCATTGGTGATATTGTAAAATATAATGGTGAATGCCATTATTCTCCTTTTTCAATTGATAATTTATTCATTTCATCGGTTGATACGATTTTGGTAAGAAGCCGTGAAAACCAAATCGTAGAGTTGCTTCGTGATGTAGTTAAGTCTAAAAGTTATGAAATATTGAGTTTTAAGATTCCTGGGAATGATCATTGGTTCGCCAATCTACAACATAATGGTATGTATGGTGGATGGTCTGCAGATCATGCTTTAAATCAACTTAGTAAAGGTATATGGAGTATTCACTCTGTTAAACGTTTGTCGGATTCTGAAGTTTTTACCATTGGTGATAAACTGATTGATACTACAAATCTAAACTCAGGTTCATTCACATTAAAGGAAATTGAATTTGAATGTGCCCCTGCAGATAAAGGCACGGGCAAATTGACATTTGTCCATGACCATCCAGGCTTGGGAAAATGGATAAACTTAGAACACTTAAACAAAGTAACTCCAATGTTCACAACATACGATGGAGTATTAGTTTTCGCAGGTGATACTTATCACTCAGTGATAATAGGTGATTTGGTATATAAAGGGCCATTTGTTTGCCCGACAGAGACCAGCTGGGGATCTTATACAAATCCCAGAACGTGCAAAACTTTTTCAACCAAAGAAAGCGCAGAATCATACATATTACTAAATAAACCTTGCTTAAGCGTCAATGAAATGTTGCCCGTTTTTGGTAAGTATATTCAAGATAATTCTGCGCTGGCATTAACTAAGTTAGCAAATGAATTAACAGAAATAGTTAAAAATAATATCAAGAAATGACAACAACTAACGGCAACATAATTGTCGAAAATATTAAAGTAGGGGATATTCCAGATAGTCGAGTAGCGCAAGGTATAGAACTCTTTTGGATAGAGTCAAAACGATATTTAAACACCTTATAATAAATCAAATAAAATGTACACAGAAGAAGCACAAAAGATGACAACACTGACGGGAAGCCCATGTACGGATGATAGACCTGAATTCATAAGAATTATAGAAAGTATCTCCAATGAAAATGCTAATGCCCAAGAGAATGTAATTAGATTAAAATCGATAGCAAATGTTATAAAGCCATTCGCCAATGGTCCAGGACAAACTGAACCTAAAATGGAGAATGCCAGTTGTTTAACCGACCTTCTATGGGAAGAAATCAATATATTGCGAGCCATCAACCACGAAACCTATAATCTAATTAAACACTTTGAATCAGTCATTGGAAATTAATGTCATGATAAAACAAGAATTCATACCATACGAACAAGCATTAGCTTTAAAGAAATTAGGTTTTAATGAGCCTTGCTTAGATTTTTTTGATGATACTAAAGAATTATTTTATAATCACGGAAATAAAGAAAAAATTCATATTGGAAATTCTGTAGCAGCACCACTTTATCAACAAGCATTTAGATGGTTTAGAGAGAAGTATAAGTTAAAATGTTGCATTATTCCATTAGTATGTGAGCAGGGATATTCGGATTTATATGAAAGTAGAATACACCAAGAAAAACACAGTATTTCAATAATAGGTAATTATAAAATCTACGAAGAAGCAGAATTAGAATGTCTTAAAAAATTAATAAAAATATGCGACAAGACGAACAATTAATAAGTTTCAAGGCAGCAATGCTAGCAAAAGAAAAAGGTTTTGATTACAAAACATTTTATTGCTTTTTGCCAGATAGTACAATACAATTTAGTAGTGGTGAAGATGGAGATAATGATAAATATAATCACAATGAGTGGGATAATTATTCTGCACCAACACAAGGTTTATTACAAAAATGGTTACGGGAATTACCTACGCCAATAGTAATAACTCCAACGACAGATTTCATAGCTTGGGAAGTTGAGATACAATGCCCTGATAGGGGAGAATGGGAATTCATTAGCAAAGATGCCAATGGGCAATATTTTGATAAGTATGAAACTGCATTAGAAGCAGGTTTGATATACGCATTGGGCTTATTGTAAATTTTTCACAGCAACAAAACAACATATAATGAAAGTAGTAAGAATAGGTAACTATGAATACAGAGCAAAACAATGCGGCAAAGATCATAGTGGTGTAGATAAGTATTATTATCAATTCAGATATTTAATATTTTTAAAAATAAATCAATAATATGAAATACATTTTAATATTAATAATATTCTTTATCTCCAGTTGTACAACGAATTCCACTAATGTCTTATGTCCATGTCAGGTATCGGAAATCCAAGAACACACAAGACCCGATGGATATAGGATAACGGTAAAAAGCATTGATTATAAACCATCGATATTCGCTGGACCAAGATATTTTTCATTTTATACAACGCATTTATATAATATAGGAGATACTATTAAATAAAAGATGGGCATACAAACAGATCTTACCAAAGTCGAGGCCATTCAAGCAATGCAAGAAGGTAAAAAGGTAACACATCGTTATTATATACCAAATGATATGCCCGTAGAATCTCTTTGTGTTGGATCAATTCTTATATCTATTTTAATAGTTTCTATAATAGATATCTGTTACATAATAGCAACAAACTAAGCAGCTTGCCCAGGACTTGATAGTCTTCTGTAATTGATATTGAATAAACACAGCATATTAACGTATATACATATATACATAACTATATATGTTCATCTATTGTGTGGGGAAAATAGAAAAATCAATATTTCCTGAGTTGAGATTACAGGGGATTTTAGGGGAAAACCAGGGCCACAATGTGGATTTTTTTAACGAATTTGGATTCCTTTTAACCAATTTCTGAAACGTTAAAATTATGTTAAAGTACTGATAATTAATAGGTTATATCAGTATTATTCAGTACCTTTGTTGAGTATTAAACAGGTTCATAATAATATAATTATTTTTATAATATGTCCTTGTCTTAATTGATTATCATATTAACATATATACATATATACATAACTATATATGTTGCAACAAATAACAGATGAATCCAATAGCACAACTTAAGTTCGGTAAGACTTGGTACAACAACCTAAAAGTATCTGAAATGATATTAAATCAATTGGAAAATTTTCCTGAAGAAGGACATTTACTATGTCATAGGGAAATATTTAAAGAAACCTTTAAATTACGCTTAGATAGACTTATTGAAGCCAAAGAACATTATAAAACCAAATTAAGTTTTGTATTATAGTGATTATTCAGTAGTCTTATATGCAGTAGACAATATATAGCAACAAATTTTATTTGGTTATGCTTAGCCTAGTGAAAATATTTTCAAATCTCCCCAGTAAAAGTCAAGCGTTTTTGGCACTTTTTTACTACCTATTTAAAAAGACTGGTCTTTCCTGAAGTTAAAATTGTGTTAAAATCCCTTATTTTCACATTAATTTCGTAATATTGTAGTATCTTTGTATTGTATTAAAAATAAAGATAAATGAATTGGGAAGAGATAGTTAAAATAGTTACAGAATTGTATCCAAAACGTCAGGTAACCTTTAATGAAGACCAGCGTACAATACGCTTTGATTATTGGGAATCTGTTAATACAATGCCTTTAAAAGAACGCGGTATTACAGTCATGAGAAATCTATATGAAGATGATGACTGTGGATGGCTTTATTCATATCATGTAGTAAATTAATATGGTTATGGATAGCAGGAACAAAGGCTTTAATATATTATTTGTTGCAAAAAGCCTGAATTTGACGTATTACATCGTCAGGTAAGGATTGATTTTGTTAATTGGGTTATAACAACATTATAAATTATGCAATATTCAGACCAAGAAATATATGATACCTTAATTAAATTTAAGGATGTATTTATTGAACATTTCCAAAGTATGCAAGCGCCTGGGTTATGTGCATTAATTAATCGTCTTTATTGTATTTTCACCTTAACTGAACATGATATTCTTGAATATGTCTTAAAGATGAATAGACGTCGTTATCTTAGTGATCTTGACCTAGTATGGGTTTCATTATATGTTCAATCTTCCAATACAGCATATTATTTCAAACCCTATGAATTCAAGCCTAGACTAGAATATATCAATGAATTAATTGAAAAATATAAGCCAGTATGACACTTCAAGACATCCACGTACTTCCAATGACCCAAAAAAATAAAATTATCAAAGATATAATTGATATTAAGGATAGTTGGACCAATGCTGAAATTAAAGCTTTGATCTCTAAAGTTCAGATTAAACCTGAAATAGCTACAGATAAATTAAGGATTGGAGATGTTATATTTGTAAGTGGTTTACAGCATCCTGGTTTAGTAATACAAGTTACGAAACGATATCATACTATGGCATTACTGTCTTCGTCAATGAAATCGGATAATATTAATTGGTTATGTGATTGTCAAAGCAGATTTTTTGAAGATAATGTCATAACAAAGACAGTAACTAGAAATGGTAATTCTGCAACTTACGAACTAATGGGTATTTATGACAATCGTAAACACTTAATAGAAGTAAAAAAGATGTTAAGGAAAGCTATTAGATTTTAATTTGTTATTTCTCTCAGACTTGAAAGTACAATAATATTAGGAAATGGGTGGAAATTTTATATTTCTACCCCGTAACTGGACGAAGTCTAGGTACCTATAAAGAAAACCATTGATAAAGAGTTTGTGAAATAAATATTGTCTGATACTAAGATATATAATATAGCGATTTTATTTAACTCATTGATTGTCAATAGGTTGTATTTTGTCAAAATATATGTTACTTAACTTATAATCAAAGAACCTTAATTTATACTAAACGATTCTTATATAAATTCATTTAATAAAACTATATATTATTATAAAAGGAGTATTAAATGAATAAGAAAACAATTTACGAAAGTGTTAAAATGAATTTCGAAACTGGAGAAATCCAAGAGTCTCAGCGCATAATTAAAAAGACAGTTACTCAGGAAAAGTTCATGAGAACCTATGTTGCTGATATATGCAAATTGGCAAAATGTACTGGCGCCGAACAATCTATAATATTAGCTTCATTACAATTCGTTGATTACGAAACAAATGAATTGATGATTAATACTGGTCGACGCAAGATTATTGCTGCTACAGCTAATATCAAAGACTCAACTTTCAATGTTAATTTAGGTAGACTGATTGCGAAGAACATTATAGTTAAAATTGACAATATATTATATTTAAATCCCAGACTATTCTTTTATGGTTCGGACATAGGCAGAGAAAAAGTCCTTAATTTGACATTGAAATACGAAATGGTCTAATAAGTTTATATTATAATATAAGAAACATAACAAAATTTGTTATAAAAGTTATACAAATCTATATAGGAAAGCGATAATGAAACAATTCATCTACATCACTGGATCAACAGAAACCAATATTTTCAAAATAGGTCTATCATCAAATCCAGAACAACGAGTCAAAAATATCAACGGAAGTAGTAATCAAAAGAATGATTACCAAAAGATATACGAAGTTCATAATATGAATCTATCTGAGAAATCTTTACATTTAAAATTTAAAGAGCAAAGACTTAACGGAGAATGGTTTAAATTAACTCAGGAAGATCTAGATTGGATTGAAGAGAATGCTGAAACATTTTGTCATGATTCATACAAGGATAAGTTAAATAGAAAATTAAAGCTTAGACTATCGCCAGACGAATTAGATCTATTGGAGTTAATTATTGAAGCAATATATCCAAGAAGAGAAATATACAACATGTTTAATGCATTGCAATTAAGTCAAAGTCTGCAGCAGGAGTATATTACGTTCAAACCATTTATTGACAAACTCTATCGGTTGGGCATTGTATGTCTATTGGGAGATAATAAAATCATGATCAATCCAAACGTATTTAAAGGCCATAAACCATTAATGATATCAATGCAAATATTTCAGACGTTTACTAATAAATAAATACCACATTGTGGAAATTTTCGCAATATGTTAATGATTTGTTAATAATGATCATTATTCATTTTCATATTATTAAATACCATAACTTTGTTGGGTAATTAAAAATATAAATAAAATGTCAACAAGAATTGAAAAGCAACAATTAGCAGTCTTTAAAGCAATAGATGAAACCATTGCGTTATATCAACAAGGAATTACTGAATGCCACGATAGATGGTTATTGGTTATCGCCACCATCATATTATTACACAGATGAAAAGAATTTATTAATACTTGAAACTAGACTAGAAATATTAGAAGATGTTAAATCACATATAACTAAATTTATCAATGATCAACAATCCAGCAAATAGTCTAGAATTCTGGCAAAAAGTTAAAGCTGAATTTGAACAGTCTACAAAAGAAATATATATATGTTATGCTTCAGAGACCTTCAAATCCGAATGGTGCATTTTCAGTCATTCGGGCTCACGGTTTAGAGCACAATGTTGCTCGTTAGCTAACCAGTTCTTACAGGAAACAGGTAATGATTTTTATACTGCACCAGATTATAGTAAAGATGCTGGGGGAATTTTATTTAGCTGCAGCGTGGCATTAATGGATAAAATATATAAATCCGTTGAATATAAAACATCCCTTGACAAGGCAAACGAACGTGACGAATACAATAGACAAGTTAGATTAGATTTTATTAACTGGTGTATAAATAAATTAGAAACTAAATAATGGATTTTACACAAAAAGAATTCTGGTTGCAGATTAAGTCTGAATTTGAACAGGCTATAGGAGAATCATATTTATGCAATGGGTCAAACATATTCGCTGAATGGTGGGATAAACCTTATTTTAGAAAAAAATGTCAACTGTTTGCTAAGCTGTTCTTAGCTGAGTCTGGCAATAAATCCCATACTATATCGGCAGATGCAAAAGATCAATTTGGGGCTTTGTTTGTCAGGATCACCTTACAAGTTGTAAGATCTCCTTATGATGATCGTCAAATCAATAGACAAGTTAGACTAGATTTTATTAACTGGTGTATAAATAAATTCCAATGATTAATATATCTCGATTCTAATGAGTTATTTTTATTAAACTGTATATTTTATTAACTTATATAATAAAATGCAACAGCGTTAAGGAAAACAATGTTAAAATGAATAATAAACAAACACCTGAACAATATATAAGTCGAGCAATTGATTTAATAGAAAGGATTATCAAAGCAGATAGACTAGATCTGTTACACATTAGATCATTCAGTACTGATCTTGTTATAACAAGATCATTCAGTACTGATCTTGTTAATAGGTCTGTAATAAATTATCAAACACTGACTTTATTATTCTATATCCCAACAACATCTGAAGAAGGTTATATAGATCTACGGATCAAGGATGGTTACCATGACTTAGAAATATTACATCACCGTACTACGGATCTTGAATTAGTAAGACGCAGCTTTAAGCTTTGGAACAACTTATTACCTGCTTTCATACAACATTGCATGGTGTCTAATGATAATTATATTGATTCAGTCCTGGACTTTATGAAGGAGCAACCTACAACAAGGCTTAATAATTAAAGGTTAAAAAGAAGTCACGGGTACATGTATGTACATATACAGTAAATGTATAATACTAGCAGTACACCCCTAATATACTGTATGTACTTATATATAATATCATTGTTTTGGGGCCACATTGTGTATTTTTTACGCAAGTCAATTTTTCAAATTGCTGTTAAACTCTTTTTGCTGGAATACTTTTGCTGGAATACCCCTGCTCTGAATTACCCTTTAGTGGTTTACCTTTCATTGTATTTGCTATAAGTTTTAACCTGGCCATTTTAGGATAGACCGTTAATAGTCGATCCAAGCTTGGCATTCGGTTATATCATATTGTTTGAACACACCATGACCATCGGTATTAGTGATATCGCTGTAATACCTTCTTCAGTTGAATGGAATGTATCAACGAATTTGATTTTTATTGATTTCATTTCACCATTTATATCAGTTACCGATGTTAAAAATGTTTCTCCGCCATCCATTGTAAACATTGAATATTTCTCGGTGTTGGAATCATCAAAAGTTCATATGCATAACATACATCAGGATGGAGTTCATTGTACCTAATATTAAAATCGCCTATTTGCATATTACACCTTTGTTTTAAATTTACTCGGTATTATTGGAGTCCAAGCAGTAATATTATAAAATTGTAAAGCTTGTCGAGACATGACATATTCAGGAAGTTTTAAATACGAATTTGAATTTATAAAAAACCCATGTTTCCGCTTATCATTTTCCGAAATTGCATAAATCGCAACATCATAATCTATTTCGCCACCTACCTGTCTTTCAACTAAAACCTTTTCACCTAGATTTGGTCGCATTGTTTCTGGACGGTACCATAAATTCCTTAAATTACCATTTGGTATGTTATCCATTTATATCACCAATTAAATCTTATATCAATTTTATTAACTAGATTGTGGCATTGTCCTGATTTGTCCAGTAAAGTACACAATACTAACAAATCCCTGCATTCCTTTAATAATGCAACCAACTCAGTATGTACATTGTAAGTTTCATCGACAATGTCTTTTGTTGGGCGTTTACATAAAATTGCTTTGGATCCATCTGAATTCGTAATTGTACCAAATGATATCTGATCACGAGTCCAAAATTGTACACCATATGACATCTTATTCTTTCTCAACTGCATTTTAACGCAAACCGGAAAGCGGCCATTATATGGAATGAGTTTTGAAATTTGCTGTGACATTACATTAGCCACAGCTTCCGCTTCAGTTTGAAATTTGCCATCTACAGTTAAATGTATCATAATATTTATTTTTATTTACCTTACAAAGGTAATATATTATATTCATTATAATGGCATTTTTATCAGCATTAACAAAACATTAACATCTATTGTTTAGAAATTAAAAAGATCTAGAAATTTGTATATATTGTCTTTACGTGAACTTTTCCAAGCTTCATCTTAGACACCAACTTCCGATATTCCAAATCATTTATTTCTCCGTTCATTCTGAGCTTATACTAATTTGCCATCCCATTTTCAAATGCTTCCCGCTGACTATTTGTGGTACTGGCGTTTCTGCATTTTCGGTGTAAAATGCCACAAAATATTTGTCAGTGGTATCATATCGGGATTTTACTATACCATTTCTATAGTCATGTGAGTCTTTAAACGGCGGGCAATAACAAACCTTATCTCCTTTTTCAAACGACATATCACTGTTTATTTAATTGGTTATCTAATTCTGCAAGTCTGGTTTTGATATATTTATTTGGTAAAATAAATTTATTGTCTTCGTTAAATTTCTGTTGATTGACATCATCATAGTATTTATCTCTAATATATTCAGCTACCGCTCCGGATCTCGATACTCCTAAGCTACAATGCACAATAAAGGTTTGTGTATCGCGATGTTTATAGACGAAATCAATTATAGACTTTAAGGCATCATCCGGCGGTTTTCTATATTTTATACCATCAAGATTCTTCACGTCACGTTCGATATCCCACATTCTGACTTGTAGAAAATTATCTGAGTCAGTATCAATTGCGGACTCTTCATCTTCATCTAAAATTGATATGAAACACCTATCATCAGCTTCTTCGATACTATATTTGTCGAAGACTCGGTCAAAAAGATATTTAGATGTTGCTATAATACTTTTCATTACTCAATTATTTGTTTGCAAATTTTGCAACGTTTAGTGACCACCGTTTCTCGGTATGGTATATGTCCAGGACCCTTTTTAATAGGAATTCGCCTAATCTCAACTATAATGTCGGGATGATCACATTTAGGTGTTTTGTATTTTCCTAATAATAATTCCATTAATTTCATTATACTGTTTATTAATAGTGATGAACTTTTAACCAGTTTCTTCGGATCCGACACTAAGCAAACATACAATACAATACTTCTCGCCAGGATTACTATATTTATTGGTGGTTGCTGGCTTCCATATATGTCCAATGATAGTAGTACATGCTTCCTGCATACGTTTCGATTGTGCATGCATCCTTGACCATGATTCTAATCTCTTAGTACCTTCGTATTGTTGTATTGCTAATTTAGCATCAGCTAACTCAACATCATTATGGATTATCACCTTAAAACAATTCTGGATTAGTAGATCTAATCTTCCGCCCAACTTCGGTGACATGGTCTGATGCTGGGAATCTACGCCAGTGTGAAAAATGACTCAATTCATATTTGACATTTGTGGGATATCCTACATCTTGCATAATTAAAACATCACCAGTTCCGCCAGCATGCCATCCCTCAAGTGGTTCGGAAGCATCTTCTGGAAACCACAATACTACCATATCTTCTTTAGGTAATCTTTCGGAAATCTTCCACGTTCGATATTTAATCTTTTCGTATGTATGTATTCCTAACATTACAAAAATAAAAAGATAGAACATAATTAAAAATGTAGTTGCCATTTATATAAATTTAAAGCGTTATAAAATATTTAAAATATTGATCAAGTGTACGTTGAATTTTAAGTACGTTGCGTCGTTCGGTATAATCGTAGTATATAGTATTCCAATTGGAATTGAACACCGTAGCGGTAAATAATTCTGTTGGTGCAACGAATTCGTATTTTACAGCACGCCACGCCGTTTTCCATTTATTAAAGCTTGAACGTTCTGATAAAGTTTCTTTACCATCTATTACAAAGTTTCCAACTTTAATAGCAACATGAACAGCTATACAATCCTCCACGTTAGATGGATTTGAACTATTCGTTTGCAACAGATGGTATAAGTCTGAAAACGATTGTATTTTGGATTGCCATCCGGAATAATATATTACCCATTTAAATGGTATTTTATTTTGTTCTAATTTTTGTGCCAATAAATAAGCAAACACTGCGCATCCGCCTGCGTTAATGGTGCCTCCAAAATCGATATCTAGATTTACCTGGATAGGCCTCATTATGTTAAAAAGTTTACTAACCTTATTCATTTTTTTATTTTTAATTACCTTACAAAAATAAAGTAAATAATTCAAAAAATAAATAATTTAATGCAGTTTAACTTTTATTTAACATATTATTATGACATGCTACAATATGGTTGGCAATTTCAGAATGTACCCCACCCGATCCAATGATGTAATACTCTTCTTCATCATCAAAAAATATCGAACTGTCGGGATAGATCATTAAGCACCAGCAATTTGGTGTACCACATGGCACTGTTTTCCATGGAACTGTCAACGCTTTCATTCTGGCTTCGAGATAATTCATAATATTTGTAAAATTTGAATTTTGCCATCTTTAATAACCGGTAACGACTGGTCATTAGTAATAATTTTTACAGGCCAATAACCATGCATATTGGAAATATTTAATCCGCATATTTGTAATGCCCGGGTGAATCCTTTAATATACGCATCATTAAATTTTTTAAATCCTTTATACGGTTGCCGACGCTCTCGATATGGTTGGATTCCACGGGTTGTATATTTCCTTGGCAACGGAAAATCTCGTTTGGCCCATTCATCCGGCTTAAAATAAGATATTCTAGCGTGTTCGATATTTGACAACTTAGAGAAATCCAATTGTTTTTCCATTGCTATAATATGGAAATCGCCAAAACAACAATTCACATCGCAGCGATCGCTTCGGAAGAGTATATCTCTTCTAGCACAATAAAATAATCCACGGTTATTAAATGACCCAGATCCAGACAGTAAATAACCATGTTTGGTTTTAATTAAAATGTAATCGGGCTGGTCGTGCATTATTGTATTAATCTTAAAAATTCATACAGTGAATCATATTTTTCGTCTTCGTCATCAGTTTCGAATAGAGTTACGATTGACTCCGGAACCATCGTTAGATCACGCATATAAATTAAATTTAAGACCATAAAATTCACCAATTCTGGATTGGTTTGGGCTACTTGCATCAAATCATCGATACTGTCATAATCTTCATTTAGCAAGTCTATTCGGTTTATTCCTGAGACTATGTACACCAATGCTCCAATTAATTCAATCTTGTCAAATTTCGATGGATTTTTATAATAATTCACGAAATCGGCAATTGATAATTCTTTGCCCATATAAGTTATTAGTATGTCAGTGATGTTCATCATATTGATCAAAATTTTTAATTCCAAATTTATGAATTTTATCGAAATCTAGTGCTGCAAGCATGCCATTAAATTTTTTAATAACATCTGGCCCAACCGATCTGACTCGCCTGCTATCAATAATTATAGCAGCTTCTACTGGCATCCGAAAGAGCCTATAAAAAACGTCAGCCGTTTCACCAACCAATTCTTTCCACGATATGATATGATTGTAGTTACAGTTGCAGTTATCAATAATCACATTTAATCCGGAATTAACACACTCAGAAACCAAATTTCTCTGAATTTTTGTAATAATTTGTTCGATTTTTCCAGAACATACTCCTTTATCTGTTAACATGTATCGAAAATCATCTCGACCAGTCTTAACCCATGTAGGGTCTTCAACCATGGCAGCAGAACAGGTCGATTTTCCAGACGCTGGTATGCCAATATTAATGACTATTTTTGGTTTCATAAACTAATTTCAACAAATATACAACAAAAATCGTAAAATGAAAAATATATAGAGCAATTTAACAAAGAATTAACTAAAATTTAAAATATTTTGGCTTAATTTCTCGGTGAATTAGCTCGTTCAGCCGACTTTCCATGCCATTTAGCGCAGCAAAAACCATGGCTGACTCATTTTTATAAGTTGTTTTAACTACGGATGCCATAATTTTCATATCATTACCATATTTCATACGAAGGTCTTCTGCAAGTGTATGAAAATAATACCGTCGGGCTTCAAATGCTTCTATTAACGCCGTATAAAATATAGATATCGGATCAAACATTTCATCTGGGATATTTTCTAATATTCTGCTAAATGATTCAGGATCATTAACAGTATTCCAGATTGAATATGACGTGATATTAGTTAAAATTCGATGTAACCGTAGATAATTTGCCCCTTTAATTTTACAACGATCTCCATTTTTAAATTTAACGACATATCCTTCTTCATCGTCTGGTATATGATTCTTTAAAGATTCTAATGGTGTGCTGCTGTTATAATAAGTTTTATTTGATCTGAGTTTTGGACATTTTCTAATCAGTGAATGCTGCATGCATGAATGTGGCTCTAATTCAAGTCCAGTTTTATGAATCACCCCAAGGAGAATAATGTCTTCGAACGGATACCTAATAACAACCTGGTTGTTTTTATAAATGATTTCACATAAATAGGTGCAGGTATCATCAAAATCCATTAAATATGGCTGCATCAATTCGGATCCTTTAATTGCTTGGTCAGAAGTGAACGATCCACGAGTAGCACAATGCCATTTTCCCGCATAATTGAATATGATACCCAATGATCCATCCATTTTCGCATAGACATCATATCCATTAGTTGGTATATGTCGGTTTTCTTCAATATTGAAGAACTTTTTGAATGGCCTGGCTACTATATTGAATTCATTATCAGTAACTAGGCCACGCAACTGTAATAGAATCGGATATTCATCCCAAGCTTTCTCAAACTGAGCTTGTTGGGTATAATTCCAAATTGTTAATGGCAATTCTGGGTGGGTTTGTCGTCGAACTAATTTTTTATCTAATAATTCGGCGGCAATCGTTGAATTAAATATAGGTTCTTTACTCATTTCAACCTTGTCAATTACTAGAGACAATTGCCTGCAGCTCGTTTCTGGTCCATTCAATTTTCATGACCTCTTGTGGCATAATTTTAGTTATATTCTTATCCATGTATTTTAGACTTCTTGGAATCCAAGTTCCGTAAAGTCTGGTGGTATTAGGCGCTAACATGTCTTTATGCCCAGGTTTATATCCATCAGCTTCATATAATGGATTAATCCTGAACATTTTATTTAATTTACGCAAATTCATTTGAATATTTTTATAATTTTTAAATTTTCTGGTATGGTTTTCCCTATAAACCCGTCAGTTGCTTGATCACAGAAATATTTGTCATATTTACTATTCGTGGTGAATATTTTGTCAAAATAGTTGGTCACCGGATCTACACCCAAATTTTGCACAGTCATATGAGAAACTGCCAAATATAACTTGCCGCAATTTCTTTCTTTGAGCATTTTAGATAATCCCTTGAAAGTCCCACCGTATATACAGATGTCATCAATTATTAGGATATGCTTGCCACCAAAATCAGTTCGATCAATTTGTTGAACAAATTTTGTACCATCTACTTCATTCCAACTTCTAGATTTCGTAGCCGAAAATGTTTCTCCGTTCCACCTAAGTGTGTCACAAAGTTTCATTAACGGTTTGAATCCGCCAGCATCAGAAGACATTAAAATTAATTCGTCAACTATTGTATCACTAATGCTATCTATTTTGCCAAACCTTCTAGGAAACCCTGTTCTTACAGATCCCCAATTATATAAGGAATCAAAAACATTAGATATGAAAGCACTGTTATCAATAATTTCTACATTTTTCATCAAGGCTGTTACAGCTTCTTGGTTATGTGGATGAAAAATTTTGAAATTCGCTTTCATATTATTTAGAAAATTTCCAACTAATTTCAACCCATACGATTGGTTAGGTTTAAATCTCCTATCAGCTTGAGCATCGGGAAGATTTGGAATAATAATAGTTGGACGAGCTCGTCTAGATGGACGAGTTTTATGTTTTGCTTGATACGCATCGACAAAATGATTAAGATGCCATAGCTCTTCTGGACTATTTATTCTAAATACCGTTTCCTTAGTAATCGAATCAGGTATCTCTGCATAAACAAACCCATCTGGATATTTCGTTATTGTATGGTGCATGGCTTACATATTATAACGTATTCCTCCGCCTGAGATGAATGAGAACCCAAACCAAGCAAAAAATAAGATTACTATGAACAATGGTATAAAACATACCCACCAGGAAACAGTGATGATTCCAAACCATTTTAAAATTGGCATTAATATTTGATATGATATCCATACAACCATAAGGATAATACCAACATATTTCCAAAAAATTTCAGAATTCATTTTAATAAATTGTTTTTGTTATTAATTTTATTAGAATTATAATAAGTTCAAATCAAATACATAAAACACAATTAGAAATATAAATGTCCAGATTAGCATTACGGTATAACCAAGACATCCTCCCAAATCTATCGTGGGTCCATACATTGATGAACTAGATTCTTTAAAATCATCCTTGCAGATTACAAAACGGATAAGTAAATATCCAAAAATTAATATTAAAATATTAAAAATATGTATGTTCATTATATTATTTTTAACAGTAATTAAACTCCAGTTGTCTTATCCCAAGCCGAGATATGCAACCTAGACATTCCGATAAATTTATATTTTTTCGCCATTTCTAAAACCCATCTGGTTCGTTCATGGAAATTTTCTTGTGAATCTAATCCTGGCATACACACCACCCTATTAAGTGGTATATTTAATGGATTTATGTATGTGTCGAACATTTCGAAAATGTCGTCTTCGGTTGATATTACGAACTTAAATTGATAATTGGGATGAGTCATAATAGAATTTATGACTTCAGGTCTTAAACGTTGGACGGGTGGCATTCCAGAATTTGATAATTTTGGAGAACAGTTAACCTGATCAATAAGCTCAAATATAGCATCGAATGAAATAGTCCCATTGGTCTCAATTTCATAAAAAACTGATCTAAGATTTTCATTGGTGTTTAACGCCCAATATCTAGTAAAATTTTCAATCGATTCTTGGTGAGCCGGTATTGTTGGTTCTCCACCCGTCCAAATAATATGAATTAATCCACCGAGAATATCATCATAAATTCCTTGCTCTTTAAACCAATCAATTACTTCTTGAAAATCCCATTCCTTACCCTTGATCCAGACTGGCATTGTGTCGCAGCACCAAGTGGCTTTATCACCCAACATTAAATCACCAACAATATCTCCGGCAGCCGTCTGTGTTTCGGATTTTTTAAAATCATTGACAAACTTAGGTGAAAACCCACAAGATAAATTGCAGTTTGTTAACCGAATAAATACTGACGGAATACCAGTCGAAAGTCCTTCGCATTGAACTGAATAAAAAATCTCAGATATTAAAAGTTTATTGGTATTAATTTTTGCCATTTGGAATATTATATGTTGTATCAATAAAAGTTTGGCAGGAATTCACATCCGTAAAAATATTATTATAATCTAATCTTGGATGTGAATTCCATTTGTCAAATTGTTCCGGGGTTGGCCTGACAGTTTGCCACGGCACCCATTCAGTTCCAGTAAATCTAGGAATATAAACGACTCTACTCGTCTTCATCAGTTGTACCAATATCAAAAATGTCAACCATGAAATTTTCAACTAGGTCATGAATATCTTCTAACCTATCTTGCATCTCTTGGGCATCGTTTATCGTGTCGATATCTGATAACTCCTTTATCTCTTCAAGAAATTCTTCTAACCTATTCATACAATTAGATATTATAATTTAATCCAACTGTATATCCTGACTTGGTGTCAGTACCTAAGGAAACTTGCAAATTATCAACAACCCGGTATCGTATATTAGTTTGAAATGCTGCTGGAGCACTGTCTGATGCTGGCAATGTTATATTTATATCTGCTGCCCATCTGTTTGTGAATACCTGGCCTATTCCGAATTTAAAACGTTTATCCGTAATATATCCAAAATTCAAATAATTCTGACTGATATAAATGGAAGCCGAAAAATCAATAACATTAGTTTGATGATATGCTACACCAAAACCTAGGTTGAATTCCGACGGCTCTCGGTTAAACTTATCATTCAAGGTGTTCAGTAAAACTAACATCGAATCGTTTTGTTTTGATTCAGTTCTCACCAAGTGGTTATAATCACTTACCAGTTCATAATTTACTTGCCGCAGTTGAAGATTTTCTTCAATAATTTGGTCACAATTTTGAGCAGGTAAAGTAATGGCCATAAAGGCAAATGCAATAAAGAAAATAAATGTTCTCATTATAAAAAATTTAATTGTTTACTTATTAATCGTCGTCTTCGTCTTCGTCATACTCATCGTATTCACCATTAGAATTTTGATCCCATCCTTCCATTTGCTGAATCGCCCTGAAATGTTCAGGACGTAAAATTCCAAAATGTAATAATACCAAAGCATCATCTTCCGTTAAATTCGTTAAATCAATTTCTTGATCATTGATGAAAATTTTAGTCTGAATCGATGTTACTAATTCAGGAGTTAGAGCGCTTGAAGCATCCGCGACAGCCTGTTCTATAGGTGGTATAGGTGTTATGTCAAGTTCGTTTGAACTTATGAATCTGCCAAGTTTGTCTCTTAATCTATTTATAAATCCCATGATATTATTTTTAAAAGGTTTCTGTAATTGTAAATCCGCCAAATTCCATTCTAGCTCCAGCATGCTGGATTCGTTGTTCAAATTTATTTAGTAACTTTACCTTTTCGGCTGGAGCTTCTTGAATTTGAACAAGTTGGTTTTTGCATATTTCCATCATGGATTTGTTGCCAATTAATTTAGCATCTTTATACGCTTGTAAGACTTGTGTTCTAGTTGCTATTAAAGCATCTAATTTGTTGATTTGTTCTTGAAGTGACATATTATTTATTTATTTTTATTTACAATACAAAGATACGGTATGTAAATCAAATATTCAAATTATTAATGTTAAATTTTTGTTAATATAAATCTTCACTGGTTAATCCAATGTCGTTTTCTGGAATCCCTTTATTAGGTCCAATTATTTGATTGGCATCAAAAGCTATCTTATAGGCTTCTTTTCTATCTACAAACCTATTTGTATTGGTTAAGAACCCTTGGACTTCCGTTTGTTTTATTTCTAAAGCCCGTTCATTATATGGAAATCCTACTATCTGAGTCAAGGTGACCATACAATTATGATGTCTCCTGCCACAGATTATATATCCATACTCAATATTAATAGGTCGGTGTACATATTTTTCGCCATCATTATAATAGTTGGCGGCACATATTATAAATTCCTTTGTCATTATATTAATATTAAAGGCATTGGATCAGTATTAAATTCATTCTTATACCACTTACAAGTTTCAGCCCACCCAGGAAGATCATAAAACCATCCGGATAACTTCTCTGTTTCAATTTCTAACTTTTCATAACAGATTCGAGCATCTGTAGGATTAGAAAATACATAGGTATCATATCCCATTATTAATGAAACTCCAATTAAATCATAACCTTCGTTTAAAATTAATTGCACATCCCATCTATCCTTTACATTGTTAGAATTTGTAACGTTGAGAAACTCATCCATTGTTGGTCCAATCTCATCAAAAGATTCAGACTTTGCCCAATTTTCTAAAACCTTTTCCCTTGGAGTGGTTTCGAAATACTGTTTTAAATCTTCTATTAGATTATGTGATTCGTTATGATGGGTTTTCATTAGTGCGTTTACGTTTATAAAGTTCTAAAATCCATCGAATTTCAGTATCAGTTTCACGACCTTCTAGACCAGCATCTACGACTTCATATTTGTTAAATCCTAAATTAAATGCCCTGGTCATCAATACAATTACTTCAGACTCTGTAAATGTATCTGTCATATCAATTGCATTGCCATGTTTTTCAATTCAAATAGTCTTTCCAAACTATCCGTTTCGTCTTTGTCATTTCTAAGCTCAATAAACCTTGGATGATTTAATGCGTATGTCTCAGAGTTTCTAGCTCTTGTTAGATCATTAAACTGAACAGTCATAACCTTGCCAATTAATTCAGCTCTTTTAGAATTGAAATCTTCCAACTGCTGGTCAGTAAATCCTGAACATTGACCTTTAACTGTACCTTCATCGTTTTCATACATTATGGCACCAAATGTCTTCTCTCGTTTTGTTCCAGGAGTTCCTTCAGAAAATCCAGTTATTCTTACATCGGCATCAATTTCCAATTTCAATTTCAATTGCGTCGGGGAAGTGTGGTCCTTGAATACATTATTAATGTCTTTCAGAACAGCCCCTTCGAATCCTTCGTTCATCCATTGTGAGCAAATCGTTAATGCTTCTTGAATGTTATTAACAATTCTATTTGGAATTTCCGAAACATGCGATTGTAAATTAACTCCGGAATAATCATACAGCATGCCGCATAATGTGGTAAATCTTGTTGAGTACGGAGTTCTGGAAATAGATCTTTGATGCTTTGCATCTGCAAATTCTTCAAGTTCTATAAAATCCCATAATTGTAAAATAATATCATCATGCGGAGGATTGTCTGAATTAATCAACCCGTTAGATTTTTGTCTGGTTTCACAGTTAGCAATTAACATTTCGCCGACATATACACCATTTAAGAATATATCATTTTTAAATTCGGCTTCCAATATTGGATAAGTTGATTCTTCTCCAGACCTAGTCATAAATGTTATCTTATCATCTTCTTTAATAACATAGCGGAATGTACCATCTGCTTTAAGTTCTATTATCGCCGGAAAGTTTATTTTGGATGCTGTCTTCTCTGAGTAGACTCCGCATCTCATGTAAGGTGGCTTTACAATTAAATCGGGCCAAACCTTATTAATAGTTGTTCGACCCAAGTTTAGTCTAAGGTCACGGTTTAGAATTCCACGAGCGATCAATTGATCGGATTTGGATAATAAATTCATTTGGGTTTTAAGTAAATTCAACGCACTGTGTCCGGTAACTTCCCGTGACACAATATTTCGTTCAATAAAATTTAAAAATGTTGTCAAGTCAACTAATCCATTAGCTTGATCAGGTGTTAACAATTTCTTGATACCATATGTAAAGGTTACACGATCATAAGTCATTTTCAAGACACGCTTTAATAGATCATTGTCTTTGTATTTTTTAAGAACGGACAACTTCCAATTTGATCCGTTTTCTTGATTTATTTCCTGAAGAATCTCACTTATTACATTTATCATAATACAGGGGCATTGTTTAATTTAAATTCGGCATAATGGTATTTTATTAAAATCGGATAATATAGATGAACTTGGTTTGGCTATGGCCATTTCAAATCTTCTGTTATTATTCAAAATTATCCGATTATATATCATGGAACCGAGTATCAATTTATTAGTAGAACCAAATAATGTTAGATGATAAAACGATCCGTATAATATAGTGATGCATTCTTTATATGCATTTTCATTGTCATTGCATTTATCAATGATATCTAACATTTCCGTCTCTGTAATTTCTAAATATGGCGTCATGGTATGAATTCAGTTAGTTGTGAGCAATGTGCATCAATAATAGTATTAAGTTTATTCAATACTTTAAGTTCGACCCCTAAATCATCAGGGAATTCAACGAATCTAATAACTCGGCATCGTTCATTACCAAACAATACGATTTCGCCACGCTCAATTCGTAAATTGTCACTTAAACGTTTGACTCTGTGAACTCGAGCAAGACTTGAGCTTGTTATTGGAGCCGAAGTAATATATGCTAAGACACGGTAGTTTTCTTTTATATCGTGTGGATGTGGATATGAATTCATAAATAAATTTTATTCTTTTATTAAAATGTTAACTAATGTTACCAAAGTCATCATCGTAACAACTAACATTATTGAAAAATTAATTACGGCGTCCATATTTCGTTTTTAATGGTGTTAAATAATTTATTAATGTATTTGTATTAAAAACGAATTAAAGTAGTATATCTCGATGCTGTGCTACTTTAATTCTAATAATTCCGATTAATCAGTTATGTCTTTCTTTGGAGCCTTAAACATGGCTTCAAATTCTGCTAGGCCTAATTCTGCAATTTCATCTGCGTCCTTGCCAGTTATACCAGTCAATTCAAACAGTTCTTTCTCTTGTGCATACCGTTTTTCATCATATTCAATTCCAGTTGGGGCAAAAGAATAATATAAACGATTTTTAACTGAACCTTTACGGTTCTTTTCAAAAATCATATATCGTTTACCTTTTTCTTTTGGATCCCATAAAAATTGCAGAAAGGCAGTTGTCATATGCTCTAACCTTTTAGATCCAACATACTGACCTGATTTATTTTTTTGCTGAATACAAAGGAAACATGTATATGAATTGCTTTTATTAAAACCTTTATTATGTCTTCTCATCAATTTTAACATGTGGGCTTCACCCTTCTTTTGCGGTAAGCTCAACTCTTCTTGTATCATCATTTGAATTTCAATCATTGAATCCAAAACCACTAAATCATAACCAGTATTTAAAAAACTGGAAACTACCTGCCAAATCGGATATTTATCTTCGTGTAAATATTCACCTAAAAACAATATTGGAATCTCATCCAACCCAGGATAAAATTGTTTAAATTCTTCGAAATCTTCAGCTTCCATTTCAGCCGAAATATATGCAACAGTTTTATTAGGATTGGTTGCTTTAACTCTAACAAGTGTCTCTATCATATTACTAGACTTTCCAATACCTGGATCTCCGGTGACCATAATATTAGTAGCTGGCAGCCATCCACCTTTTGTTGAAACAAACTTATCTAAGAATGTACCGGTAAGATTTGGCTCGAACATTTTAGGATCCCAAGTAATATCTTTAAGATATGTTGGTATGATATCCAAATCAATTTCAGTCAATTCTTCTTCATTATTGTCAACATCACGTGTTTTAATGGAAGTCATCTCGGCGATTTTTTCATTGGTCATCTGGCGTATTTTTGTAGAAGTGGTATCAAGTCTTAGTTTGGTGCCGCCCTGATAGGCCGAAACAATAGCATAAGGCCTAACCTTAAATTCGGATCCTTCTACTTCAATAAAATACGCCCAATGTTTGGTATCGGTGATTATGAATGGAACTTCTGTACCATCTAATCTTGTTACCACAGCTCCTTCAAGGCTGTCAACATTTGCAACTGTCATTAAGTAAATCATATTCGTTTATTTTATTTTTAATTACCTAACAAAGATAACGGTATTTTAAATACCATTCACTTTTTTTGACACCATTAACAAATCATTAACAAAAAAGGCCAGTATTGCTACGGGCCTTAAAAATAAAATATATGTAATTAAAAATAAAATTAATCTATAGTTTGTAATTCGTCGAATACAACTCTGTTGCGATATACTGGGACGTTATATACAAACCTATCTTCGTCTGCTGGTCGTCTTAAAAACTTACCAGCCAGTTGTTGAGTATCTCTCATTGTTTTCCCGTCTACGTGGGAATTATAAATATGTGAACTCAAATCAGTCATAAGATTAATTGCATCCCATTTGTTCACAGGAGTCGGGCAATTCTTTAATTGGTCTTTAGTTAACTCGGATAACGTAATTCCTCGTTTTTCGTAATCAAGTTTCCAATCTTCAGTCCCCAAATATCTTCGAATGATTTCTGGATCTTTATTCCAATGCATCATCTGATACTTAATTGTATTGTATTCAGAAACAGATAAATTTGACTGTTTTGCTGCCAACAAATATTTTTCGTAGGTTTTTATAAAATCCTGGTTTGGAGTTCTTAATCCCTGAATTATTTGCTTATACCATTCTCCTGGATCATTTCCAGATGTCAATTCTTTTGCGTATGCTGGAACAATACCGGTCATGCCGTTTGTACAAATTTGCCTTTCAACTAAATCTTCAACCGTCATAGCACCAAACATGTCGTAAGTAAATTGCTTACCTAAAGCAATATCTTCGCCTTTAAATGTAAGTGGAATAGATTGATCCCATTTAACTTGGACTGAAACCTTTGTTCCGTTTTCCATTATTACTGGGTCTAAGAATACAATTTTTGAAGAATCGCGTTGAATTAATTCCATTAATTTTTCAAAAGAATCAAGTGAAATTGCATTAACTAATGTTGACTCATCAGCTACTCGAATTACTTTTTGTGATGTCAAGTCTACAATTATTTTTAATTTCAATTGTCTTTTGGTTGCTAAGTGGTTCATGACCATTTGCACCAATGTATATCCTGAAGTGTTATCCATTGTATCATTTAAATGAGTAATGGTCTTCTTTCCAATTCCTGCTAAATCTAATATATCTTCAAAAGCTTCGGTGGCCATTGGCATTCGAGTACCTTTAACAATAATAACTTCGTTAGACTTAATTTTAATATCAGATGCCATAACTGTTATGGATCTAATGTCTTGTGTGCTTAAAGATAAATTCATTTTAATTATTTTTTAATTACCCTACAAATGTACAACATATTTTTTGATTATTTTGATTTATAACAATAATTAACAAATCATTAACAAATTTTAAATGGGCTTCGTTATTCTCCTTGCGGATATTCCTTTCGTACAATACTTTGGTCTTATCTCGAGTTGACCATTTTTTGCTTATTACACAATTTATTTAATTCATCAACCCCTACTGCCCACTTGGTTGCGTTTATGAATTTTATCTTTTCAATATGCAGTCTGCAGCTCTAACAGCTATCAATTCGTCTGGTTTGGTCAACGGGGTAAATCCTAATCCTACTACATACCCAACGGATGGTGCAATCATCATATTCGATCCGGCTGTTTTCGATTTATTAAAATCTAATTCAATTAAATCAATGTTTATTCCATGGTCAATTAAAATTTTAGCTAATGATACTGATTCTTCTGTTTCTCTCCAAAGTCTAGAATATTTATCTTTGATTTTTGGTACAAACTGCGACTGGTAAATTACATGTGCTCCTGCTTTTGGAGTACGAAGAGCTATCGCAGTGACATAAGCACAGTATTTTCTAAAATTTTGTGAATCACAGCCAATACTCACTATAAGGTTTGGATTAGCAGCGATATAATTTTTGATATATGAAATACCATCGTCTATCTTAAATTGTGAATCTAAGATCCTGAATTGCATGATTCTAATTTTTGTAAGATGAATTGAGTTGTATTTTTCGGATTATTAATCAATTTTATTATTTCGGCAATAATCTGGAAATCTAATAATGATTCACCATACATAACTAATTTTTCATTGTTGCAGTTAATAGATGAAGATGGCATAATGTGTAGTTCGCCATCGGTATTTCTAATTTTCATAAGTTAAATTATTTAGTACGGATAGTTAGACTCGAACTAACATTTTCAGATCCATTACACTATACCATTTTAGAAGAATGGTGTGACTATATCCGCATTAATTTGTAGGAAATCCGGGACTCGAACCCGAACTGCCACCGTATCAGGGTAGAGTGCTAACCATTACACCAATTCCCAATGTATTAATCAATCATTAATCTAAGTTTTTCAGCGGTCGAAACTGTTAATTGTGTTATCATGGTAGCTCCTGCTGACAATAAACTCAAACTGGCATTAACCCACAAAGGTATGAAATTTATATCAACTCCAAACTTTGATAATGCTGCTGGAATGCCAGTTACTAATAAAACTCCTATCGAAATATTTTGCAATGTCTTAAAAAATTCAGGCTTTTCAGCTGACCATCGTTTAATAAGTTCATTGAAAAAATCTTGGTAATTCATATTAAATCCTTTATGATAAATAGTTACAAAACTGAAGAAATCTTAATCCACAAATGTAATAATATAGAACCACCAAAGGAAAAGTATTATACCCAACCCAGTTGCACCAGAATGTGCAGTAAACAACATTACAACAAACATAATATGCAATATACACATTGTCGATAATAATATTATGGCCATTGTTTTTGAAAATAAATTCTTCAGCATTATGAAGAAATTTTTAATATTATTCATCATAACCAAAGATTTAATAAATAATGAATTCCATAAAATAATGCTGCTACACCTAACAATCCTGCGAATATAGGTCCAAGAAACATGGAAAACATAATAATTACCATCATACTTTCGGAAACCCATTTACTTTCGTAAAACGATATCCAATTAATAGCATAATACCGTAAATATAATATAAAGAATGTTAGAATTAAACTTATAATTACCATTTTTGTACGAATGCTGCAAGCTCGGTTGCTTTTAGAAACTCTGCTTCGGTTATTTGTAATATTCTGTTTCCGTTTTTCCTAACGTAATATTGCGTGGCCCCACTAGGTGTTGGACTAACATATATAACTTTGGGCGTCAAATTGTTTTCGGCGTCAATATCAAACAGACCAATGTATTGAATGCATGGTATTGGAGTAAACATATTTAAAATTTTAAATTAATAAATTAAAAACAGGGTTACGACCGTTTCCCCTACTGGCCGTCCTTTTCTGCTTTTGAAATATAAGCATCTGAAAAATCTGGATAATCATTCATATCGATTTCATTGACTTCTAAAATTGTCATTATATATTATTTTTAGTTGTCTCGGTCGGGATCGAACCGACATGTAACCGATTACCCTTTCTACATTGTATAAGAATGAGGGGATACGAGACATTCTGAATTATTAAATTAGTTATGTGCCAATGTAAATGTGTTTGCACGAATTTCTTTTATTTCTTTTTGTTTAATTACGATAAGATTATCAACCGCTCTCCATTTACATAAATCTCTATCTCTTTGATAACCTTTAATTTCAACATATAAATTTAATTCCGGCAAATAAAAATCCGGGAAATACAAATGAATTTTCCCCGATTCAGGCCAATAATATTTAAACCCATTCGAATTTCTTTGCCAGACAATATTATTCCTATTCATCCATAGAACAAACTCCAGTTCCCAGTTCCCATTAAGTATGATGCCTTCATAATTGATGTTTTTAACTCTTCCGGAGACATTTTTTGATGAGTACGATTCAGGATTTTTCTTTACAGCGTTTTGCATACTTTCGGAATGCTGTGATTTTCTTTGTTTTGACCAAACATACTGTGATGCCTTTTCAGACATTTTTCTAAGTGTTTCTTTAGATAACTTAGGTTTAGGAAGACATAACCTTTCAGCCTTTGTATATTGATTTTGGCCTTGAATTTCGCCATTTCTTACTTTTTGATTATATTTAATGAAATTAGATGTAATTATTAATTTGTCAGGATTAGATTTGCATCTAATCTCATGTTGTCTAAGTGAATTTTTCGTTGGTTTTAATGAATTACAAAATTTACAAATTAGTTCAGATTCGGCGTTAATACTATTATACATAAAGTCTCCTTTATATAATTAGTATTAATTATTTTATTAAGTGGCCTGCCCTAACCTTTTGAAGCCAGGGTGAGTGACTATCTCACATTTATTAAGTTTTGCAGACCTAACTCGAGATTCAATATTGAGTACCCGACCATATTAGTAAAGTTGCCGTTTATAAAGAATAGATATATTGATAAATCGAATATAATTGATAACCAAACCCTAATATACAAACCGTATAATCAAATGTGCGATATGATGCATATTTATCCCAGTGTAACTTATTTTCCTGGTGTACAAATGCCAGTGCCAACAATACGAACATTAATTTAGAAATTACTAAAATTCCTAAGACAGTCGATATAGTAAAAAACAAAGTTCCAAAAATCTCTGGATATGGTTTACTGATGTTGAAAGCTGATAATAATTCATTAATTAATGCTCCTAAAGCAAAAACTGCAACTACGACGATTATAAACGTTTGCATATTAATAATAATTTAAAATTTGTCTTAAAATATATTCTGAATGTTTAATATTTCTGGAGTTTGCTAGACCAATAGTCAAATGGTATTTAAAAAAGGGCTCGCCTAAATTTAAAAATGTCCTAATGGCTTTAATTTCTTCATTTTCATCAACTCTTAACCACCAATGTTCTCCATTACTGCGAAGTTCCCGACTAACATCAATATTAATGTTAGTATGGTTAAATTTACTTTTAAATTCATTCCATTTTGCAGTGTCCTGATATCTATCATTGACAATTGTTATGTGGCATTGCCTTAATGGTTGGTTTAATTCTAACCCATATCGTTTCTTTATATACCAACGCCACATTTTATCAGTTTCGTCTCCAGGAAATTGCAATATGGCTGTTCGTTTCCAGCTGGATTGCTTATTATGTTTCCGTGTTACATCCGGTGGATCAATAATTAATATTCCAACCATTATATTTGGTGTATCGCCACCCCTTTAAGTGGTATAACATGTATTTTTTTGACTGGCATCACTTCCATCTTTCTTGAAAGCAATGAAATAACTTCGACATCATAATATTCAGTCCGTTCAGTCTGATTATACTGTTGACACGTGGTATTTATTGCTTTAATCTTACCTTTGTTACCAAATATCTGGTATAAAGGTTTGTGATTCTCTCTGATTTCAATTTCAGTGCCGACTTTAAAAGTTGTCATAATATTTATTGTTTTAATTACTCAACAAATATATAACATATTTTTCAATTATTTATGATCTGTGGTGGAATTAACATTTTATTAACATTTTTCATTAATTTATTCAATATCATTGTTTGGGCAAGTCGAAACTCATCACTATCTGTCATTGAATGTATTAATTCAAATGTACCGAGTTGCAAAGGTATCAAATCGACAGCATCGATCTGTCTTATGTCATCGCCATCAGTTGAAGCTTGAATAAATCTGCCGATTTCAAGTTTTGTCTTTATCAATATCATATTTAATATCAATTTAGCGGAAACGGGAGGGATCCAACCTCCGCAGGCATTTCTACCTGACGTTCACTTAGCAGGTGACTACATTAGCACTCTGTCACATTTCCATGGTTGAACCGATGCATTTCAGCAGTTGAATAAGATATGATCACGAAATGGCGCAATTAATCTTCGGCCCAAGTACTCTCGGTCGGACTTGAACCGACACGTCTTACGACACCAGTTTCTAAAACTGGCGTGCCTGCCATTACACCACGAGAGCAAAAAAATTAAACTATATTTAAATAAGGTTCAACATTTGATAATATTTCGTTAAATTGGTTTTCATCAAATCTGTGTGATAGATCTTTATAGACTATCAATTTAATATAATTCACTTCAATATCTTTATATAATTTAGGCATATTTAGGATCTCATCTTTTTCACCTAGATGAATTGTTACTGGCGCAGACTTAAAATCAAAATCAAAATCAAAAATTTGGTTAGTTGGATTGATTAATTGAATTGTCTTAATCTTATCCGGATATATATCCCATAGACGCATGGCGTTTAAGCATCCCATTGAATGGGCTATTATCACTGCATCTTCAGTTATATCCGGAATGGCATCATTCAATAAGAAATAAGAATAGGTATCATTTGAAAACTCTTTCAATTTTAAGTCAATCCAATCCTTTTTGGTTGAATTTAACCCAGCTATATAAATTAACATATTTAATTATTTACTCACAAATGTACATAAATTAATTCAATAATTGTGTTAATAAAATGTTATTTATTGACGGTACCGAATATTATTTTTTCATGTGGTTCACCCGCTATCATCCGAGTATAATGATATCCGTCTGGATTAAATTCCAGAATATCTTTACCAGTAAGCTCTTTGGCCATATAATTAGGAATCGGCTCAGCGCCATTTTTTCTTAAAATATGCTCCATTGCTCCAGATACTTCTGTCCAGGACCTGCTAAACTTAATATCTTCCTGAATCATTTTCATAAACCATTGCTTTCCAATTGATGATCCATCGGTTCCACCTGCAATGCCTTTTCTTCCATATTGATCTTTATAGAGTCTAACTGCTACGAGCTTATTATCCTTTTTAACGCATTTGGCCATCCATGATTTCCGAATTAAATCTTCTTTCGAACTTGCAGTTAAAAATCCGCCTATAGGAGCATATGATTTTTGTAGAATCTCCCAAATTTCATCAATATATTTCACAATGTCAGTTTTAAACAAATTGACATATCGTTCAGTTAATAATTCGGTAAATTTAATCATAACATAAATAGTTTAAAATTTTATTATTTTAGTGCCAACTATTTTCCTTCTGTCCATTTAATCTAAATAAATTCCAAATGTGGATATGCAAAAGTTATCAAAATTCATACCGACTCTATATGAGTTTTCGGCTAGCTTTAATGATTTTGCGTTAATGACATTTTTTAAAATTTGATTGGCGACATGCTGTAATATTGATTTAATCATTATTTTTTATTTTTGGGTGTTTATTATATTGCCTTCTTTCTATGTTACATAATTTTAAATATGCTATAATAGTAACGTGATCAACATTAAATTGTTTGCCGATATCGGTTGTGCTTAAATTTTGTACATTATACAATTCAAATAATATTTGATGTAACATTTCTATACCATTAAATTTAACGTCTATATTAAATATTCTTTGTATAGAATTTATTTTTCGTTTATTAATTACAACGCCGTTATATTCAAATGTATCGGGAAGTTTAATATACTTTTCCGGATACAATTTCTTATCAAAATTTGTAACTCTGCCTAATTCATATCCATTTGTTAAATATTCATCTAACACTGTTTTTTTGATTTTAATAGATTTTAATTCTGCTATTGAATGAATCCAAACCATTCCAAAATTAGAATTGTTTTCACCCTTTTGCCTACCAGTTAAGGCATGGTGATCTTTCATTTTTTGAATAGAAGCAGTTGAATGTGTTTTACCTAACCAATTATAAAATGTTTCCTTGGTACGTGAGCCCGATAAATAACTTTCTTTAAGTGCCTTGGATTTATTATCGGCAATTTTTTGATTCCAGATTGGATCATTTATTCTTAACCATGCTTGTCGTTGATTACTTTTTTTAGCATTCTCCTTTTGCATTTCGGATGTCCATCCACCTATACCGCCAACTTTCAAATTCATACATTCTTTCTTAGCAATTTCCTGAAGATTGACTATTTCAGCTTCCCTTTTTGCTAACTCTTCTCTTGAATCTAAATATTCTAATATTTCAATTTTATGATTTTCTTTACCATGCTTATTAATTGAACGTTTTAAATATTTACCTGATCCTAAATAACCATCATCCAAATTATCTGTTGAATGCATTCCAATATAATACTTTCCAGATAAAATATTTGTGGTTTTATAAATAAAATGATACTTTTTATGAGTACCATATCTAACTTTTGTCATTTAATAATCTCCTTACTATAAATAGTTTAGAAATTACAAAAACAACTTCAAAGGGTGTTAGCGGGATTCGAACCCTGTCATCTTCCTTCACAGGGAAGCGCTCTACCAATTAAGCTACAAACACCATGTAATTATTTATTTTTTCTAATTCCACCAACAGGTCTTCACTGTATCAATACCGTTGAAATGCATGGATTCGAACCACAACTATGAATTTCAAAAATTCATGTGCTAACCATTACACTACATTTCAATTAAACAAAGGCTGGTTCAATGTGACAATATTTTCGGTTACACCTTCTGATTTCAGAGCTTCCGCCTACTTCTTATGAGTGACATAACCAGCCTTTTTAATTAATTGTTTATCTATTAAATTATATTAATGCTACGTTTCTGGATTAATCTTTATAAATGTTTAATTCTACAGACTCTCGTTTGGTCCACCGAGGATTTGCACCTGGAACATTTGGGGTATCAACCCAATGAATTTACTGCGACATTTAATATTGAATTCAGTTTAACCTTACTGATAAGTTTACATCATTAAAAATAAAAATCGTATTAATCGGCATCGCACCGAATATCTAGGCTGTTCATAAACTAGCTTAAATAGAGTAGCCCAAGTAGGACTCGAACCTACACCCTTGCGGACTCCCGCTTAAAAGGAGCGTGTCTGCCAATTTCACCATTGGGCCATTTAATTAATCACATGAATTAAATCTGGAAACTGTAATTGTCCATTTATCATTAATAATCTTCGGTTCAGTTGAAGATGTTCCGTACCCAGCTGGGTGGTATTTTCTGAAATATAAATCTTTGAGTGCAACTACTTCATGCAGAGTATCTGCGGTTAAGGTTTCGCTGATCATGCTACTTTCGATTGGATGATTAAACTATCTAATTTAATAATATTTGATACTTGGAGTATTTGTTTCCAATATTTCGGCATTCTTAATTTTACCTGAGTCATTTGATTTTCAGTTAAACCTTTGGTCTTTAAAAATTGTGCAAAAACTGCCATTAATCTTGCATCGCTTATACCCAACCGTTATAGCCAATAGCTACAAGTCTGCTACTTTATGAGATTTTGCACAAATTTTACAAACTGGTGTGTTTGTTTTTTCGTGCCAAGTATCTGTTTCTTTTCGGCAAAACTTACACTTTTCATAAGTCTTAAACTCTTTGTAAAGTTCTTTAGGTTCTTTTTTAATTGGTATCATATTTTAATATTTTGTTCACGTGCAATTCGAAACATTGTTCCCATGTCTTGTTGAACTTGGTCATATAAACCTCTCGGAAAATGTGACATATTACCTTTATTGTCGAGAGTTATTTTTAACTCATCCCACATAAAATAATATTGATCAGTGACCTGATTTTGTAAAGCTTGAATTCGAAATTTATTGAATTCATTGTGATTGTAGATTATACCAATAAAAGTACCATCGATATGATAAGCCTTTACCCTTGGTTCTTCGAATCGTTCAATTGTTAAGTAAGCCATATTCTTTGTTTTTAATTACTCAACAAATATACAACGTTATTTTAAATAATCACAACATTAGAATGACATTAACAAATTATTAACATATTTAGAGCGAATGGACGTAATCGAAACGTCATCTCAAGGTTGGAAGCCTAGCATAATAAGCCATTATACGACACTCGCATTAATAAAGTGGTAATGGAGAATTCCGAGATCCCGCCTACCGGGTTTCAACCGATCGCTCTACCATCTGAGCTACATCACCATAAACTGCCTTCGTTGCTACTTTGCTTCATTGCTTTCGCCATTGTATTTATTTGCTTCGTATTGACCTATTGACATTATCAATCGACGAAGGAATCCCGGCACAAGCGTCAGTATTCGAAACTGAAACCGACGGTTTTGGAGACCGTTGCTCTACCAATTGAGCTACACCTGCATGTTATAAATATTTACCATAAAACCCAATGTATTTCAATTGGTTCATGTTCACTTTTGATTTTTTTGGTTATGCTACATAATCCATCATAATAATAACAAAAAATTGGAAAATCTATACCATCAACTCTTAATTCAACAGCTGATTTATTATCTCCAGATTTTCTACCTGCTAATGCTGCACCCAAATGAACAATGTTAAATACAAAATTTTTAATAGCATAATCATACTGATTACCTGACCAATTATCAGTTTTAGCAATAACATTATCATCTCCATAACCACCAGTTTTATATGGATAATAACTGATAAGCATCTTATGGTTATTAAAAATTTTATCTAAAAGCTCTTGGTCTCTGATCATGACATTATTAAATTATATTTTTCAGTTAACATTTTTAAATTGTCTAATGTGACATAAAACGAAATTTGATGCCATTCCTTATCCAACCCCATGTGTAATTTAAATCCAATTTCCCCTTTATCGCAATCTGGCATTATTTCTATTGAACCATCTGAGTTTGTAAATCTATGTTGAATCGATCTATCTACGCATGTATTATGGTTTTTAGAAGACACCATTCTCAAAAAATCGCTGATGGTATATTTATTATCGGATCCACGTCTTGACGGATGTTTATCCGTATATTTAGATTCTAACAATACTAAATACGACATCATCAACACATCTTTATAAAACTTCTTTAAAGTCTTGGTATCCAAATGTTCTAATCTGTAGAATCCAGTAATCATGATTATTAAATTAGTTGAGCTTCTGGTCGGGATCAAACCGACTCTATTCCTGGTTACAAATCAGGGGCACCATCATTTATGCGTCAGAAGCGTAATAAAAATGTTCAATTCTATTGTAGGTTCCTAACCGCTTACAATTAAATTCTATATTCCCTACACCTTTTGGTTAGTAAAGCAAGGCTGTCTTACCAGAAGATAACATAACTGGACAACCATCATATTCAATATAATATAATTCAGGTATTTTGCCAAGCTTGATTTCGGCTAATTCTTCTAAATTCATAATGTGTTTTATTATTGTTTTATTTTATCTAAATTATTCAATCTTTTTTTATACTGTTCTTCTTCAGATTTCCAACTTTGGTATTCGTTTCTAAAATCAACAAAGGTATATTTTTCTTTTTCAAAAAACAATTTAAGCTCATCTATATTAAACTTACCAACTTTATTATAAAATTCTTCTTTGTAACTCATATTCTGTAATTCTTTTAGAATGATATGCAGGATTCGAACCTGCAAGAATTTATTTTATACTAGCCGCTAAACCATTTTATTAAAATTCCTTACAAAAAGTAGCCATCGTTTTTATTATACAATTATTGAACGAATTAAACTTTAAGGTGTCTAACCAATTTCACCAATACCGCATGTTTTTGTGGAGAGTATGAAGAACGATTTCATCTGTTGTCTTCATTGCAAACGAAGTGGCCACGCCGAGCAGCCCCAAACCCCGAATTATTATCTAAAATTAACCTACTATTATTCAGTCAATCTAAAGTTATAATCTTATCAATTCCATTTAACATGTCTACTGACAAACCTTATGAATTATGCTTCTTTATTGTCTGATAGGCTGGATTCGAACCAGCAACCAACCACGGATCCAAGCCGCGTAAACACACCAATGTATCGCTACCAGATAAAATACGATGTTGACCTAAGAATTTTGTCCTCGGTTCTTTTCAGAATCGTTAGGTACGTTTACTGACATCATATTGGCTGTAGGTGCAGGAATTGAACCTGCATTAATGCCGGACTCTGCGCATCCGGGTGAAATTCCAATATCTCAAACCTACAGAACTTAAAAAATGCCGCTGTTCAGAAACTATTGACGTCAATTCACTTTAAGATATATGAACCTAAGCATTACTCGACCTGGTTAATTACTCCATGTCTCATGTAGCGCAGCCAGGACTCGAACCTGGAACACAGGATCATGAGTCCTGCAAGATAACCAATTTCTCTACCGCGCAATATAATTAATTTATAAATGATTTCAATTCATTAATTTCATTTTCCTTTAATATCATCAAATCGTATGGGAAATCTTTCCATTTACATAAATCTCTATCTCTTTGATATCCTTTAACTTCAATAAAGACATTATATTCAGGTAAATAAAAATCTGGAAAATATAAATGTTTAGTACCATTCCAATAATACTCATATCCTGAAACGTTATTAGTCCATGTAATATTATATTTATCTAATACTTGAGCTACAATCAACTCCCATGATCCTTTAACCTTATAACCATTGTATTCAATATTTTTAACTCTACCGGATACATTATTAGTTGAATAACTTTCCGGATCGTCTGCGACTATTCGTTTCATTAGTCTTGAATGTTTCTGTCGATTTTCAGGAGTCCAATATTTAGCATTCGTTTCTTTAGACTTTATACTCCTTTGAGCTCGTTGTTCATCTGTAGAAATTCGTTTATAACTACAATCGCGTGAACAGTATTTACCCGATTTTGTATGATTAGCGTAACACGTTGGACATTGTTTTGTAGGATTTATTTTGCGAATGAAAATTCGTTTATTTATCCTTATTTTATTGGAACATTTAACTGAGCAAAATTTAGGATTACCGGTCAATGTGTCGCACACTGGACACTTGATAAATATTCGTTTAATTAATGGTAATGGACCTCTGCTATTAGCACAATTTCTAGAACAAAATTTTCCAGGTTTTTCGTGTTGTATATTACATTTCGGACATTCTTTCATACGTAGGATTATACATATAAATAGTATCCAGAAAAATGATAAATACATTGGCCCCGACGAACGGTTACTATCCGTTAATTTTACCTGAGTGACAGTCAGGTTCTCCAACAAGGAGCCTACGCCGAGATTGTAATTAAAAAATAAATTGCTTATCTAATTTCAATTTAAAAGTTTGATTTAGAAGTAAGATAAGCTTTGCTACCAAGATAGGATTCGAACCTATACTCAACTTAGTGATCCAGTCTCACGACCGGAGTGTCTCCCAGTTTCACCACTTGGTAATATTTAGCACCGAAGGTAGGATTCGAACCTACATTTACAACTCCAATTACGGAAATACTCGTTTCGAAGACGAGCTCGGTTACTTCGGCATTTCATTCCAGCATTTCAAAGAACATTTATATTAAAAGTAGCAACTATCATTTAAGATATTAATAATTGCAAATTTTTATAACGCTTCACAACCACCTTCATGATTGGATCTACACGTCCTATTTTAGGTCCGATAATTGCTTGGTTTACGCCAGCTCAATACCCGTTTACTCCTGCAATGTAACCTAAAACGGTTGAATTAATATTGCGGTTGATTGTGATGGAGTCGAACCACCCGAGCCCTAAGGCAACTGATTTACAGTCAGTCCCGCTACCCCTACGGTATAACAATCAATATAAAAATGTGACACATACGGGGTTCGAACCCGTAATCTCCAGATTGAAAATCTGACGAGTTGACCAAATTACTCCAATGTGCCAATATTAATAATTCAAACTTTTTTGAATATGCTTTTTCGTTGCTTGTCTGTGTGAAGACCAAAATGGCTTTTTGTTTCTTAAGTATTTTGCCCATTCCTTACAGATGCACAAAATTCCTTTCTTTTTAGTACTCATAACAGTTATTTTTAATTACAATACAAATATACGACTTATTTTTCAGTCTACCAAACTTTTCTGGATTTATTTTCAAAATATTTTCAACTTTCGGTTCAACCCTTTCTTAAAAATTTTTAAATCATTCTTCTTCTGAAAATATTTGCTCTTTAAAAATTCGTTCATCTACAAATGGAACAATGTTTAACTCATTCCAGTCGTCAACATAAAATATACCTTGTCCTCCGGTAATTATTACCTTATGTTTGAAAGTATTAATTCCAACAAATTTTAAAATTCGTCCTTTATATGTTTGGTCCTTTATTGTTATATCAACTTTTTGATTTAACCATTGTTTAAAATTCTTCTGCCAACGCATATTAAATAATTATGTCACAAATATACAGCATTTAAATTTAATATTATAATATTTTTACACCATTAACAAAAAATTAACAAATAAAAAACCCTTACACAAATTTAATTATATAAGGGTCATTTAAAAGTTAAAATTAATTATTCAAATTAGCTTTTCATTATAATGCCCTTGTGTCGATCGTAATTCGGTGTCGATAGTGTAAATATTAATTGATAAAAATGTTTCATATTTAATATATAGTTATTAATTTTCAAAACCACACTATTATAATGAATTATTTATGTCATCAAAAAATTTATTTCGAATTACTTCCATTAATGCTGGCCGTAAATTTATAAGTTCTAGACTCAATTCTTGTATTAAATGAGATTCTTCTTTGCAAATATCTCCATACACCCAATTTAATACGGCGGATGTTTCTTTTCGTGATGGTATTGAATTTTCATATAATTCATGGTAACATTGTTGTAAACGGTTATCGATATCAATGGTATCAATAAATTTTTGAATATTCGGATTTTCAATCTTGACATCAGGATTGCTTGATCTTGGTCCTTTTGGTTTTTGATGCTTAGTTCCTTTGTGTTTAAATTGAATATACATTCCATCTGAATCTCTACCACTCCAAACCACGCCTTCCCCAATGCCCGATACCCCAAATTCCTTAGCAACAGGACATTCATTTTCTACAGCAAGTGTTATAGCATCCAATTGTTGTAAAAGTGTAACAGCGTCGTTAAAATTAGCATTTAACGTATATTTTCCGAACATATTTATAAACCAGATACGTTCGTTTGGTCTTTTATATGGTATATTAGAAAAATCTAGCCAAGTTGGAGATTCTCCTTGTATTTGGATAGCAAAAATAAAAAAACGCTTTACATCAATTTGTGATATACCAACACCTTTTTGAATACCTGGGCCACACCATTCTCCAAAAAATGTAATTGGGTCTTTCCGGTTATCGTCTATTTGATTAGCTAAATCAATAAACCACTGTTTGTTTTCATAAACAAATTGCATGAATCCAAAATGTATATGTCCTAATTTTGGATCCAATAACATTGAATCGGACCGTTTCTGAATGTAAATTGTGCCATCAGGCAATACAGTTACTCCAGCATTAGTACCATGCAATTTAATAGTTCCAATTAATGTAACCGAATCTAATGTTTTTTGTTTAAATATTGGTTGCTTATCTTCAGTAAGTCCAACAAAGGTTTGTTTCCCTTTATAGGTTTTAATAAAATTTTGAAAGTTTTCTATAGATGGATATTTGTAGAAATACATAGTTTATATAAATTGTTTAGAATTGCCATCAATATATTCCAACTGATGGCAATTAATTTTGTTTAATCTTCTTTTTGACTGATCCGATAGACACCTTGTGGTGTCACTAATTCAGTCTTATAAGTATAATTTTCAATCTCTAACATCTTAAGATACTGTGGCGTCAATGACAAATTGATTTTTTTGATTTCGGTTGCCTTGATATCTGCATTAATTTCAGCAATCTTTCTTTTTGCTTCTGCTTCTATGATATCCGCTTCACTGTTTGCTTTAGATTGTATCATTCTAGCCTTTGATTCTAGCTCGGCTGCCCTGGCTTGTGATTCGGCCATCATGGTTTTGGCTTTTATTGTTATAATTTCTTCTAATGTTTTTGCTACGTTTGCTGGCCATCGAAAGTTGTTAATAAGGTTTGCTCGGCTTGCAGTGATCCCATCTTCAGCAAGACGTTTTTCAATTTCAATAAAGCATAAGGTTTCAAATTTTCCAGTTGAATCAATTAAAGCTTCTGGAGATTTAAAATTACGCATTACATTTTTAAAGATGTCTCTTAGATTGTTTTTCATGTTATTTCTTACATACGAATCAAAATCCTTCCCGGCCTTACACGACATAAAACATTTTTTCGCATCTTCTTCACTTTTTATCTGAAATTCAATATTATAATCAAATTCTACAGAAGATGTACCAATTGGTACAGTAAAATGACTATTGGCTTCGGATGTTTCGGATTCTGCTCTTTGAAAACTTTTTACCTGCGGTGTTGATGGAAAGTCCGATACTTCACAGCAAGCTCCACACATATTAAATTTGCCATACACAACAGTTAGATTATCGCGAGACAAGGTTGAAGAACAAGGATCGTATTTAACTCCATAACTAAGGGGTTCGACAGCTTCACACCCAACAAAAAGAAGAGAAAATAGAGAAAATAGAGAAAAAATTAAAAAGTTTTTCATTTTAAATGATTTTTAAATATTACAAAATAAATTAACAGACTTAAACATATAAGGCAGACTGCATACATTACTGTAAAGACCTTTACGAAGTTATCTGGCCAAACCAGATATAATATAAGCAGGGTAACACACCAATAAATGGTTGATTTACCAAAGAAAGTTACTTTCAATGCTATGGGTTTAGATTAAGAATAAATATTGCTAATTTCAGACCCTGAACTGGGGCCTATTAGGTCATCGTTAATCATATACACTGCTATCATAAATCCTATATATAGGAATATAGGATGTATATGATTAGAAGTCCACCATGTAACCATACCTAATATCAGGTATTTAAATATTAGTTTGGTCCAAAATAAAAATTCATGTTTACCCATCTTAAAAAGTTTAATGGTGATCTAATAATGTAAGAGATGGTCGTGGGCTCAAAATTTCATATATATCATCTTCGGTAAACATTACATATTCACCTTTAATTCTAAATGCGTTGTCAATACCCGCATCAAGTGTCCTATATTTATTATAGAACTCATTAATTGGATGCAACCCTCCAGGCTTATGCCCAAAATATTGTTCTATACGTTCCAACCCGGCATGACTATGACCATGCAATTGTATAGCTTTGTCGTGTGATTTATCCCATACTCGCTCGGCATAATGTGAAAGAGTAGCAGGAATACCGTTAATTTTAAATGATTGTTTTAAAGTAACTTGCGTGAACAAGTCCTGCAATTTATGACATTTAAATCCAAATCTATCTTGACATTCATCTCTATACTGCGGTGGTATTGGCCTATTTTGCATTAACAAATGATCGTGATTACCAAATGAAATACGAATGTCATCGCATATAATACGAAGTCTAGCTTCAACAAACATATTAATCCCACCAAATGACCAATCACCGCCGTGCCTAATAATATCATCTTTGCCTGCTTGGGCATTGATATTATTAATTAAGTGGGTTGTCATACTAATTTCATCTGGAAAATCTCGTTGACCACCATCGGTCCAGTCAGAAAGTCCGGTCGTTATATTCTTGTGATAAAAATGTGTGTCGCTTGTGATAAATAATTTACTCATGTTTATGATTTTTAATTACATCACAAATATACAATGATAAGTTGATATTGCCAATTAAAAAATAATATTTAACAAATCGTTAACGATATGCTAACATTGGCGGCTGGTTTTCTAGGTCACCTAAATTTTTATAATTTGAAAATTTGATAGTATCTAAATTTAAACTATTAATTAATTGTGTTAAACTCGCAGTATCATATGATTCACATTTAAGCTCTGAATCTATATATACTTCAGCTTTTGGTTCACACATTAAATCGCGATGATGGCTGGTCCGGTTAATGAGTTCTTTGGCAGCATCAAACTGGTTGTCATACAAGTGCACCTTCTTACCAAAATAAGTTAATTTACCTGGTATTAGATTTGTAATATTAGCAATTATTTCGAGCATCATTCCATAAAATGCAAAATTCCAAGGAAGACCCAATATAACGTCAGATGAACGCATTGAAAATTGTAGATCTAAATAATGTTCCCCGTTTTGTCCTGGACGACAATTAAATTGTATCTCATGGTGGCACGGTGGTAAAGCCATTTTGTGCAAGTCCGAGACATTCCAGCTGTTAATGATTAATGATGACGAATAGCGTTTAACTGGATCCAATAATGTATTGACCACATTTAATAATTGATCTATTCCATTCCAATTACGCATCTGCTTCCCATAAATTGGCCCCAAAGAAAACAGTTGGCCCCGATCAACATCTGTTAAAAACTCGTCCATAGTTCCATGGAATTTATTTTTTAACGCAAAATTGTATGCGTCTTTATCCCAGATATTTTTAATGCCATTGTCACGGAGATAATTTAAATCCGTCCTGCCCGTTAGCATCCATTTTAATTCCATGAAAATTCCACGGGTAAACATCCGTTTAGATGCCAACAATGGAAAGGATCCTTGCATGTCATGTACTATAACCGCTGGGAATACTTCCTTTCTAAATATTCCTGACCGGTTTGGATCTGGGTAATCATAACCGGAGAATAATATGGTTTGTACTAAATTCGAATATGAGTTGGTAAATTCCATTATGATTCTAATATTTTGCGTTCGTTATCTAAATTTCTGTTTAATGCGTCGACTGCATTAAATTTATCAGGAAATCGACCCTTTAATTTTTTTATATTCTTAGTTAAAATAAGATCTAAATCTAATTCAAAATAATCTATCATGGCCATTAATAATGGAGTTGCCGAACCTTCCATTATATTAAAATCAATAATACTGTACATAATATCTTCTATAGAATTGAATTGATATTCTTTAACATCAAATGTTAATTCTGGAAATAATCTTTCTCGGTTTGCTTCATACCAAAACGTATCACCAATTTCTTCAGACACATGTATTAGATCAACATCTTTATCGTATGCATAATTACGTTTAAATATATCCATAAGTTCAAAAAGTTCAGTGCCTATGCCAGCGTTCATGTGTAGAAAATTATGTTCTTTTCCACGATCGAGCATAGTTCTTGCTGCTAATGATTTATATTTTTCCCAATTCATCCTAATAATAATTTATCTTTAACAGGTTTGCTTCTCCATTCAGCCAATGTATCTACATCAACAATGATTGGTTTCCATCCAATATCTTCTGGCTTGGTTACACTATACATTAATGGTTTGCTATTCATGGGTGTCGCCTCCGGAACCCAAATCGTCGTCATTTGTTTCATATTGTTTAATTAATTTTTCTTCGAGCAAAGCTATATCTGCTCGTATTTTGAATAAATTTTGTTCAAGTAAATGTGCAGAAAAAATAAGTTTACCATATTCGGTAAATAATTCGGTATGATGTAATAAAAATTCTTCAATTGATGGGTTCATACAATAATTTATTGATTTCATTTAAATAATATTTATAATTTATAGTTGGTTCCAAGTTTTGCATAACTTCAATATGTTCTTTGAAAAAATTTAGAGTTCTATATTCGTCTTCGGTAATTGGTAATGTAAGTGAACCTATCCATTCCATCCAATTCATATATTAACCTTATACAAGCGGTTCAACGTATAATTATCAGTTTTTATTTTTAAATCGTTATAATTTAAAAAGAAACAGTTATAACAACAAAATTCTAAATTTTCAAATAGATGGTTTTGTTTATTTCCATCTTTGAATAACAATATCAATGGAACCTGAAAATCAAGTATTCGGCGTTCTTCAAATCCACAAATTTGACATTTTTCTTCAAATATCCCTTCGGATATTAATCTGGCTTTAAGTTTAGTGCGGTTATATGTTGGATGTTTACCAGCCAAAATAGCAGATATCGATATTTTCTTGAAATTCTCGGTTTTTTGCCTTTTAGTTTCCATTTTCAACTTCTTTTTATTTCGTTTTCCTATAATTGTTGACAATTTTTGAAGAGTTAATCCGGTTTCTGGATCCACCATATTTTTAGTATATCTTGCGAATGTTTCATGACAAACTCCTAATAATTGTGCCATGTTCTCCTGGCTGGTGCCAATTTCCATTACCGTTCTAATTTCATCTTCGGTTAAATTCAATTTCTTATTAAACCATAATGGCATAATTTATTATTTTGAAGTTAAAAATGTTTCAATATAATACAAAAATAGTACCAAGCCGGTAGTTAACAGTGAATCCATTAATAATGGAAATTGGAACATTGGAGCTTGAATATATTGCAATGGACTGAACCAGAAATGTGACAAAAATGCACCAACCCAGACCGAAATACAGACCTGACATGTAATAAATATCCCCAATATTTTTATCTTACTTAATAAACTTCTAAGCCAAGAAAAAATATATGATTCGGTAACAATCACAGTTATTGCATATGCAATAATTGCATATATTATTAAATATATCATTTTAGAATTGTTTTAACTATTATAAATTTTGAAAACTGATGTTTAATTAAAATTTGGGTAATTTCATTAATAGACTCTTTACCAAATTTAAGTATAGTCTTTTTATTGTTAAACGAATTCAACATTTTTATTTGTTCAGCTTGTTCGGCAAATATAATACCAGAATTCAACAATATATTCAACACTATGGGAACATCCACCAGGTCAGTTTTCAATTCATACGAACTATCTTTACACTCGTTGCAAGCATTGTCAATTTTTAATGTGTTCAATGTTTATTTGGTTTAATGCTTGCTTAATTAATGTTTCAAATGATTTATGACCATCAATAATTTCCGAATGTAATACAGTTTTTCCAATCTGTGTTGAATATATAACGGTTAATATATTATTTCTTACTTTAAATTCAATTGAACTCACAATGTCTCCTCAATTATTTCAGAATTTTTTACTTCAAATAAATTGAAGCTTCCGGTTTTTGGATTAAATATGCGGACATAAATAAATTGATTATTAGAACTTTCTACAATTCCCTTTTGAAAGCCTAACCACTCAGATAATACAGTCACCCGAGCTCCGGGTACATACCCTTCTTCTTTTTTAGGCTCAGGTTCCTTTGCATCTGCTGGCTCGTCAGCGGGTTTCGATGATCCTTTTTTAGTTTTTTCATCTTCGGGTTTTTCTTCTGGATTTAACATATCTTTTGTCAACATGTCTTCTCCAATTTTGATATGTTCAATATTAATGTAATTAAATCTAACCATTCTCCCATCAGCTTTAACTCCGGTACCTTGTATTCCATTAATATCAAAATTATCTATCAACGAAATATATTCTTTATCAACAAAGATTTTAAAATCTCCATATCGAGATAATATTTTTTTTAGAAATGTAGCGTTGAAAAATTTCATAAATTATGTCCTTAATTTTTAAATAATTAGTATTTCAGAAAGTATGGATAACGATTTTTTATTGTTTTCTTCAATACTTAGTATATTAGTTTCGGATATACTGTAATCTAGATTATCTAAATTTAATTCCTTAAGGGCGGTATCTTCTACTTCTGCCCATTTAGATTCCTTTAATAACCATTTATTAATCATTGAAGTTGGAATATTTACCAGATTAACTGGTAACATAATATTATCCGGAGTGTTGGCAAAATCTAGGTAACCTGAATAATTAGGGGCTATAATTCGTCCACCAGTTGCCATAAATTCAGCTATATGTCGTCCGAAACCTTCCCCGTGTGACAACGTAAACATGTATTGGCACGAATGATATAAATTGGTTAATTCGGTGTGTGTTAATATGCCATGATGAAATTCTATTCTAACTGGAGTTTGAGTCTTATCCTTTAAGTGTGTTATGAAATTGGTTATTTCATACCGTTCAAGTTCTGAATAAGTACCCATCGATGTGTGTAATACAATTTCATAACAACTTGGGTCAGCACTTCGACCAATAATTTCCAACAATTTATATACAGAATATGGGATGTTCTTTCTGTCTTCGCCTATAGTTTGTCCGCCAATCCAGGCTCCAGAAATTAATATTCGTTTTTGTTCGATAGTTTTACTATCACGTTTCGCAAATCCATTAATAGATTCTGGCAAAACCTTAGATTCAGGTATCAATGACTTCGAATGTTCGGATGATACTAAGATTAAATCAGCCGTATTTGAAAATGCATACATTGTATCAGTTTCTATACCAGCAGTAACAGCAATATATTTTTTGGTATTGATTGGTGGTAATGGAACTTCATCTAACATTCCAACATAAAAAACCACATCATAGGTTTGATTTGGATTATATGCCCCACAATCAAATGTGAATTCGTCATTAATGGTATTTCCCCAAGACGAACTTTGAATATCTACCGAATATGATAATTTTTGTAAATCATAAATCAGTTGTCTGGTTCTCTCACCATATCCGGATATAGAATATGCTGGTCCTATTACTAATATTTTCATATAATTGTAATTGTTGATTTTGGTAAATTTCTAAAAGCATCCACACAATGAATTAATGAAGTTTCAACCTGATAAGCCATTTTCTGAGCCTTATGTAAACTTGGATGTGGAATACGATTTAATGCTTTTTTATTATTAATTAAAATCTTCCAGATTTTCAATTTACTAACAATGCTAGCCGTCGATGCGAAATCCTGATATATGTAGGGTACCAATTGACTACCAGAAAGAATTTGAACTTTAGGATCTATTGTAATTGAATTATATCGCCGACCTTGGTCCTTTAGTCCACCAGTATCTAATACAATTGTAGGAAGCCCAACTGCAGCAGCTTCAGAAATACTCAATCCAAATCCTTCATTAGATGATATTGATATCACGCCATCCGAAATATTATAAAGTACGTTCATGTATTGGTCGGAGACCTTGTTAGGTGAAAATACAATATTGCAATCATCATACAATTGATGTTTCACAGAAATTAAATTTGCGCCGGCGGAATCCAATGGATCGGTGTGCATTAATAAGCAACATCGGTTATCGTGTGTTCGATAATACTCGGCGAAGGCTTCCATTAATTGTAATGGATTCTTTCTTTTCATGTTGATGTTATTCCAAAATAATACTCGATCACATGAATGGGCTAATCTAAACTCAGAACGTAAATCTGACAATTCAGCCCAATTAATTGGGAAGAAAACATCAGTATCAACACCATGTGGCGCCTTTCTGTGCATTGATTTTGGGGCCAGATTTCGATGTATGTTATAACTAATGTCATTAATTGCAATCAACATGTCACAACTATTATAATATGGCGCATTGAATTTAGGAATTGGGTAATTATCCCAAATTGAATAATATGCTAATGGAATTTTCATGATTTTTCTAATTCTAAATTCCATCCGATAAAGCCAAATCCAAAATCTTGGATCAGTAAAATGTAAAATAACATCCGGCTTTTCAATTTCTAAAATTCCTAAAAGCATTGCTTCGGAACCATAATCATACGCAGGGTAAACCTTGACAGACTTAACTCCGTCAATATTAATATCTTCTGGAGCTCCAACGTGTGTCCAAGCACCACCCAACTGCACCCATTCAGTTTCAGCTGAGCTATATTTTATCAAATTTCTTGATACCTTTCCAACTCCAGTTGGTTTATTAATATGATCAGAAAGCAATAATATTTTCATGTGTAAATTATGGAATGTTTTAATTTTTTTGGTATGAATTTGATAGCCGAGTCGATGGTTTTGTCACTATCATTAATTTTTCTAAAGATAAATAATTTGTCTGCTGCTTGAAATAGGCGTTGATATCGATGCATAATTTGGCTATAATGCCAATTTTTATTAGCATAGTATGAATGAGTTTCTGCGCTAAACATGTTTTTACCAGTATATGCTGGATTGTATTCTAGATAGGTTAATTCATGTTTAATTGCTTCCATCTTCACATGGTTATCTCCCAGACTGTGGGCAGCACTTAGTATGATACAATTGGTTGGTCCGATGTCTTCGTAAATTCGGCGCATAATTTTTCGTATATCTGAAAATTTGATGAATGGTTCCGAACAAATTATTCCTATTCGCATTTTCTATCCGCCGGATTACATAATTCATGATCTTTATATGGACAGAAAGTACAATTCCATCCATTATTCCCTGCAATTGCGGGAAAGTCATTAATACTTTGTTCAAATTCATTTTTTCCATATGCTGCAGCTATAAATTTTTTAATATCAAGATCTAAACTTTTTAATGTTCTGGATCCGGAAGTTGGTTTAAATTCTTGTATCCTTGCTACTGGCCACACGGAGTTAGGATCTATCTTTTGGCGCAAGATTATATATTCAACATTGATAGCATGCTCAGGAACTTGATATTGCTCAGAGAAATATTTTTTATAAGCTATAATTTGTGATATCTTTGTTTTATTTTCTTTATCGTATTTTCCCCAACCTTTCTTCGAAGTCTTTAAATCATAAATTGTGTAAATTTTATCCGATTTATTATACAAAACGAAATCTATAAATCCATAAAATCTAAATTGATGGTTTTCAGTTGGCGGATAATTTATTGGGATTTCAATCCCAACCAATTCAGTATCTCTTAATGAAAAATAAGAACTTCGTTTTTTACGCAAATATTCAAAAGTTTCAAACCCATCAGAAAAATATTCTGTAAGTTCAGCTGGACTTGAAAAATGGTACTTATATTGATTATAAGCCTTCATATATTCGTCTTTAAGAATATTCTTAAGAATAGTTGCCCAGTCTAATGCGTTAGTAAATTTTTCACCTTTAGTGAATAAATTTCTTAACCAATATTGAATACAAACGTGCATTGCATTTCCAAAAACCAAATAAATAGATGGTTTATCATCCTTAATTTTTCTAACATAATTTAAATACCATGACCGTGGACAAGTTTTAAATTTAGAAAATTGTGAATACGAAACTATTTTGTCATCCTTTGCCAGTTCGATTGGTTGAAATTTAAAAATGTCTGATATGTATGTTTCATTCTTCATTTTTCGTTTTTAAAATTTTTTCAATTTCTTTTTCTGATTTACCAAATGATTTCACGAAATCATGCAACCTATTTATATCAGGTAATATATCAAGAAAATCAATTACTTCATATGTTGCAGTATCAGTCTGAGAACTAATTAAATCAATTAATTCTTTGGTATAATTGCGTGTTGCTACCGCCTTGATGTATTTGCTAAAAAACCCCCGAGATTTAGGTAAGATTGTTTGGTAAATTATGTAGGCGAACCGTGGCTCGACATTTGTTATAACTGGTTGTAATTCATTAATAATATCGATATAATCGGGATTCATTGACAAAAATCTGTTAACCATATAAACCGAAAAAGTCTTTTTGTCAGATTCAGTTAAGTTATCCCATTTTGTTTCCTTTGTATGAAGATCCTTTAAATGATCAAACAAGCTTTTTGTCTTGATTACTGCCATTAGTGTGTTATTATGGTGCTGTTAGGTTTTAAATTTCTAATTTTGTTATCTTCGAGCTCAGGAGAATATGGCACCGACGCAACTAAATCATTTAGTAAATCCAAATCTTCTTGGATTGGTGTGCCACAATCTGCACAACGGTGTATAGGCATAGGTACAATGACATCCGTAGGTGCGCCAACTTTAAACTTTGAAATCTTTTGAAATACCAAATATTGATTAAAAAATATACCTGAACAGGATTGACAACTAAGGCGTTCCGATCCCTTGAGTAACATTGGGTTTAATTCTGACATTATGATTTAATTAAGTTTATAATTTGGATTAAAAGCGCCATGGCGTTTATTTCTTTATCTAGCACCTGCGTGTCACGCTGTGCATAAGTTGAAATTTCTAAGATTAGTGCTGCCTGGTTAGTTAGAGATAATTTTTCTGAATTATCATAAAGAAAACGATATAAATCTTCAAAGGTTCGAACTTTTGAATCGGCTATTATTTGTCGGCACGACGTAAATGTTTCCTTCTTAGATTTTTTAGTCTCTAATAAAACGTCTAATAATTTAGACATGTATGAATCCGAATTCAATGCTGTTGATGTTGGTACTATCAAACTTCCAGTTATTGCTGCCCGCTGCACTTCATTAATGATACTCCGTTGGTCCGGATAATTTCGATTGACCATGGTAGCAACATCTTCTGGTTTAAAAGTTATCCCTTCAGTTTTAAGAATATGCACTATGCGTTTTGCAATCAATGGTTTTGATGGCGATTCTAAATGGAAACATGTACATCTGCTCTGTATTGACGGGAGGACCTTCTCAACATAATTACAAGTTAGAATAAACCGTGTTGATTTACTAAATGTTTCCATTATGGCATTCAAGGCACTTTGAGCATTTGGTGTAAAATATGAAAATTCATCTAATATAATAATCTTCCATCTTTTAAACGAATTTGCTGAAGCAAAAGTTTTTATTCTATCTCTGACAGTGTCGACAGAGTTTTCATCAGAAGCATTAATGTACATTACATCTGAATCTAATGAATTTGCTAATATTTTTGCCGCCGATGTATTATGGCAGATAATGCCAGAAGATGTTACATATTCATGTGGGAAATCTAAAGAAATATCATATACATCAGTGAAGGTAGATTTTCCTTTACCTTTAATTTTTACGGGAATTCCGTTTTCGATAAAATGATCCGAATCGTTGATGAAATTAAATGAGCCGTCAATTTGTTTTATCAGGTGTTTTTCATCACATTTAATCTTTGTTCCTGATTCGCCAATATACTCCCGAACGTTTCCTTGCTTTTTAACGAATCCATTAATTTTTACATATGATCCATTTGGAGATTTTATTCCAATGTTACGATTTGGAATTTGTACGGCATCGTACCAATTATTATCGATGTCTAACAATTTAAACAATTCCCCAATTGGAATTGTCAATTTTAATGTTTTGTTTGATGAATTCATTAATCATTTTTTTATTATGTTCAACACTGTCATTTGACGAAATTCTTAATATTTTAAATCCGTTCTTAATAGCTAATTGTGTTTTTAATTTATCGTTATCTTTTGCATTAATGCTACTATGCCAGTAAATACCATCGTATTCAATAATTAATTTTTGGCATAATATAGTAAAATCATAAAATTTAACTGAATCTTCTGAAAATAAATGATATTCACGACTTCCTTTGACTCCAAAATAAATATTATGCCGATTGATTCCAATATTTCTTAACTGTCGGTATAATGGTATAAAGTATTTTAATGATTCCTTGGATGCTCGACCGAATGGAAAAATTCGACTTGTTCTTTTGGTCGCCAATTCTTTATGCAATTTTTTTGCATCTGAAATATTATAATTTGTTTTTCTTAAACAATACTCGTAACTTCCCGAATCTTGACGGCTGCGTATATCATTTAATTCTTCAACCGATTTTTTCGAAAGTGTAGCTGCTCGCTTATTATAAATTTCATTTTGAATATCAACAGCTTCTGAGTCAGTGCAATTAAATCTTTTTTGTATGGCATTTAGTGTATTGTTTTTTTGAATTTCACTAACTTGTTGTATTGACTCATCCATATTGTATCCACGTTCCAACCAATATTCAACACACCTTACCGTGAATTTTCTTAAATCCGATTTTGAATATTTTGCTAACTTTCTGGCGTTATTACTTTTTTGTATTTCGGGATTTCTGAATGTAGACGGTTTATTATCATAATATTCCTTTAATAATCCAGGTATTTCGTCTGGGTTATATCCTTCTAATAACATACCGGCATAAGTGTATTTATTCGGTTTACGTTTAGACGTTACATCGGTTAATAGCTTTCGGGCACGATCTTTATCGTTCCCACGGTCTTGCATGCCTTGCAATGTGTCTATTGGATTTAGTTTGTTGGGAGCCTTGCCTAATATTGAATTTATATAATTAATTTTACCCATATCCGTCCAAGTATGGTCATAAAATGAATCATGTAATCTAACATACCATTTTTTATCTATTAACCAATCCAACATTTCAACAGTTTCAACAAAACCTATAGAATTTACCCAATAATTAAAGGATAGGTAATCAGTATATAAATTTTTATTCTTAACCGTTTCAATTTTTCTTTGTAAATTCTTTAATTTACCAATAAAAAATCTGTGTTCATATTTAATTGGATACCATCTATTCCAATATCCGGTTATTTTATAATCCGATGGTTCATTAGTTATCAAACATTTTGGGACTAAATCATTATAAAATGTTAAGGTATAGTCTATTAATGAATATCCATGTGATTTTATATGCTTACCAAAACTACCAACATGCTTAAATTGAACACCGTTTATTTTCGACTTTAAAAAAGATTCTTTTGAAATATTTAATTCAACATAATTTATTAACATAATTTACTCACTATTTTCTTTATAAATAGTAAGAATTAAGTTATCATGTTATATAACGAGCATATTTTAAAATTTCCCTATCAGTCAATTCAATTTCTATATCTATTAACTCTGAAAAGTCCAGGCATTTTCCAGTTCCAGATTTTGCATTATATAAAAGCAAGTGGTTTAATGTGTTGGTGCTAATGCAATGATTAAAATAATCTACCACTTCAGTATTACCTGAATATTCTTCGATTGTTTTGGGGCGATATTTTTCCGCCCACCAATCATTTTCTATTTTTGACATTTTTGATTAATTTTAAAAATGGTTCGGCTGAATATTCAGGCTCTAATATTTGTTTAGTTTGTTCTAACAATTCTGTATAACGTTCGTTGGCAATTTGCAACTTTTCGTTGATTGTGCTGCAATACCGAATAAATTTATATAATTTCTCGGTATTAACTTCATGTTTTTCTAACAACAATTCTTCAGGATATCCAATATCTGTTAAATATTTATTTTCGACAGTAATTGTTAAAATTCCTAATTGGAGACAATGAAATATTTCTACCGGAGAAGTTGTCATTGAATTTAGATTTATCATAATTTTACTTTTGCCAAAGGCAGGAAGATTGACTTTTAAATTATGCGTCTTTATGACGGATATATCAAAAATATCAAATTCTGATAATTCCTTGACCATGATATCATACTTGTTTTTCAGTACCGTATCCTTGCCTAATATATCGTTGCTGTTAATTAAGATTGTATCCAGTTTCGTGGAATATATATCTGATAATTCCGTTGCTGCGTACGCATCCTTTAACAAGGCAAATGGCAAATTGACAAATTTTGATTTAGCTGAAACCTGGGTTTTGAAATACGAATATTGTACTGGGTTTGTGATTAGATTTAAATCAAATATCTTTGCCAACATTCGTTCATATTCAATTGGCGAATATGAAATATTTCGTTTTTGGTACATTTTTTTATAGATGGAACTTCCATTCCAATATCCGTCATGCCAGATTCCAATAATATATGGTCTAATCCCCTTAAGGATGAAATATTCATAGACATCATGAATCAAAGAAGATCTAGCGTCGGTAAATATTAATATATCACGGTGCTTAATAAATCCGATAAGATCAAATAACTTTTTATTAATCTCAGCAGAATAAATTATACGTTGAGCATAATCTAACGATTGTACATTATACTCATTACTAATTATTTTGACACCAAGTCCAATATTTTTAAAGATCTCATATAATATGGCACTTATTAACTGCCACTCAGAATTGATCCTACTTATTGGAACTTGGTTATCAATAAAATAAATGGTGTTGCGTTTATACAACTTCTAGAATTTTGGTCTCCGATACTGATTTTACAAACCAGTCAAATGGTTCATCTTTCAAATGGTTTGTTATTGTAGCTTCGGCATCTGTTACAGATACCGCTTTAACCAGATATTGTTCCGAAACTTTTTTGATTTTACCATTTGGTTGTTCAACTTCTCGTTGAGTTCTAACGTTATAAAAGGCTTGATCTGTCATGATATGTATTTGTATGTTTATTTAATTTAAATTGACTACCGTCGAGATTTGACGTGTTAAATTGAATATTTAGCTTGGTTTTTATAATCCTCATGAACTGTAACCGATACTAATGTAACATCTGTACCTAAATCTTGCTTAGATATATGGTCATAAATCAGTTTTGCTAATCCTTCAGCTGATGCAGACGGAACAATTTTCAAATTAATTAGACCTTCAGAATTCATTGTAGTAAATTTTTCAATTAGAGGGTCAGTCGCATTAATTACACATGTATGGTCAAACATATCCGTGAACCAAGTTTTCAACCAAGCAAATTTGCCGAAATCATAAACGAAATCATTTTCGTCGAGTTGTCCTTCGGGAGCCGATAACTCAATGGTGAAGTCCCAGTTATGTCCATGAATTAAAGAACAGTGTCCGTCATGTTTAGGCTGGCGATGGGCGAATGGATAGCCCAAAAATGTTTTTGAAATTGTATATGTCATTTTTTAAATTTTAAAATTTGAAATTGTTGTGAAGACAATTTTGCTGATATAATACCGTGGCGGTTTAATCGAACTATCGACTCCGATTTAAGCTGATCATTAAATTGTACAAATACATAATCGTTATTATTGATTGACACATACATCAGATTCGTAAACTTGTCCTTCTTTCTTTCGACGTCGTATAAAATTGATCTTTTGAATCGCATAAATTAAACCTCCAACAGCTAAAAAGTGATAAATATTGGCATGTGATTCTCCACATATACCAAGAGCATGATAAATAAATTCCATTTTGAAATTGTTTTAAAAAATTAATAATAAATACCTAATGTTTCTGAGTATTTTCCATCTTTAGTTGGTTTCCCTAATCCATAGCAATCAATCAGTATGTTGCTATCTGTTATAGTAATTAAAGGTATAGTTTGGCAAGGCTCCATAGTGTGGTACCCCAACACTTCGATACTGGTTATGTCTGAAGGGTGGATCCCAAATTTTAATAATTCATTGATGATTCCTATACTTTTATCGGTCCTGTGATATGACAAAACATATATGTTAGAGCCGGCTGGTATTTCAGGTAGATTAGTAATCAAATCAGGTGCAATGATTAGTCTAGGAGAATCATACAAATTCATTGATATACATAGTTCATAATAAGTGAACATAGACCAAACGTCGGTGAGTATAAATACATTCTCAAACAACGGTTTACCAGTTTGAGCTTGTTTCCAATTCATACTTTCATCTTTCATTGAAATTTCAGTGGCAACAAAATCCAGACGTTCTAGATATTCTTCTGGACCACAATACAGATTTAATTCATTTCCGTATGGTTTAATGTTGCTGTCATGATCATGTTCTGTGAATTCATTAGATTCATCTTCTTCGCCTAATAGGAGATCATAAGCCAATTCGTAAAAAGATTCGGAATTTTCAGATATTGCATTTGATGGAAAATTAGTTTTCATGAAATTTTTATAAACATTAGACAAATTCATTGCTAATGAAATAACATCATTACGCATCCCATACGCTGCCGACTCGGCTAAGATTTCTTCTATTTTAGTATTCATGTTAATCAATTATAGATGAAATGTAATATTTTGCCATTATGGTTTCACTTTTAAAAATCAGCTCTGCAAAATTCTGGCAGAAGGATATCTTACCATCAATTAAATCTTTATTAGCTAACAATATATCCTTTAACCGGGAAGCATTAAATACTAATGGCGCAATCAACGCATTGGAATTGTCTGGACCTAAATCTAAAATAATCGTATTAGATGTTTGACTGGAATAGTTAATTATTAATTCCAATCTTCCTTTTTTGGAACGGAATGCTACAAATTGAGCGGGCAAAGCAGCTAATGATTTGACGTATCTGTCTATAATAGATGATGTAATTTCAATCACTACATCATATTCTGGAGCTAACAACCTTGATTCGGCTGAAGGTATAATATCTAAATCTGCTAATATAAATTCTGCACGATATGAACTATCAGATAATATCAATTTGGTTGGTATATTTGCAGCATCACCTTCGTGCAATACATTAATGTCAAATTCATTTTGCATCAATTTACATAATGCAAGCAGTGTGCTAGTATTGAACACCCCGTATTTCCCATCAGGTAAATCAATGTTTTGGGCGACGATCTTGCCTAAAATAGTTGCATCTTCAGATTTAAATTGTACTGCTAATTTAGAATCAGAAGCAGTTATTATCACCGGTGTATCTCCCCGACTGCTACTTGAGTCGAGATTATATTTGTTTATGAAATTTAAAATATTATCTTTTAGCATTTTTTTTAATGTTTATACAATATACAAAATTTTTTTCACATTTCCAAATTTTTAGAAGAAAAAGTTTGAATTAATTTGAATTTTTCCCCATCCAATTGACGAATAATAACCCTGAACTTTATTTAGGAATAAATTTTCAAAGACAGCATTTCGATCAATGTGTTTTTCGACAAAATTTATTAATTCTGGAGGATTTGATTCTCTTGAAATTGCTATAGCATCAAAATAATATGGATTATTTGTTAAATAACACCATAATATTTTATCACCATCGGTTAATTTAGGTACTTCCAATTTTAGTAAATCAATGACAGAATTATAATTTAATGCTGCCTTAACATGAGCTGGAGTCTTTTTTTCATATGAACCAAAAACCCCGGTTGAATAATCTTCGACTGAATTAACTGAAGTTGGGATCATAATATCCCACATATCAATTTCTTTAATTTGTTTTTTAAATGACCTAAGAAAATTATTCATTTCGTCTTCCGTGCAGTCATGTAATAATTTTTCAAATATCTGGGCAAGTTTAGATCTAAAAATTTTAGGATAATTGGATCTAACTGATTCAAGGCCCTTGACATCCATGTAATTTTTAGGAACCCCCTTTTTATTTACAATCCACTGCGCATAGCGTTTTTTAACACCAGTAACAGTAGATATAGAATTTGGAAGTTGCCCTTTTTTTGGTTTTTCTACCTTTCCCGACCAGAATCCTCTTCTTGCCAACAATTCTTGTTTCAAATTCCACCCATGGGTAGATACATTATGATATCGTTTAGCATATACATCATATGATTTATTAATATAATTTTGTATTTCATTAATTAAGGGTAACCCTTTTTCTATAAACTCTTCGTCAGTGAAATTTTGTTTCCCATATCTAGCTATCATTAATGGTTCCAATGGATAGAATATACTGTCAGTATCAGTATATATAGAAAAAGATATAATACGTTTCTCGTTGTCTTCCAACGGTTTAATTGATTTTATCTTCATATACTATCTTCTATAAAAATATGAACTGAATATTAATGCAATAACTATCCAAAGTAGCATAGGAATCCAAAAAGGCGAAAGTACCCACCACCAGGACCAATCAATTACCTTACATAATTTTAAAATTACGAAAGCTACCAGTAATAATCCAGAAATATTTATGGATGTTTTGTTATTTTTACTCATTTTTTACTCATTTATTTTATTATATTATTACTAATTTTTCTTGTTTGATTAATTTTTTCACAAAGTATTCAGATGTTTTCTCTAAGGTAATATATTCCTTAATACTTGGATAAATTTTACCAGTTTCAACACATTTTAGTTTTTTATAATTTCCACCAGTGCCATTTTTGTGTCTCATTGACATTCTATCACTTGATATTTTAGCTAGTCTGTCTAAATCAACTTTCGATTTATTTTTTTTGGAATTACTAATTGATTTTTTATGGTCTTCACTTAGCTTTCTGCCACTAAGAGCTTTACTAAGTTTCGCCACCCTAAGTTTTTCAGTTTCAGGATTAATAGTCTTTGGTTTTCTATATTTTTGAAGCTGTGCTTCTGTATATACTCCAGTTCTACCTTTATTCCAAGGTTCTGCACCATTTTCATATCTAAGTTTATGAATATCTGATAATTTTTTACGATGTTCGGCGCTGGTAACAGCTTTGATTAAATTATCGTAACAATTATTTTTATTGATTAAAAATGCCGTTTTAACTGATTCAGAAACTCGTTTTTTCAATTCGTCCGTTTTTGGAGTCTCGCAATATTTCCTAAATTTTTCCGAAGTGGCTAAACTGTTTCTTATTAATTCACGTGTTTCAGCTGAAACCGGTCTGCCTTTAAGTTTATCGCTTAATAATTGCCTATATTCTTTACTATTGTAAACCGATTCCGGGTCAGACCATAATAACTTAATAGATACTGAAATGCCTTGTAATATTTCTGCTGGAAAATTTCCTCCCCATCCACCCAACGCAATATTATATTCAGGTTTATCTTGGGATATATAAAACTTTTCGTAAAAATTTAATTCTTCCCGAGTATCAACTTCAATTAAAATTGTTTTTGTAAATAATTTCTTGCCATATTTTTTAATTGCCGATTGGATATGTTTACCTGAGCCTAGATAATTCCTAGAACATTCAACTGGCTTACTACATTGACCTATATACGCCTTTCCATTTGATAAATTAATTACCTTATATACATACATTTATCTCCTTTATATTAATCATAAAACTTAAATAAATAGTATTAAGAAACCAATTAAATAAGTTCATCATCAGGAGTTAATTGGAAAACATATTTTTTCCCAGAATTTGTATTTATCAAATCGAATCCATGTAAACTTTTAACTGTACCGTTTTCCATTTCAAGTCGATAAATACAATTAAATTCTGCTAATTCTTTGTGATAAAACTTATCTGCTATTGCGGTTGCCCATTTTATCACAGACTGTCCAACAGTTGTCACGCTTTCCCCATTTTGACGATCATAGAAACGAAATGTTGGTAACAACAATACACCATATAGCGAATTTAACAGAATTTTTGTAACTAATTGTTTTTTATCATAATATCGTTCCTTTTCTGAATCTCCAGATAGTCCATATTCCTTCATAAGATTTGAATATTCTGTCCGTTCCGCAAACCAAATTTTCAAAACAGTTGGAATCAATCCAGGGGTATCCAATGAATATAAAATACCAGATGATGAAATCGATAAATTATTATCAATTATAAATTGTTTGAATTCTATTGTTGTGGCAAAATTGAATTCATTTTCATTAATTTCATCAAGATCTTTGAAAAATTTATACGTTGATGTATCTACCTTTTTAAGCAATTTCCATGAACGGTCTATATCCTTTAAAAACTTCTCCTGATTCCAGTCTACAATAAATCCAAATTTAGTTTCTGGGGAAATATTTAAGTTTATAATATTCCAAGGGTATAATGACGTCAAGTCTAAATCATAAATCCAACGATAAATTCCTGGAATTGGTTCTTTGACATACGCACCTTCAGCAGTATCATGATGTTTAGTTTTCTCTGTTGAAATTGCAACTAAATTATTTCTATGCAAATGTGTTAACAACGCACCTTCAAGGTATTTAGATGTAAATTGAATGTCCGAGTATGGTACATGCCCTTTATGGCAAATACCACAAGCAATGTCGATGAAATCTAATTTTTTGTCAAGTTGTTTTATTAACCAGACATCAATCACTGCATAACTAATAAATTTATCTGGATTTTGCCGCCATAAATCATCCAGCGATCCTTCATATTCAACCTTACCAATTCCCAATTCTTTAATAGCAATCGAATCTAATTTATATGATGGTTCTTCTGAATAAGTGAATTTCTTGTATAAATCTAAATAATCTAAATTATATAACCCAGCTATTTTAATTTCAGTTTTCCCTGCATATTCGTTGGTTCTAACTATTGATATTGGACTTAGTAATAATTTATATTCATAACCTAAAACCTTTTCAATACGGTTGTGCAAATACGGAATGTCATATTGATCCGTATTCCAGCCAGTAAATATTACAGGATCAATTTCTCTTAAATCCTTTAAAAATGCTTTTAAAAGCGTTGTTTCGGAATTAAAAACTTTAATATTGCATTCTACAAATATTTCTGTTTTTGGAATTTGTACCGTTGTTCTATAGTTTCTCGGTGCACTATTTTCATCCAAGAGTAAAACTGTATAAATATCAGTTTCATTAGTGATATAAGTTATTGCATTGATTTCATTCGCAGCTTCAGCAACCGTTGAATATTTTTCATTTTTTCTAACCTCAATGTCAGCGTAAAGGATTAATCGTTTTGAAATTTCATCTGAATTTCCATATAAGTCAATTAATGTACGCATCTCTGGTTGAACGTCTGCCTCAAATATAATACCTAACTCTTCAGCGGTAGAATTCCACCGAGTGGTGCGTTTTACTGGAATGCCAGACATTGTCTTTTTATCACCGTTAACATCGCTGATATATGCATATGGCTGATATTCAAAATTCGAATACCCGTTTACATCATCCCATAAATGAATTAGGTTTTTATTACGATCGTAATGGATTCTGCTATACATATTAAAACAGTTGTTGATTGGTTCCAGCCGTGGTTGAGCTTTTATATTTGTTGAGTATTGGAGAATATTTATTATATATTGAGTCAATCATTTGTGATGATGTTGATTCTACCATTTCGTTTATCATTGACCCTAATTTAGCAATACTCTCTGGAAAAATATGTTTTCTATAATATTCGGGAGCTTTGACAAATTCATTGATAATTTCCACTTGTGCTTTATAGACATGAATATTTCTTAATATTAAGGCACTACAAAATCTAGAATTATAATCAAGTAAATCTTGGTGGTTGAATAAATTTATAAATATTTCTTTGTCGAAATCTGTGTACAATGGCAATATCGAATTTGAATCTGATTTATAAATTTCTGATTTATATTTGTCTAAATTTTCGATATTTTCTTCTCGTATGTATGGAATATGAAAATTCCTCCAGGCTAAAGTCTTATAATCAATGTCAGTATAGTAATATCCAAATCTTGCTGAGTTAGGACTTGACGAATCGGAAAATATTTGTACGTCTAATCCAACATTGTTTAACGCATTTTGAAAATGTGACATAATTACAAATGAATCCGGACTAGATGCACCAAGAAAATGTATTACCTTAGATCTTAGATGCTCTTTGTTCTTCAGTAACACATATATTGACGTAATAATGTTTGATATAGTAGATACGTTGCCAATGCACCATCCTTCAAAGTCAGTAAATTCTTTAACCATATTATACCAGGATGAATATGAAATTGAATCTTTACCTTGTAACACATTCAAAAATTTAGTTTTACCTGACTGATTTTCATGAAAATACTTGAAATTGTCATACGATATTTCTCTTGCGTCCGTCGTTGAAAATAATTTTGATCTTGGTGGTATATCAAGATTTGCGGCAACGGTTGAATTTCTTTCCAGCCAAGTCATTATTGTATGCCGTATATCCTTATTCCATTTTAATGTCCCAGTTGCTATTTGATATCCACCCGAGTCGCCAAATATTTCAACGTTCTCATTCTTGAAGAATTTCGATTTTTCGTAAACATCTTTTTTGTAAAAATTTCCTGCAGTTATAAGAAAATATGGGTAATTAAATTTTCCTTCGTAATTATAATAATCGTAAGGCATCCCATTCAAGAATGTTTTATCGGTAACAATTCCGTTATATAAGTATCCAGCCGAAATGGATGGGATAAATGTAAAATTTTTCATTATATAATTTTAAAAATTGTGCATAATTCTGATAGTTTTATTGCTGTTTCTTCTCGATTTTCGATATATAATCGAATTTTTAATTCGTCTACTAAATTATATTTCCACATTGTTACATCGGAAATATTTCCCGATTCTGGCTTAGTAATAATATTTTCTGGATTTACCGTAATATTAAAAGATTTTAATTCATTTAATAATTTATATCTGTCGTTGTCGGATGTTCCAGAAATAATATATACGGTATTGACACCATTAACTGATCTAAACATGTCAATTAATTGTTTAAATAACCATGGATTTTTAGTTATTGTTCCATCGAAATCAAAGCCAATATTCATATTTCTAAAAATTTATCAATTCTATCAACTAATAATTGATCAATATTGTAATCAATTAAAAATGATTTAATTGCACCATAATCTAAATCTTGAAGTAAACTTCGGTCATAATGTGATGCTTCTAACATTTGGATTGATCGTTGTAAATAATTAATACCAAAATTCGATTCAAAAAATGGGTGTCGATTAAATTTAATTGGGATTCCTTTTTTGTAAAAGAAAGAAAAACTACGCATACAAGAATGGCATTCTCCACAAGGTAATCCATTTTCCGAATAATTAAAACAGCTGTATAATTTTCCTAATATATCAGGGCTTATTCCATTAGTTAACGCCCAATCTATTACCATTGATTTAGTGTATGATTCGTCGACAAATGGGAATACTAATAAAATTTTATCTTTAAACGGAGATAATACATAATTCACTAATTCATTAAATTTATGTATGAATTCAACATTCTTGTCTGTTGCTGCCTGGTGTGCTTCTTCATACAGTCCACCCATAAAAATATAATCTGGTAATTCTTGTGCAGCTGCCAGCACAGCGAAGACCATATTTCTACCTGGAATGTAAATGTTTCCTTTATGATTTTCTGTTTTTTTGCCAACTAATTTTTCTGCTGAATTGTCGAACCACTCTATATTTTTAACTATTACAAATTCAGGTAATTTAGAAATTTCAGTTTGGCAAACAGGATTTCCATAATCATAATAAATACATTTAATTTCGTAACTTGGATATTTTTGTTTAGTCCAATGATATAATATAAATGAATCTAATCCGCCACTATATAAAATGATTATTTTTTTATTATTGCCCATGATGTATCTTCGAATGTATAAATTTTATAATCTTTTAATAAAAGTTCATCGACTGCTAATCCAACTTGATGTCGTATTTTTTGTTGTTTATCGATGTCATAATAAAAGGGATATTCCTCATGTGGTATTGGTATATGATAATCGTGACCTGCTAAAATTCCACCGGATTTAATTAATGGTAAATAGTTTTCTATATCCCTTTTAACTTGATCATAAGTGTGTAATCCATCTATATAAACCAAATCAACCGAATTAATTGTATTACTTTGAATAAATTCGTCTGATGTGGATTTTATTTTCTTAAAATTGTTAAAACTAATTAATGTCTCGTCAAAAATCTTTTCTATATTTGAAAAATTTATGCCTTGTAAAATATCCGAATTATCCGGCATGTCATTCCATGGATCAACACAATATAATATTGGATTACCATGAATATGCTTCAAGATTAATGAACTAGATTCTCCTTTAAATGATCCTATTTCGATAATGGTGTTACAAGTTCTTATATTTTTATTAACAAACATAAGAAAATCTAAAAATCCATTAAAATAATGCGATCCATATTCTCTCATGTTTATATTCGAATCTATCTTGATCATTTTGTAAAAAAGCTTTTATCTCTATTAGCTAATGTTTGGCATTCTTTTTGCGCTTGCTCGCTTGTCATTTGAATTGGAGGGGTTTTTTGCGTCCAAGCGCTGGCGCCTTTTAATGAGCCCTTTAAACCCATTTCTCGAGCCACGGATAAATATCTAATAGCATCGATTACTACTCCAGCAGAATTTGGAGAATCTTGAACTGATAATTGAGCATCTAAAATTACTGGGCTACCCATAAATCCTTCCAATTCTATGTGAAAATTAGCAACTTTATTATCTTTAAAATACGAAATATATTCCGAAGGTCCGGCATGTAAAAAAGTGTTTTCGGTTGAAATACCACGAATGTCATTTTGGGATCTTATAACATTTTCCTTTGATATTTTTTTAGATTTTAATCTGGATTTATCTTCCATATTTAAAAAATCTGTATTACCTCCAATATTTCGTTGAATATGACACTTAACGTGATGTCCACGCGCAAAAGCTAATTCTTGCAAAATTTGTGATACTATCGATGCACCGAATTCACTTTTCATATCATCTCCAATAATTGGAATGTTTTTGTCTTTGAATTTTTGATCCCAAACTGGATTAGATGCTATAAAAACCGGAATACAGTTTAAAAAAGATATACCCGTTTCTAAGCAGATTTCGGCCCACCATTCAGTTGCTATTTGTGACCCAACCGGTAAATAGTTAATTAATATGGTTACATTATTTTCTTTTAATACATGCATAATTCTTGTTTTTAAACCCAAGATATAATCTGTATCCAATGCTATACTACGGCCCAAATCTGTATTATTTCTTAGTTCTTCTGTTACTAAGAATCTATCTGACTCCGGATATGCATCCATAATATTAGCATAACCATCTAAAACCGGAGCTTTTTCAATTACAGTCGTGTTTTTAACATCTTTGTAAAGTTGTATAGTACAATTAGGCTTCTCCCAAATTGCATCTTTGATTGGTTTTCCAATCTTACGACTATCAATATCAAATGCCGCTACAACATTAATATCCTTTGGTAAATACCCACCAATATCTTTCATCATTAATCCGGAAAGTTTTTCTGGATACATTGTATAATATTCTATGCCTTGGATTAGTGAACTTGCGCAGTTGCCTAATCCAATTATTCCTACATTTATCATTTCAATCTTTTAATAAAATTATAAAATTCTTCCCTGACTTCAGGTTGTGTCTTAAAAGCCCCCGATATTTTGGATGTCATCATTGTCGTATTACCTTTTAGCATTTTGAATCAAGCTGTAAAATTCTTCTCTAACTTTGGAATCATCTTTAAATGCACCTGATATTTTAATCGTTTGCATATCAGAATCGTGTTTGATCCCTCGGTGTGAACAACATGCATGCTTCGCTTTAATAATTACAGCTACACCAGCATTTCCTATACAAATATTGCTTATAAAATCATGAATTTGAATAGTTAATGTTTCTTGTAATTGTGGTCTCCTGGCAAAATAATCAACCGTTCTATTTAATTTGGATAATCCTATTACTGTATCGCCGGGTATATATGCGACATGAGCTATGCCATCGATTATCTGGTGGTGGTGTGAGCATATACTCTTGACTGGTATATTACATTGCATCACCAATCCATCATAACCATCATTTGGAAAGGCTGTGATTTTAAAATTGTCATCATATAATCCCGAGAATATATCTTCAACAAATGCACGGGAGACTCGCATTGGAGTATCAACCATATTTTTATCTTCTTTCCAGTCAGGTAATAACACATCCATGAATTTGGCATATTCTTTAGCTGCTTTATTGATTATCTTTTCTTTTTCTAGTTGCTTCATTTAAAATTAAATTTAATTTTGTTTGTATATTATCATAACACGAAATCCTATATACAATGATATCATGGATGTTGCATAATTGTTCTTTAGTAAATATGCCAATAATCCACATCGAATTTAACCCAACGTTTCCTTGAAAACCTAATTTTTATACAATATACAAAAAATAAATCAAATAACCAAATTTTTCAATGATTATTTTTAAAAAATTATTAGTTGAGTGTTAACCAATTAATTTTCATCATTTGTTCAGATTGTAGAAAAAGGTCCAATGAATTGGACGTGTTGAAGTATTGAGTGCGTATAGTTCCATCAGATAATCTAAATTCTATATGTGGCAAATAATATACAACATTTGAATCTATGTACAAAAATTCATCCTTGCAAATTACGTCCATGTTTGAAGGAAAACACCCCGTATGATCTCGGAATCCAGCGTTATTCCAAAAAGACTTTTCGTGATATTTATACCATTTACATTGTAACTTTCGATTGATGTTAATTGAAGTAACTTGGTCTAAATTAATTTTAATCATTGCAGTTGATTGATTTAACAGGTGTAGATATTGATGAATATAAAGTCTCTATCTTACCAAGACTATCTCGATACATTATGTGGGTTATACCATGAATGGATTGTGTCCAAGCTTCACAGCAGTTAACAGTCAATGTATCATATTCATCGGGATAATATACCACGAACGTTTCACAATGGTAAGCATCTTTTGTACATGCACGTTTTTGACCACATGCAATTACAAACATTAACGATAAAAATATTAAAACCCTCATTTCTTTTTAGTTGGTATTAGACACATTGCACCTTCATCATCTTCCTTTATTTCCCAATTAAAGTCTTCTGACAGGAAAAAGGATTTGCCTACATATATGCCTTTGATTCTCCGTCCAATCAGTAGAGCACCATGGAAACGAATTGTTTGACCGTCGTCAGGTATAATTGTGTGATCATCATCTAATTCTATTCCCATTTTCATTACTGCATCTAATTGTACACTTAAACCCTTCTGTTTTAATTTAACAATTAATGCCTGTGGTATTACTATATCGGTGTCATCGGTTGCCAACGGATCTGCAGATAATAATGTCTTTATTTCAGATCTCCATAAATTACAATTAAATTGGGTGTAAAGTGTTATTAATTGTAATCTTGTTAATGTTTGCATTTTCATTCAAACAAAATTTAATTTATGTGTTAAAATATTATTAGTGAAATCTTGCATATTATAAATTTCAGACCGTTTAAATTTATGAAAATTATTAGTTGCCTTTAACGGATTTACTATTCTATCAACCATTCTAATCCTAACAAGATGTGAATCTTCTACCTTTGGCTTCCAGTCATTTATCAATTGATTAGGGAATTCAGATAAATTAATATTAGTAGACGGGTTAAATCCCCGTCTTAGCAGCTCACAATTAACTTCGTATAATCTATTTTGCAAATACATTAACTTGTTTTTAAAAAAGGTTATATGACCTTTTCCTAATGAAAATTTCATTGGAATATTTCCCTTAATTTTATATCCTTGCGATCTTAAATGCCCAGTTATCATGGTTATTTCTACTGACTCGGCAAGAAGATGTTGGTCAGTCATACACTTAGGATCAATACCCACGTTCACTCTGGCCATATATCTTGTTTATTAATTTCTCTAATTTCACCACGTGTCACTATAATTACATCATACTGTTTACAGCATGAATCAACTGATCTAGGATATCTGCGAATTTCAGATAAGAATCCTCTTATTCTAGTGTCAATTCTTGCCCCGGTGACTTGTATGGTATCAACATGATTCTCATAATATATTACAAAATATTTCGTAATTGTTGGTCCATCATATTTATGGCATGATGTTAATATCACTAAAGATAATGCACATGTACAGAAAATTTTTCGCCAATTCATTTTAAAAATTTTCAACAAACATACAACAATTAAATTAATGAAAGTTACATTTTTAAAAAATTAACATTTATTTAAATTAAATTCAATTTGTATTTTTCATTAATAGCGCAAACTTGATTAATTTGAACTAAACAATCTTGGACTGGGTCATGTTTTTCTAGATTAATAAATGATTTAGCTAAAGTTGGATCAATTGCCTTAATAGTGCGAACACATCTTTGATTCCATGGAGTCCACGGTGGAGTAATATTTAATTGGCTCATTTTATGTTCAATTATTTCCAAGTCAAAATCAGGACCGTTTGCCCAAATTTTAAATCCATCTACCATTAGATAATCACAAATACCTTGAAGGCCCTTTAAAGCATCTAATGTCTTTAAATTACCTGAATTAATTAATTTTTTGTATTGTTCTGGTGGTTGATTAGTCCACCACTGTAATGTTTCACTAGAAAGCTTTCCAAATTGAAGTGCATCCTTTAGACATATCTCGTACAAAACTTTTGGTCCTATATCTAATATTGAATTAAATGGAACAATTCCAATAGATAGCATTGCTGCTTCTGGGGTGGTTCCTAATGTTTCTATGTCAACCATTAAATGTTTATATGTCATGTTTTTTAATTTTGAACTTAATATACACAAAAATATTGAGATAACCAAATTTTAAACTAATTATTTTAGACTAAAAAATATAAAAATGCAAATTGCACTATTAGAGCACGATTCAATTACAATTAAACAAAACGATAAATCAATCAAGCTTTATCGGATAATATCCACAAAAGCTATCAATATACGAATACCAGTTCCGAATAAAATTAATGTTCTACACGAATGGACGAATGTATTTATCGAAAAACATACAATTGGCGGATATGTAGAATCATTAGATAATCTTGAAGGTAACAGCTGGGTAGAAGGGAATGCAAAAGTTTGGGGAAATGCAAAAGTTACCAACGCAGTGATTGTTGACCAGGCCAAAATTTTTGGCAATGCTGCGGTATCAAATTCATACCTAAGTGGATATGCTACAATTTTCGACAATGCAGTAGTTGATGATTCGTGGATTGCAGATTTAGCAATCGTTAAAGGACACGCAAATGTAACATCAACAAAAATGTTTAATTCAGCAATGGTTTTTGGAAATGCAATTGTAAAAAATAGTTTGCTAACTGATGGTGTGTACATCATTAAGGATGCCAAGGTAACGAATTGTATTCTTAAAGATACCGCTATGATAGGTGGGACTGCCGAAGTAACTGGGTGTACAATGAGTAACCAATCATACTTTACTGAAGGAACTCATATTGCAAAAAATATTGACATATCGGCTGATCTAGACAGTGTTATTCCGTTTGCATTTTATGATTTAATATAATGTCTTACCAATTATTTAAAAGTGAATTAAAATTAAAATTATTTAAACAACATGACGATGATCGAAAGGTTGCTCGTGTATTAGCTTCTGCATACGATAAACTTGTTTTAAGACATTTCGATATCATTACAGGTGGTGGCAAAGTAATTGGATCTTCAGTTAAAGTTCCGGTATTGCGTTCGGGCATTGAAGCAATATTAAGAAAAAATAAATTAAGTGACAGGCGTGTCAATTTTTTTAATGATATTGCGCCATATATCAAAGCTTACTGGTCAGGATTAACAATTGTTGGATCGCTTGGCACTGTAATAATATCAAATACTGGAGTCTTTAAGGGTCCTCCGGTTGTTGAAAATAATAATATTGATATTTGGCTTTCGATTCTTCAAGGAGTTGTGGCCGTGCATATGGTAACCATGACAGGGACCTATACAAATTATTATACAGGCGTTACTATTCCTTGGTCTTCCGCTTCACTAAAAACTACACCATGAGAAAATTTTCAATTAACAAAGTTCAAGAAGCTTTAAAAGTCACGCAAACTGGATTTTTAGATAAATTTACCAAAGCAGCACTTAAAAATTTTCAATTGACAAGTGGATTGTTTCCATCTGGAATTATCGATGATTCAACCTTAACTCGTTTAGAAAAACGAACCGGAATAGAATTAACTGAGCCTGAGAATATCATTAAGTCGTCGACCACAACTAATTATATTGAGGATAAAGTGGTCATTATACCAAACATAACCACAGATTATATGGAATTATTCGGTAAAATTAAAGATTATAAATTAAATTCTGGACAATACATAAATCAGACTAATAAAAAGAAACTAATATTCATTCACCATACCGCAGGATGGAGTAATCCGTATGCAGTAGTTGATGATTGGAATAAAGACACACGGGGCGCCATTGGCACACATTATGTCATTGGGGGAATTAATGCAAAAACTGGCGACAGACGTCATGATGGAGAAATTGTAAAAGCAATTGACCATAAAAACCATGCCTACCATCTAGGTGGAAATTTACCAAGTAATCTAACCACTGAATCTATATCAATTGAGTTATGTTCATTTGGGCAGTTAACTGAAAAAAGTGGTAAATTTTATACCTATGTTAATACCGAAGTTGATAAATCTCAGGTTATAACCCTTTCAAAAGCATTTAGGGGATTTAAACACTGGCATGCTTATTCTCAAGCACAAATAGATTCATTAATTAAATTAATAATTGATATAGGAGAATCTGAAGATATTGATATTAAGAAAGGCCTACCTTATTTATTAAAATCTAAAGATCCGTGGGATGCGTTAGAATTAAATTCTGCACTATGTCGCGATGGAAGTTCATTGGGTGGAATTTGGTCACATACAAATGTAAGATTAGATAAAGTAGATGTTTATCCACATCCAGTCTTGATGGCAGAACTTAAAAAATTGTAAATGAAAAGACTTTCAGAGTTTAGCGTAAAATTAACAGACTATCAATTATCAGATTCACAATATATTGGGTTTGAATCTAATTTTGCTATGGATTCATTATATAAATTTGCATTGGCTAATGTTGATAACTGTAAATTATTAGATTTAAACTGCCTAAGGTTAGATTTAAAGCACTTTTGTGTGGTTAATAATAAAAGTATTAACTACCATGGTATAAACTCAAGAGAGACGGGATATAACGATTTAGCTAAACAAAAATATCCTGCATATAACGAATGTTTGTTAAATCGAGATGAAATTATCAACATCAATCACGATTATACAATATTCATCGATTCAGATTATGAAAAATTTAATGAGCCTTATACGATATTAATACCTAAATTAATTAAATTTACAAATTCTGGAAAACTAATTATATTGATTAAAGAATCACAAAACTATACAGAACTGATAGATCATTTGAAACATTACAATTTGAATTTTTCTATCAATTTTAATAAATCATTAAATTACATCAAAATAATCATTGAAAATGAGTGTTAATCTTAACTATGCTATTAATCCAAAGAAAACTCAGCATTTTGGACCATTGTTTCATACAATTGAATACGTTGATTTAAACGGCAAAGGTAAACTGACTATTGGCAAAAATACATTTATGATTTCTTCTAAGGAATTAAAAGAATTATATTTCGAAAACAAACCAAGTGGTATCAATACTAAATTAAATTATGAATGGAAAGATGGGATTGAACTAACCGGACCTGAATATTTAAGACTGGCAGAAACTATTGAAACTGCATATAACAATCAACGGAAACGGGAAAAATTAGGAATTTAAATCTTTGTCTATAATTAAGCCTTATATTAAGGCTTTTTTTATGATTTTACTTATCAACTGACAATAGATATTATCTAAATTAACTCATATATTAATAGATATCTTCTAATAGATCTATCATTCTAATAGATTTTTTAAATATTTTCAAAAATAAATGTGAAAAAATTTGGAAATGTGAAAAAAAAGTTGTAACTTCAACAATGACTGTAAAAATATAGTTTAAATTTAATAAAAATAAATTATAAAAATAAATTATAAAAATAAATT